AACTGCTAACGTGCAACTGTTTAGCAACATTAATGCAGCAACTAGCGTGTACGCTAATGCAGTAAAGCGCAGCGCAGCTAAAATTGCAACTAACAGCGCAGAGGCAGTTGCTAACTTTACAGCACAACAAAATTACTTTACGCATACAGCTTGCTACAGCGTAGTTAAGCATAACACTAACAACAACTTGTACTTGTATTGCATTTATAACAATGCTAGCAGCTTGTACTTTATTAACAATGTGTTAGCAACTAAGCAGCAAGTAGCACAATACTTAACAGCAAGCGCAGCAGCTAAGTTGCTTAATAATACAGCAACAGTACACAATGTTACTAATAACGTAACGCACAACGTAGTAGTGCGTACTATACAATTAAGCAACATAGTTACTATTAACGCAATGCAGCAGCAGCTTGTAGCAGCTTAACAACATACATAGTGCGCACTCGTATAGTGCGTTTTACAGCAGCGTTAGCGTAATGTTAACGCTGCTTTTTTTGTTGTAAAAATACAACAGGTGTCGGCTATAACTGCACAGTATAGCACATTTTTTTGCGCAACGCAAGCATTTTTTTAAAATATTTTTATTATTATTTTTGCAAGAGGGTGGGAGACATGCTTTTTTATTAACTATTATTTTTTTTGCAACAGCGCAAGCAAAAATTGAGGGGTATTGCCAAATCACCAGACCAAATCTATAAGTACTTCTTTTATTTTTTTCGCAGTCAAAAAAAATAGGCCCCTAAGGACCCATTCATAGTAAATTCTATTGTAAGCTTATATACCCAAGTGTGTTTTGATACTGTTAATGTCTGACTGTAGTGTGCTTATAGCTGATCTTATATTGTGCAAGTCATCAGTGCCCGGTACAAATCCCACGCCTTTTAACGTTGACTGTATAGTGTTACTGGCTGTAATAATGCCGGTACTTAGTGTGCTTTGTACTGCTGTTAGTGTAGTTCCACTGGCCATGTTACTGATACCGCTTGAGATACCATTTAAAGTACTTTGTTGCGCCAAATCATTGGCTGTGATCCGACCACTTATTGCGTGTAAGCTATCTGTACTTGTAGAAAATCCTACGCCCTGTTGTTGGTACAGTAAATTGTTTATATAAGTAGCATCGTCATGTGTAGCCAATCCTATATCCAGTGTTATAGCATTTCCACCAGGCGTAACACCGTCTCCTATACGTAACATATTAGTAGCAGGATCAAAGAACACACTGCCCACTTCACCTACATACGTACTAGCGTTTGCTGAAATGTTCTTATAGTGTAGTTTACGTGTAGTTGGCATAATGTGTCCTTACGATATTATTTATGCTCAAAACTTGTCAAATTTTATTGCCATTAAAAAAGGGCTTAATGCCCCATTTAATAGTAGTCCAAGTTCTCTCATGTATATAATACGCTACAGTCATCCATATATTAATTACTATAGCACCGCTTAATCCTGTAAAATACGCTGTTACTGCAGTAGCTACAATACGCCAACTGATTGATTTTGCTACGGTACGCCAATGTGACTCTGTCATGTGTTTTCTCCTAGTGTGTATGTATGCATCTAAATATGCACACTAGAGAGTATTTAGCAGCGTAAAACTGACCCCATGTGAACTCTAAGTACTGGTCAAATTTTTTTTGCGCAGATTTTTTTCCTGCCTGTAACTACCATTCTTATAAGTACTAGATGCAACACCTAGTTACTGTTACCTGTCGTAGAGATCGTGCTCAAATGCTCATACAAGCTGAAAGCCTACGTTATCTAACCGAACCCATAACTCATCATGTTATAGTAGATTCGGATTCGGATATAGACACATGGTATCAGTTATTATCACCCTTTTACACTAGTCATACACTAGATCTATCTCCGGCACCTGATATTATTAGTAATTCTTCAACTAACACAATAAATTGTTGGCACAGTAACGGATGGCGTAGACAACAGATTTACAAGCTACTAGCATGGCAGCGTGTGCAAGCAGACTACTTGATTATAGACAGTCAAAACTTTTTTATTAGACCCTGTACACTGGATCTATGGTCAGGCATAATAGGAACAGGCTTTTGGAATGACTCTGTAGCAGACTGTACAGTACCAGTAGTAATGACGTATAGTCGTCATTTATCAGTTGCCATCTGTCGTCGTGTACGCAGCGATGGAGTACCATTTGTAATAAATGCCAGTGTCATGACTCAGTATGATGTTGACACTATAGTTGATCAGTTTCAAAAACAGCAGTGTGCGCCCATGGAATTTGTTTTTTATAATCTAATGGCCGAACGACTAGGTCTGCAGGGTAGACAGCATGATTATTCATTACAATGTCTAGTACGTCAACCCAAGCAGCAATTTCCGGCTGATTATTGGCAGTCACCTAACTGTGTTCTAGCGGGCATACATCGTACATTTTTAAACTACGGGCATAATAGATCACGTGCGAATACGTGGCTGCAGGCTTGGGGGTTTAACGGTCAATTATGAAATTAAATGTTAGTTTTCGTATATGGATATTCAGATTTGAGCTCATGCCCAGACCCAGGATAGTCTTGGACGTTAGACGCAGGCTCTTTTAGTCGGGGGGCATAACGGTTGATTAATAAGCAGAGTATGATTACGCCTGCAAATTCTAGTAGAATAATTAACACTGTTAAGGTTGGTGGCATAGTTGTCATAATTAATGGTTCCTTTGCAGTAACGCTAGTTCGCGTTTTACCGCTGCCGCTTCGCGGATTATAAATTTTTGCGCTGTGCGCTTCGCTTTAAAATTTGCCAGCCGCGCTGTTAGTTCACTTTAATTTGATGTTGCCCTGCACCGATCTTTAAGGTAGGATGTGCTGTACGCACTAGATAGTTAAACTGTTCAATCTGCGGATTCCAAACCTTAAGTAGTGCTACGCCCAGGCCTGGATGTTCCAGTATTATGGATTCGTGGTCCTGTATGGCCAGCAGTTCTTTCTTATTGCGCTGACTGGCACGACGAACGATGTGTATGACTCTAGCTAGATCAACACCATGTTGTTCCAGTCGTTGTTTTAAATGGTCAGTTAGGACTAGATTTCCGTCGGGAAATACATTGGCCATGTGTTCATAGCCTTCTAGTATAAATTCAGTGGCTCGCATAGTATGGCTAGCCCCGATTCCAAAAATTCACTTCAGCTGATTTATCAGTTGGCGGTTGCAGGGCTTTGGCAAGTTTATCTTGTGCTAGACGATTCTTTAATGCTGTTCCTAGTCCTGGCTTTTTTGCGGTCTGTTGTGTTTTACTAGCCTGTAGGTCATGCCGGTTTCCGAATTGATCATAGCCTTCTGGACCAACTATTTTGATACCTAAATTTGTCAAATAATCTATAATGTTTAAGTATCGGACGCCATGCTGGAAACTTGGTGTTAGAATTTTCTCTAGTTCCTCATAAGTAACATATCCCTGTCGCTGTGCTAGTTCTTTAACTTGATTAAGTGAATTACGACGATCATCAATCTTGTCGCGATACGCATCGGCCCTTGGTTCAGCAGGTGCTTCAGCTGACTGTTGCAATAGTGCATCTGCCTTATGTTTAGCTACGACCTGACTTCTATAATAACTATAACCCTTGGGTTTAGACCAGCTGTCATTTATCGAAAATTGATCCCATTTAGCCTGCGCATGTTTCTGATTAACAGCTGAAAACGAAGTTAGTAAATGCCAATTGTCATCCGAGTCTTTGTACACTACACAGTAGGTGTCAGCTGCTGGTTTTTCTTGTGTTCGCTGAGTACGTTTCTTGTTAGCAACCTTTTTTAAATTAGCATCTTGATCAGCATGAGGGCCTCGATCAACTTCGTATCTTAAAGGAATACTGCGGCCGCTGTCGCTAACAGGATCTGTAATTACTAACTGTGGGCCTGTACTAGTTGCACGTATCATAAAGTTACCTGAGTGCATGTCTAAATCATACTTATATTTTCTATACAGTACACCCACATATTTAAGTGCCTGTTTCAGTTGATCATCTACAATACCGCCGTACTTTTTGGATTCAGCAGCTTCTTTGCAATTATTGCAAATCAGTCTCCATATGTCATATTCCGTGTCGGTGTCGTCGAGCTCGTCATAATTCCCAAACATACGTTCATACATGCCGACTAATGCAGCTTTATCAAACTCTCTAAAATTCTTAAGAGCCTGTAAGTGATACTGTGGGCGTGTGCTTTGATTAGGATCTCGAGTTATTTTGATTTCATACACAGCGGGAAAATAGGGATTTTCTATACCTTTTTTACGTAATGCTGTGATCATTTCAACATACTTGTGAAATGCATCATTATTTAATTTACTAGTATACTTGGTTGATTTGATAAAAGTATGCGGATCAGTCGGATGAGGAACTCCGCGACTATACCATCCTGCACCTCCTCTTCGATTATCGGCATTGCCTAATCGATTTAGAGAATCGTAGTTAAAGGCCTGTTGGCGAGTCTTTTCTTTACGTACGGTATCGTATTGTTCAAGTATTTCGATAATTTTCATGTTAGCTTACAACCTTGTACGTATATCTATGACGAATTCTCTAGCTCTCATAATATGTATTTATTTACATACCCCAGCGTAGTAAGCATAAGGTTTTGTACTGTGGTTTCTTAAAGGCCACGGATATTTCATAGTATTTTTGATGCTGACTTTCGGCCCAACACCAAGCTACCCAACGTGGACCTGTGTAGTCTATAAGCCACAGTTCTAGTTCACTTAGCCCTTCGATCCAATCAATTTGCGCAGTGGATCTAAAATTAGGCCATGGTACACAGGCAATGTAGCTGAATGAGTGATATTCTGGATAAGCAGATTTTATCATAGGATCTTCACATAAAAAAACAGCTGACACCACGTCAGCTGTTTGGTTGATTAGGCCTGAGCTTCACCCCAACGTAAAACCATGTTAGTAAGAACTGGGCTACCTTGTGTTAGGTAAACATTAATGGCCAATACGTCTGGACCATTAGGGAATGTACCGCGTCCGCCAATTGGCGTATTAACCAGTTCTTTAAGTGGGCTTAGGTCGATGCTGTCCTTACTGCTAGGGTTACTGACGAATGAGAAAATAGTTTCGCCAGGTAGTGCATAGGTATTGCGGCTGAATGTTACTGGCGAACCGTAAGGTAAGCTAGTTACAATTGCGTTGTTTAGCGTAATAGAGTTACTGCTTACACTGGTTACACGACTGTTGCCCGATAGACCTGTTGTAGTGGTAAATGTTACGTCATCGCCTAAACGCACACCAGCTACTGTTGGATCGCTTAGTAGAAACATTGTTGTGGCGCCCGACTGTGGACCTACTGATATAGTTGCGCCACTTAGTGCCTGCGATGGCGCCACGCTGACTGTAAATCCTGTACCGCTACCGTTCAATGCTGTTACAGTTGTTAAGGCAACAAATGTTCCAGTTCCAGATGTAACTGATACATAGTCACCTACTTTTAGTGTCAAATAGTTAGATACTGTAATAGTTGTACTACTGCTACTAGCACCGGTTATAACTAATGATGCACCCGAGTTAATGTTTAAACTAGCAGCGCCTTCCCATGTAACGCTGGATCCTGCAGCAACTTGACTAAAGCTAGGCTGTCCACCAGCAAAGTAGGTATAACTAAAACTCTGTAGCGTATTCCAAGTAATATTGTTTACATTAGTCGGATAGTTCTGCGGATTTAACACACCTTCAATAACCAGTGCTGAGTTTGAGTTAGTTGTACCGCCTGCAGTAATTTCTAATCCCTGTAACAGTAGTTGCGCACGATTTAGTAGTTCACGTACACCTAAGTCTCCTACAATAGCGTTTGATACACTAGGTGCTAGTCGAATTGCAAAAGCAGTTGTTTTTCTTGTACTGACTGAAACGTTGGTACTTTGATAGTTAAAGATGTAGCCGCGATCTGTATCAAATCCGCCGTCAGTCATAAATGCTGAACCCCAATGGCTAACTACAGGAGTAGCTGTTTGATTAATTAAAATTACACCCGTGCCCACTGGCATCGTAGCTGCAGTACCTCCACTATATGTTCTAGTAGATCCTGCAGCAAACTGCGAGAATGTACTAGCTCTAGTACAGCCTGTAAATGTAGTAGGAGTCTTTCCAGTATAGTTGACAATTTCACCGTCAGCCCATAGTGTACCAGTGCTAGGGAAAAATGTAGTATCTGCTACAGTTAATGTAGTATCTATACTAGCAGCCTGTGTAGTTATAGCAGTCTTAGGACCTTCGTTGATAACTTCATATCTAACTGGTTGGTTACCTGAACGCATATAAGCTTCTGTATTTACGTTAGCTGCTTTAACACGATGTACAGTAATATAATTACCTTCGGGTCCGCGCAACATCCAATCTATAAAGCCTGCACCGTACCAAGTCCATTGTATACCCACCATCTGCATTTTGTTTGGTAATAGTCCATAACCGCTGGGATTGTAAACACTATTAGTACCGTCGCAACGATCTATGTTCCACTGATTTTGCGGTGTAATAAATTCTTTAACTTTTACACATTTTACACCTGTCAGGTTTGTGCTGCCTCTGAAGTCCGGTGTGACATATAGTTGGGTATCACTTGTTACACTACTAACTAAGTGTGTCATACCTTTGATAACAATCCTATCACCTTCGCTTAATTGTCCAAGGAAACGTGTATTAGTTCCTGTAACAGTATTACTATCAGCATTAATGGCAATAGTACCTGCAACTTGGAATGTTGAGCTGCGATAACCTACTGCTACAGTCTGTCCATCATATTGCCAAAACTGACCGTTTTGATCGTCGAATGTACCTGCACGTACAGTTGCTCCGGCCCAGTTGACTAAACTGACTAAGCAAGGAGTGCCAATGGCAGCGTTAACATCCGCTAAAACACTTTTTGCTAATACAGTAAATTGACGTTCATCTACAATGCTGTTTACTGTATAGGTATCATTATAACCGCTAGTAGTAACACCAGTGATAGTAACTACTGCACCCGCTTGCAGACCATGATCAACATCGTCTGTAGCTACTGTGATAGTCGATCCAATTGCAGTGCCAGTAGCAGTTAAACTACGCAAATCATAGTTGGGTGCCATTAACAGACCTGTGTTGTAGTTAATAGCTTTACCTGACTGATAACGAATATATTTTTTACTTTGACGTATGGCCTGTGCACCATGTGCTGGACCGCCTGTACCTAGCTGTACGCCGCCGTCAAATGGTCTGTGAACATAAAAACAGTCAGGTCTTGTATATACTGTACCCTGTACAAGATATGGATTATAGTTAATTGTAGCAGCAGATAATCCAACAGTTGGAAATTGATTTACTGTAAACTGTGTACCATTTACATTTACGCTAGTTACAGTTGTGTTGGCAGCAAACGATCCTGTTCCTGCACTAACAGTCACTTGACTACCTACCGTTAATCCTGTTGTACTAAAAACAGTGATTGTTAAACTGTTTGTAAAACCACTGCCACTGGTCAATGTTCCTGCACTACCTACTAGAATTGTACCTGGTGCTCTTGCTGTATATGTCAGTGTTGTCGGTGTAGGTACACTTTCAACGAAGTAAGGACCTTGCGCAAGACTATGACTATTAACTCCGTTATCCGATGTTATATTAACTAAGATAGTATCGGCAGGTATCAGTCCGTGTGGACTGGCAAATGTTGCTGTAATTACTGGTGTAGCAGCACCGGTGTAAGTAAATGTAGTAGTCCCAATTGTGGAACCTGTATAAAATCCGCCTTTTCTTAATTGCGTATATGTTGTACTTAATACATCACCGTTACTTGTCCCTACTTTAGCTTTTGCATAGTAAGTAAATGTAGTTGTTGTGGGCACGGTGTTGATAATAAATGTACCTTCTGCACGGCTAAATCCGCTAATAGTATTTAGATAACCTTTAATTGTTACCGGAGTGCCGGTAGAAAATCCGTGCGCACTTACTGTAGTAACAGTGATTAAACTAGCGCCACTTCCGCCTGTTCCCGTTGATGCATCTGTTGTAACTGAAGTAACTGGTGTATCTGTACCTGGGATTTCGTATACACTAGGATAGTTACGCATCAAGTCAAGCACTTGCCATTTAGTTGGCTGTAGTCCGTATTCAAAGTCAGCGTCTAGCATACTTTGTGGATTAGCAACACGAGTACGTTCAAACGCATCTGTACCTACATTGGCTAATCTGACTTGTTGGATAGGATTATCATAAAATATCTGTAGTGTGTCACCGGATAAATGTGTATTAGTACTTACAGCCAGCGTAATTGTAGTATACCCGTCACTGTTACTAGTTGCGGTAGGAAATGCGGTACTATTAGCCCTTGTAAACGTGCAAGCGGTATTTGCATACGTTGTGTCAGCAAAGTTGTATATGATAATATTTCTAGTTACGTTAGTGATTAGCAGTAGTTGACTCAAATCAACTTTTCCAGGTACTACAATAGTCCCAGAGCCAGCATTACCTGGTGTGTACACATACGTTCTAATCTGCGATTTTGACATTTTATTTCCTATTTCTTTATGTTAGGGCAACAGCAACACCAATAGCTAGTGCAGAAATCAAATTTCGTATTCCCACACCATTGACACTTAAATTAGTAAATCCTGCGGTAGTAGCAGTTACGGTAGTGGCACCTAAAGTAGTAAAGATACCTGTACTAGGAGTTACACTGCCAATTGCTATGTTATCAATAGCACCGGATCCATAACTTAACGATCCTGCTACCAATGTTCCTGATACGTATAAATTCTGGCCAATCCATGCACCGCCAGTAACTTGAAGTGCTCCTGTGCTAGTACCTGATGATACTGTACTACTAGTTATTTTTACATCGCCACCGACATTTAATTTTTTACCTATACCAACACCACCGGCAGTAACAACAGCACCGCTTCCAGTATTTGTAGAGTCGGTAGTGTTAATAACAGATAGTGTTGTGAATCGTCCACTCAGAGGAGTAGATACTCCAATAGTCATGTTATCTATACTACCTGTAGTAGTTGGATTAACTGTTACGGTTCCAGTAGGTGATAAACTTACACTGATTGTTGCAGTTAAATTGGTAAACGAGCCTGCGGCTGGTAATATACTACCTATTGCAGCCGGGCTGGCTAGATAATTTGAAAATCCTGTTCCTGATACTGTTCCGCTTGCACTTAGGTTAGTTAGCGTAGCAGAACCAGTTAATGATCCTGTAAATGAACTTGCTATCACAGCGCCAGTTACAGTAAGACTTGTTAGTGTTCCTACGCTAGTTAAACTGGAACTAACAACATTACTTGCTAGACTAGTTCCTGTTAATCCGGAAGCACTACCGGCATGTGTATCCACATACGTTTTAATTGCATACTGTGTTGGTACAATATGAGAACTATTACTAGCTAATGTAGTATCATTATCGAATGCCGTAACTGAAGGCCCTGAACTAAATGCCAGGCTACTAATAGATGTAAGAGAACCGCTTGATAAGTTGCCAGTTACATTTCCAGTTACATTACCTGTTAAATTTCCTGCAAATGTACCTACAACAGTTGCAGCATTTACTGCTGTAGCATTGACTGTAGTAGCATTGACTGTAGTAAAAGTAGGGCTTGCAATTGGGACCAAATCCCAAGTCGTTCCAGTCCAAACCCATGTGGATCCATCGGCAGTATAGGTATCGTTTGTATCAGGATTTGTTGGAAATATGATTGCCATTGTATTCTCTTATAACTTAATATTTATTGATATTTATTACCAGGTGATAGACCCTGACCCACTTGTAAATTTGTAGACTCTATACCCAGGTCTAGTAACACCGTTATCGTAAGTATAACTAACACCTGAAATAGATCTTAATGCTGGATATGCAGTTAGATATGCAATAATTACGACACCATTGCCTCCCTTCCCACCATTACTTGTTGATCCGCTACCAGATGGTCCACTATATCCGCCACCACCTCCACTACCAGTTCCATCTGTAGCCGCACCACCTGTAGTGTTGCCGTTTCCAGTGCCAGCACCATATGGACTATAACTATCGGCAGTAGGATAAGAACCACCTGCGGCAGTATTTCCTTGACCATCGCCACCACCGCCACCACCACCTGCATAAGCAGTGGTTACACCTGTAATAGTTGAAGTAATGCCGATTCCGCCTTTACCTGGCTGACTTTGACTTGGTATACTTTCACCTATAGATCCAGCACCACCGCCACCACCACCTGATGCTCTTCCGCCTCCTGCGCCACCGCCACCAGAACCGCCGTTATAACCTTGTCTTGGTGGCCCTGCAGTACCAGAGCCGCCGCCTGTAAAGTTTGGACCTGCGCCACCACCTCCAGAACCTCCAGGTTGTCCACTTGGTCCTGAATCGGCCTGCCCTCCACGACCGCCGCCAATAGCAGTAAATGATCCCAATGTGCTATTATTCCCACTTGTATTACTGCCACCGCCAGTACCAATACTAACAGACAACGAACCTCCGTATGCTAATGCATATGGCCCAGATACACTGCTTGAAAGTACACCTCCGGCACCACCACCGCCACCGATAAAGCTCGAGCCTCCACCTCCACCACCTACAACAAGATATTCTAAGTAAACTTGTGTGTCAGCCGCTAACGTACCAGTTCCAGCAGCACTTGATCCACCTGCATTATCGGTCGTAACATAGATTGTATATGCTGTTAATGGATCTAGATTAGAAATAGTTGCTGGCAGTGATGCAGGGTATGATACATTAGTTGTTACAGTTGTAGGAGAAGTCGTTATAGTATATCCTGTTGCAGTCGGACCTAAATTGAGTCCATCGGTCCAACTAACAAATGCTGTCGTTCCTGCAGTCAATCCGGATGTATTTCTAATTACACTAATGCCAGTCGGAGGGTTAGGTACAGTAATTGGATTGACTGTATTACTAGTGCCTGGCGATCCAGGTCCGCCAGCATTTACAGCTTTTACTGTAAAATAGTAACTGTTTGAAGGTGTAAGGCCATTTATTGTTACGGGTAGCGATAATCCTGATACAGATACCGATTGAGATATCAATGCTGGCACACTAGTAATAGTATACGAAGTTATTGGAGATACTGGTGTTGGTGGAGTCCATGTGAGTGTAGCAGATGCGCCGGTTATTCTTACAGCAGACACACTAGTTGGTGCATTCGGAACTACTGTTAATCCCATAGAATTGCTGACACCTGCAGAACTCGTTCCTATGCCATTAGTAGCTGTGATAGAAAATGTGTATGCAGTCGATGTTGACAGCCCTATAAGCGCAATTGGTTGCGATAGTAAACTTGCATAAGTGAAATAATTTATACCTGCAGGTGAACTAGTAACAGCATAGGAGGTAATTGTTGCTCCTCCGTTAAATGGCAAATCGAATGTTATAATACATGATGTTCCGTCACCAGTTCTTCCTGCAACTACGTTAGTTGGCGCACTTGGTACTGTTACAACACCTACAGTATTACTAGTTGCATACACTCCTGTACCGGCTACATTAGTAGCGGTGACTTGAAATGTGTAAGGTACTGTTGCTAATATTCCAACAATGGATATTGGCGATGTTGTGCCACTGTTAGTATATCCTCCAGGAACAGATGTAACTGTGTATGATGTAATAGGTAAATTACCGTTATCTACCGGAGGAGAAAATGATACATCAGCAGTAATACCTGTTGCACCTGTTCTGGCCGCTGATACACTAGTAGGCGCACCTGGAACGGACGGAATAACGCTGTTAATTGATAATGTTCTTCCAGATAGTGTAGATAATACAGGCATGATTAACTGTAATTTACTCGTTGTGCAATGATTGTGAAGGTTTTATCTGCAGTTTTTAATATAGTGAGGGAGTACACATCTATAGAGCTAGCGTTCCCAGTTGACAGTATAGTTACACCTTTAGGATATTTATAGCTGATACTGTAACCATTTGAACCATTAGTATATCCGTCGATTGTTATACCTGATAAAGATCCCGGCGTTGCACTTGTAGTAATCATTGCTGTAATAGATACAGTTCTTCCTATGGCCATAACAGTGTTTAACTCATTGCCGGCTCCGGATGAACCTCTTATATTAATAGTGAAATTGTTTGATGTGGAAATTGTATACCAAACAATTGCCTGTGTGTTTACATCAAAATTAGTAACACCACTAACAACAGTGGTATTATCAATAGTTGCTTTTTCAAATATTTGTTGTAATGTAGTAGCACCCGATATAGTTGCAGTAGTTGTATTAACATTACCGGTTATTGATAATGTCGATCCTGACCAAGTTAAGTTAGCACCAGTATCTGATAATGTTTGTCCTGCAGCGGCATAGTATGCTAGTCTATTTACAACACCGGTATTAATTGCATAAGCTGCACCGGCTGTTCCTGTAATAGTTACTGTCTTGTTTACAGAATCAGTAGTGATTGAAATATTAGTACCGGCAACAAATGCCAATGAATCATTAGTCGAAGTTGCTGTAACATTGTTTTGTCCAGCAACAGTTACGTTAGTAAATGTGTTAGAAAGATCACTATAGTTTGCAATTGGAATCCAATTAGTTCCGTTAGCAACATACAATCGACCGGCAGTTCCTGCGTAACCTATTGCACCAGAATATGTTACAGCACTTACTGTACTTTGTAATGCACTTATGCTAGGCCAATAGAAACGTATGCGGCTACTTGCTCCGCTGGCAATTACTGTGCCGGTTACATTCAGATTACCTGTTGTATCATCAAATGTTAAATTAGTAGTTGGATCAACTTGATTAGTTGCAGAACTGTATTTGGCTAATGCGTAGGCTGTACCGGTACTAACTGTACCGCTACCTACAGGAAAACTGATATTAGCAGTGCCATCGAATGATACACCGTTTATTGTTCTTGCTGTGTAAAGTTTAGTTGTGGTAGACGAGTTACCTAAAAAACTAGTAGCAGTAATGGAACCACCTACGGTTAGATTGTTGCCGTCAAAACTTAAATTTGCACCGGTACCTTGAACTACTGCCCCGTTAGCAGCATACCACGCTAAGTTTCCAGTTGTAGAAGATATTACGGTTCCTGATCCTGCACTAGTCGTAACAAACTCCCAATATATGCCGTTCCACTTCCAGCTTTTTGTTCCATAAGTATGGATATAATTTAAACTAGGATTTGTTGGAAAACCAATAGGAGGTGTCAGGCCTGCCGATCCACCTAAACCTGGTTGAATCCATGCTGTACCATTGTAAACTAAAAATTCACCAGTTGTATTATCAAACCATGCATTACCAATAATTGCTGTAGGACTGGTTAGTGCAACGTTTATATTAGACGTAGTTGGTGTGCCGCTTCCACCACTGCCGCCGCCGAATGCAGGAAACTGCGGTTGTACCCATGCTCCGCCATTATAAACATATAATTTTTCGGAAGTAGTATCTAACCAGATTGTGCCTTCTTGATGGTTAGTCGGGGGCGTGTCACTGATAGCAGCACCGATAGTTTTAGAAATATTCGCTAAATCGGCTCTAGCTATCTCATATCCACCAAAAGTTTGCCCATCGTATACTCGGAGCGATTTTTTATCTGTATCGTAAAAAACTTCGCCGATAAGATAAGTTTGGGCATCTAGTGTAGTGCTGTGAAATTGCTGTAATTTTATACTTCGTTGCGTTACAGTCATACAAAGGTCCTATTTTCATAGTATTTACCAGAAATAGGACCTTAAGTTATAGAGTATCGTTAGGAAGATTATTTAACAATTCACGCAGTTTTGAACTCTCTACATGTGCTTTTACTTTTGGAACAGGAGCACCATCTGCCGGATCATCCTGTACTATGCTGCGCTGTTTAATGCTGTTTAATAACGTGCTGCCAGCACTCTGAGTGCCAGGATTTCCGTAGCCATCTTCGCCTTCTAAATCGGTAATCCTAAGTGTATCGACATTAAAATCTAAGTCAATTTTTTGTCCAACACCGCTACTGCTACGTGTTTTCATAAGCTGTATTTGGTATCTGCCACGTTCACGCATTGCACGACTAGTAAAGATACCAAATACGTTATCAGCAGTTTGAATTTTACTCAATCCGCCTGAAATATGACTGTGATCAAACTCTACTTCTTCAACTGCTCCACGATTTAACTGTGCTGCAGTTACAAATACACATTGCTTTTCTACTGCCAGATTACGCAGTTCTTCTGACACATATTTGTCTTTAACAAACAGATTTTCTGCACTGATTTTTTTAGATAAGGGCATCAATAAATCCATATAATCGACTAGTAATACATCAATTTTATGACCCATCTTAATTTCGTATTCTTTTAGATATGCTCTTATATCATTTGCATTCTTACCACTAGGCATGTACTTAACTTGAAAGTGTCCTGACTTTTTACCTATCATTTTAACTTTCATCTCAACATCGTCAATGCTCTTAAAAATTTCTCTTGTTGGAATTCCTGTAGTCATTGCATCTACACGCATACATACCAGATCCTCTGACAGTTCTAGTGTAAGATACAATACATTTAATCCAGCAAGAGCATAATTAACACCAAGATTAGCTAAGAATAAAGATTTACCTGCACCGGAGCCACCTGCCCATATATTAAGTTCACCGCGATTAAATCCACCGTATAGCTTATCATCAATCGCTTTCCATCCTGTCGAGATTTGTCCATTTTTATCTTTAATACGTGCTAAACGTGATCTTGGATCGGCAAAATAATCAGTGCCCATGTCTTTCTGTAAACCAATCTGCACTGCCGCTTTAATCTTATCTTCAACGGGACCGTACTCTCCTTTTTCAAGCATGTCAGCGGATTCTAAAATTGCTCTTTCTAATCCTTTGTGCCTAATAAATGTTTCAAAATCGCTCAGTAACCAATCAAAATGTTCTTCATGTAGATTATTTGGAACTTTAAAACTACTGTTTGTTGCAGCATTAATGATTTCCTCTGTAGGAACAACATTATGTTCATTAACATACCCTGAAATAAATTCTGCTGCTACCTGCAGTTTACGATCAAACAATGTATAATCAAAAATGCTCTGACATCGACTAAATGTTGCCGCGTCCGCCAACATCATTTCTAAATATAACTTTTGTATATCGTAACCGTAGTCTGTGTTTTGTTTCATTTAATTTTCTCAAGTAATTCTTGTCTATATTCATCATTCCATTGCTGTTGTGTACTTACGGAAAGACACAACTCTATGGCTGTTTTAACTTCTTCGTTTGACAATGTTAAATCTTCAATAACTGCAAACAAGTGTTCAAACACATTTCTAGGTAATCCCGGTCCATCTGGTCCGCCGTGTTTAGGAATTTTTATTTCACGTTGAACCATTTTTTAGCTCTTAATTGTATTTTGAGATTGCTGTGCTCTTTAGCATTAATAATTAGCCATAGTGTTGCAAGTTTGCCTAATTTAATTACAGCATCATTAACATCTTTAACACTATCTGGCCATTCGGGCATACTAACACTCCAACCGAACTCTAATGCCTGCTCTACTGTTTTGTGTCCTTCATGATCTCGATCCGGTACTAGGATAATTTCTCGATTTAATCGCTTCAAAAGCCAATTTTGTTGATCCTTGATTTCAGCACCTAGTAGTGCGCATCCATCAATACTAATAGCATCCATCGGACCTTCGCATACAATTACGAACGCACGATCATGCGGATTTTGTTGATCTAGATTGAAAACATACCCAGGTTGTTGCTCCGACAAATATTTAGGTTTGGCATCATTAATTGCCCGAGCGGTCCAGCCAACAATCTTTCCTTCATATAAAAACGGTATTATTAATCGATTTTGAAATCCAATCTTATCTGAATAATAAAATGGATAGGACAACGGATTAATGCCTCTATTGTTAACGTAGTTAACTACGTCTATCAGTCCTTTAGGCGTAACGTTCAATATGTTATCATCTGCAAGAGTCAACCAGGTATGCCAAGCTGCAAACTCTTTGGCATCCATAGGAAGAGCTCTTTCATGGAATATTGGTATTAGATCTTTTACAAGATTATTTTCTGTTTCATTAAGTTTAAGAGCTTCTAATGCTAATTTATTAATTAAATTGTCGTCCATGTTTAATAACTTCATGAACTTGCGCATTTTATGACTTAGTGTACGTCCAGGTTGCCAGCTGCATTTAAATTGACAATTGAAGCAGTGATAGCTTACAGCATCGCCTGCATTAAAGATTATACCGCCTCGACTTCGTCTATCATCGCAACAAGGAGCATTAAATCCAATCCAACCGCTAGGAGTTGATTTCCTTTTATGTGGAAGATATGCTCGGATAGATTCTGTGATTAGGCTCATAGCCTAAAGTATATTATATAACTGTTATGCTGTCAACTGTACCGGAATAGTTTGAGCCTGACACTTTAAAGGTATCTGTGCCAAGAACTGATGTACCAATCCAAGTGACTCTAGAGATTGAACTAACAGTATAACTGCTAATAGCACCTGCTTGATCAATGCCACTAACTTCTATGATTAGATCATTAGTAACATCTACTCCACCAAGTTGACTACCTGGAACTTTAATTAATGACCCTCTACTGTAATTAGTTCCGCCTTGATCAACAGTTACAGAATATGATCCGTTAAGATTTTGAGAAACATTGAAACTAGCACCAACTCCTGCGATAGAATTAGTTTGATAACTGACTCTGAACCAACTATAGTCTCCGATAGTAACATTTTGCGCAAATGGAATAGTTCCGTAGAATAAACCGTCTTCTAAACTACGATTCCACGACCCAAATGGTTTACCTGCCGATCTCCATGCTTCAGTGTTAATAGTGTCGCTAGTTGTCGCTTCTAACCAAATAGATCCTGTAAATCCTGTTGCCTGTATCACAAAACTCATTGAAGTGGTTTTTATTGCTTCGTAGAATTTTGAAGGTATTGCACTGCTATGAAAAATTGGAACACCTTTTATATCTATTTCGGATGTAAAATCTCGATAAACTTTTTCAGGCCTAGTAATAGGCAATGCTCTGTTTAATAGTTCCATAGTACCAACAGCATTGAATGAACTGTCAACATAAAACAGCACGTCATTGCCCGCAGCATCAGAGCCAGTTAGTGTGTATTTTAATGTTTGTAGATCCAAATCTATGATATCGTATAAGGGTATCGTTACTGTTGCAATACCTTTGATATCGGTAGTTGTTAACGAATACGACAACACGCTGTTGTACTCAGCATCCATAACATTTAGTTTAATATCTTGGTACGTTGTCAGGTCGAGTCTTTTTTGATCCGTATTCATGATCTCAAATTGTACGGTATTATCAATACCGCTATAAATTTTCATTGTTCTAGCGTACACTTTTTTAAACTCCGTTATGAAAGCTGCCGTATCTGCAATAGCAATTGATCTGTTTGGATATAAATAACTTTGAATTTTTTGCATATCGAGCAAACCTTTATATACATATTTATGGCGAAACTCCGAGGACAAGTAGAACAAAATCTCCCCTTTATTTCGGTACTAAACTACGGTGAAAACGAGTATATTGGCATTATAATAAATCAAGACCAATATGTAACTAGTTTTTACGATTTAAATGCCATACATTCCGCCGACGAGAAAAAGCTATTTTTAGAAATTGGCGAAACTTGGTGGTGGGAAAGTAACAGACAGTTTCCGATATCTATTTTCTGCAGAGATCAAATACAGCCCTTTTCTTATGCTATTAAAACATTTAACAGTAAAGATGTAAGGATTATACTAGGGCCAGTAGTAAATTTAATGAATCTTACCTTAAAGCGAGTAAAGAGGAAAAGTGTTCAATTGATGCGAACTCCTCCAAAGTAATTTCTAAATACCTTCGCAAATTAAGTTCATGTGAACAATAATTAAATGAGCATAAGCAATAGCATGTGCTTTTTTAAAATAATACTCATCATTCGTGGGTTTTGTCCAGACTTCTTCCATTATCGTAGTCCAATCTTTCCCAATCAAATATCTCTTCGCTGGGCGAATCATTGCTAGGACCGCAGCTAATTGTTCCACAGAAGTAGGGCAACATTTTTTCAGAATTCCATCGTGGCCATTCAAATGAAATAGTAGATCGACGAAGTCTTTTTGTTGTAATAGTTCCCATAAAGGTTCAGTCTCCATTAATTTTAATAAATGTCCTCTGTCACGGACATGTTCATAGACATTAACATTAAGAAAGTCTATTTTAAAATAACCTCTATTTTCGGCGTCTTTATAATCAATTGTACTTATGTTTGTAATCGGATTATAGGGAATAGAAGTGCAATAGATACCAGTATTATGCTTTTTAAAATTACCAGTTTGATCTTTTATTGCCGCAACAACGTGCTTGATTTTATCAAGTGCAATAGTTCTATCTGCAAAATCTATATCAATATCTGGCATTAGTGTTTGACGCTGGATTCAAATAATAAAAAGGGTAAATTCTCGGCAAGATAATCTGCATAGTTTTCTGCATCTTCCATTTCTTCAAATCCAGATAATTTAACATATATGGATAAATCTTCTTCACTAACAATTACTTCTAAATCTAAAGGAATTTTTCCTTCTGTATCTTGATGCATCATATTTTAGATTCCTTGACAATGTCTTTTACTAATTCTACGTCATCTGGCAATTTTTTAAATTTAGCTAGCCAGAATGGAAGATCCAAAATTGTACTTACTGATGACAACTGTTCATCATTAAGCTTCTTTAATAAATCTTTACCATTATTACTATTTAATATTAGCCAAGGACTAATCTTTCCATCTTTGATATCGAATGTAGCTCTACTTAAACTTACATATAAAAAATAATGATTCCAAAGAACATTGTTAGTTTCGCCCCAACTCATCATGTGTTTAATACTGCGTTCTAATGCAGTTTCAACTAATTCTTTTTTAATCAATTCTACCACATATTTGTCATACAACTCGTCTCTGCACCAATGATCTAGTTTAACACCTGAAGTAACAATATAATTAATGAATTTGTCAGGGTATAAGGGGTCAACATTGCTAACAAAGCTGCCAAATTTGACAAAAGCATTATAGTAAGGACTACGGGCAAATTCCTCATAGGTTTTATTACCGTTAAAATTTTGATTAATCTTATAAAACTGATTAAATGTTTCAAATCCTATTAGCACATGCTTCTCGCTCTTTGCTAATGCTCTGCGCTTCTGTTCGCAAACATGTACAAACAAAGTTTTTTCTTTACTAAAAGAATGATTACAATACTGACAAACAAATAGTTGAGTCGACACTAGTTTAATCACTATAAAATCTTTTTAATTGTAGCATGGTCCATACCGTGCCCTAATGCCAATTCTTTTACTTCTGCGTCTGTCATTAGTTTTGATAATAGTTCAATGTCTTCGAGTTTCTGTGTCAGGTATACTGTTTTTAAAAACTCAATTTTTTTTGAGCTAGGCCTTCTATGAGGAATGTATTCATGACGAAATACAGTCTTGTTATCGTAACTGCACATGCATAGTAGCATCCACAATAACTTGCTATGATCGCGCTGTAGTGCAAACCAATTTTTATTGTAATATTCGTTAACGGTTAATACAAAGTGTTCTAACACGTCACGATTATTTGATTGGACACAACTAATCCATCGAATAAGAACGAATAGATTATTTTTTAATTTTTTTCGACCATCTTCGTCTAGAGCATCCCAATACTCGCGGATGTTCGTATCAGCAGCCGGAATATGCTCATCAAATAAAATTGTATCTTTTTCTTTTTTTACTTTAGTCATTTTTTGGTCTTAATACTGCATCAAATGCTAATACAGTTCTATATCCCGTTCCCTTCCACGGATATACTGTGTGTTGAAGATAGCTTGGAAATACAATAACTGTTCCAGGTGTAGGAGAATATCGCATTTTATCATTCATAACAAACTTAGTTATATCCTTTGTTTGTGGTAATGCAAATAAAACTTGACCGTCAGATGTATCGCTTTCGGGTTCTAAATCCGGCGCACTAATGTAAACATTTCCGCTTATGTTGCCACCGGGATGACTATGCATTTCTTGATATTGTCCAGGTTCTTGACGAATTGTCCAAATACTAGTAATTACAGGTTTACAATAGTCTAAATCCTCTGTTCCACATTGAGTGGTAACTAGTTTCATATAGCCATAACAAATGCTTTCTAAATAATTTACAAGCCAATTTATGTCTAAGTTTAACTCATTAGGATATACTTGTATCTGCTGTCCTCCTCGAATACTAATCTGAGGATTTCCTGAATCGTTAAGTTCAGGATGTTTATGAAGATCTTCTACTAAGTTAAAAATTTGACTAAATTCCAAAGGCGGAACATCATCGATCGCCATTACAATTGGCTGAAAATAAGCTACTCTAAATGCCATTATTACTACTCCTTACTTAGGTTGTATATCATTATAGCACGGTCTAATGCTTTTTGCAAGGTAATATTGTCCTTTGCTTTTTGACGAATATCATGCCACATTTGATTTTCTCTTATCTCGTCAATTGCTGCGCGAGTTTTTTGATCCATTCCGACTATTGTACGATCAGTAGAGCCGAATTCTCTAGCATACGTAACACCGTCTGCTTTTTCATATATATAAGTTGCACCTGGTTTAAGCTGTCCCATTATAGTAATTTGTCTAGTTGTATTATTTCACTTTGTCGGCTAATCTCTTTGACAAAATAAGCACAACTCGGTTTCTCAATATCTTCTGTAGGTACTGCTAGTAGCTGTCCATTCTTCATTTTAGGAAAATACCACCTAACATCATTGTAAAAATTTACAATTTCTATTTTTTTAAATTCTATTCTAAAGCTACTTAGTGGGTTGAATACTAGTGCCTCAAATCCTCTGTCATTAAGACTAGTCAGTGGTAAGATTTCAATATCGCTAGAGCTACTACTATCTCCTACAGCAATACTCCAATCTATAGGCATTGTTACTTCATTATCGCCTATTTTTAGTACCATTGCAGGAGCATTAAAACTTTCTAAAAATACCAAAGGCATAAAGTAGAAATCTGGTTCCCTTGGATCTGCATTGTCTAGTACTGCGAATCTTGTATTATCGTCAACTTCGTCTGGTAAATTGTTTAGTGAAAACGGTTTATTATCTAATGTTAAAATCTTCATAATCTTTATTTTTATTTTTGCCAATCCGTTTTTTCAATCTTAAACGGGTATTTGGCTTCGGAATAAAACTTCTTCCGTTCCGTGAGGTGACGTTTAGCGTATTTACAGGTGGAAGTGATATCCCAGATTTGTACGAAGTCTTTGTCTTCAGCCTTGCGGATACCTCGGCCAATAGATTGGATAACTCTAACAAAGCTTTTTCCGGGCTCCAAAAGAACCAGATTAAAAATCCGAGGAATATTAATACCCACAGCGGCCACACCATAAGTCGCCACAGTAATCTTTTTATCGCTAGTTGCATGTTCTTTATATTCCTCTTTCCTCTTGGATCCTTTAACTTCGCCTGATATAAACACAGCGTCTTCTATTATTTCTGTTAAAAATTTGCCTGAATCAATCCTGTTTACTAGTACTAGTGTGTTGCCTGTTTCTGCTATTATTTTAACAAGATTACTGATATATGTCATTCTTTTTTTATCAGTAACTAGATATTTTAATTCTTCTGGATAACTTTTAAATTCTTTTAAATCTATTAATTGTTTAATATCAACATGGCATTTAGATAATATTCCCATGTCTTGCAGCTGATGTGCTTTAATGCCGCCAACTAATGGACCAATACTTAAAAATATGCTTTCTGACTCTAATTCAACCTTAGGTATTGTGCCTGTAAGACCCCAACGTATTGGTGAATTGCAAAGATTATGTGTAAGTAAGTTTTTTAAAACATCTGCTTTTGCCATGTGTACTTCGTCGACAATTACAGTTGAAACTCCGTCTAAAAATTCTGCTAAAGTTAAAATTTCAGTCTCACTTGACTTAGATTTTTTGTCTAAAATGTTTAAACTTTGCCATGTACAAATAGTATGAGTTTTATTCAGGACCTTTCTATCTCCATAATAAACTCCAACATCTAGGCCTACATTAACAAAATCTTCTTCTGTTTGCGATACTAAATCTTTATTAGGAACAATTATAATTACACGACCATACGGTTCACAAAGATGTGCCATTGTAGCTGTCATAATAGTTTTTCCAGCACCTGTAGCAACTTCCTGTAAACTTTGCGGATTTTCTAAGAATCGATTTACAACTTCGACTTGGTCATCGCGTAGTACAATAGGTTGCCCAGCAAAGCGATGATCATCGGGCCAAACTTTACCTTGATCGGCCCAGTAAGTCGGTGTAATTTTTTGAAAAACTAATTTGTGAGGTATTCTTCTATCGTCAATTTCTTCGATTTCTACCCCAGAACTACTTAGTATTCCTAATACTTTTTCTAATTGATTTAGATACCCATTTCCTCCTAGACCAAATAGAGTTTTTGTTCCATCGCCTCTACCTAATTTTACATGTGGAAGATACCTTGCATAAGGTATTTCATACTTGAATGCGTTAACTAGTTTTTTTCTTACATCAAGAGGTAAATTTTCAATTTTTATATTAACTTCGTCTTTGATTACTAACTTGATAGCCATTTTATAAACCTTAGATTTTCCAGTGGTTCTTTATCAGTATACATTGCAACTAGATCGCAAGACTCTAAGAATACTGCTGTTTTATTATTATTCAAGTGATTACATAAAGAAATCACACTCATAGGTGTCCAGTTATTTTTTAGGAAAAATTTAGGTATTTTTCCGCTCTGTACACCTACTACTTTTGTATGTTTGTTTAACTGTTTATTGTACTGTTTTTGTGCTATGAGTTGATTAAATTCTTTACCAATCTCAGTATTTTCTAATCTGAAGTAAATGCCAATATCGTCAAAAATACCAAGTTTTTCAAGAGATTGATTTAAATTTTTCAAATTTTCGAGGCATCTTGCAGCATCGTAAGAATCGAATACTATCATAACTGGAAATCTTCTAAGTTCGATTAAAGATGATAAAGTGTCGATAATTGAATGCTTTTGACTATTGATCCAAAAATGTGAATTTTCACGGGTTGCAATCAAATTAGTCAAATTTTGGTCATTTTTTTCGGAAAAATTTGAAAAAAGTTGATATCGCAATGACCTATCCATCATGAGTGTTTCGTTGACAAACTCTAATGGTAATTCTTCTAAAAATTTTTCTGAAAATCTTTTATTGTCAAATCTGTCTATTGCAAAATTCGCAGAAAAATCGGATTTTTCCCAAGATTTTATGGTGTTATAGTGATCTAACAAATCTGCCCGAATGTCAAACTTATAATCTTGTAAATGTTCGACAACAGCAACAAGATTCTTTTCATTCATAGAACAATACTGTTGTTTTTTATTAGTAGCCTTGGTAAGTAGCTTAACTTTAGCATCTAATTTTGCAAATATTTTCCTATTTTCGGAAGAATACTGAGATTCTATCACTAATAGTAAAGAACCATATTCATCGGTTTCGGAATATATTTTTTTAGTTTCAAATATTGGTCGAAAAGGTTTTGACCAAGTAGGATTTTTAAGAGCTGTTTCTAATTCTTCGGAAAATTTAGAGAATTGCTTTATATAAATTTTCAGAATTTTAAGTAAAAGCTTAGATTGACTTTCTGTAATGAAACTTGAATTAGTTACGCTCTGAGATAGATTATGTAAAACTTTAAAATCTTTTTTTGAAATAAATTTAATGTCTTCGCCCGGTAAAGTGAGCGAGGACATTATTTTTACTAATAATAAATCCACTGTTGTTGTCATATATGTATTATACAATTAATATAACAGCAAGTCAACAGTAAATTTAATTTTATATCGATGCGTCTTCCATTCCGGCAACACGTAATTTAATAATATTCGTAATTTGCCACTGTTTTTGATCTAATGCTTTAGTTATACCCAACCATTTATTTCGTAGCAAGGCAAATTCGTTGATTATTTTTTCAAAATCAACTACATCTGCCTCGCCATCTACAAATTTTTCACAATCTCTTGAACTTAATGATCTTTGATAGTTTTCTAGGTATTTTCGAAAATGTTGACTTTTGAGTCGTCGTAATTCTATGTTAAGATACTCTAAAATTGCTTCAATTTCTTGCAGTTGACCAAATCTTTGCTCTACAATACCTGGCATTCCTGCTGCTGCTTTTTCAATATTTCCCATTATGCGGCATTCAGCTTTTGCAACTAATAACTCGGCATTAAAAAAGTCTACCGCATCGGGAATAAAGGAAATATCTTTTGAAACCTTAGAGTACCAACCCATTAGAAGTCCAATTCTTTAAGATCATCTTCTTCATCGTCACTATCTTCATCAAGATAGTATTCGATAGCTTGATCGAGCACAGGATCTACACCGGTAGCATTTTGTAGCACTCTATCACTGACGTCAAAGTCAGCTAATAAATCTACATATCGCTCTGCTACGGCTTCTGACTGCTTTTTATCAATAAATTCACTAAAAAGCATCCAGATATCACCAATTTGTGTTTCATTCAACATGTTCTTCAGTCTCCTCAGGAATAGTAGGTGTTGTTATAGGTGTGATATGAAAATTCTTCATTATCATATCTAATTTATCATCTTTCCATTCTTTTCGGTAGAATTTATGTGCTTCTCCCGTGACCGGATCAACCCATTCTAACCTATTACCTGACTGTTTTAATAATCCTGCCTTTTCAAACATGTCTACTAATCCACTATAAGGATTCATACCTGTTTCATATGGAATTTTAACCTGAAGTGATTCGAAAGGTTTAGCGTAACGTGTTTTCATAATCTTACAAGCGGCACGAATACCGTTTACTTCTGAAACTTTGTTACCATCTTCATCTTCTTTTAGTTTCAATTTTTTCATTGCTACAACAATACTGCTTGCATAGACAAATCCTTGTCCACCGCTGATTTTATCATCAGGATCAAACATATCTTGACTTGCATAAGTATGATTAGTAGCAACTAAACCAACATTGTAGTTACCAAACATATTCACACAATTACGTACAAGTGCTGTAAGTGCTTTTGGCTTGCGTCCCATATCACCTTTGAGATCACCTGCCTCAAACTGATTAACATCGGTAGGTGTTAATAACATACCAAGACTATCTATGACAAAAAGCACCTTTGGACGCTCCTCCATGGCTTTATATTCTTTCATGAATTCGTTGATAGTTTTAGCAACGTCATCAATCATAGCCATATTCAGTTTGAGTAGTTTATCTTCACTTGTATCGACACCTAGTGCATGTAGCCATTTTTCATCAAGTGCATTTTCACTGTCAATTAAGATACAGTAAATTCCTTGTGCTTGTGCGTTCTTGATAATATTACCAGAACAGATATATGACTTACCAGCACCTGACTCGCCGGCAAATACAGTAACTTTACCTAGTGGAACACCTTTGTTAAAGTCTCCACTAATCAGATAATTCAATGCATAATTACCTGTGCTGATCCAATCTGTTGGATCATTGAACCCTACACCAAGTCCGTCAATTGACTTAGTTAGTGTCTTTCTAAATTTTGATAAATCGAATGCCTTAGTAGCCATTATGATAACTCCATACTGTTATACTCTTTAATTATATCGATTAACTCTTCTTCCGTATTACAGAGGATTTTTGCAGTAACCCAATCATCAACATAATTTCTGCCATTGATTTCTACCATAAATCCATTATCGTAACGATTGATTGTAAATGAATCGTTAACTTTACTTAATTTGTTTAATTTTGTCATGATTATTCTCCTAATAGATATAAGAACCCGAGCGTGTGACTGAGTCACAGAGGCTCGAGCTATATTTGTTATTACTTCTGACGATTGCGAATCATTGCCAAGATATCTTGAGCTTTGCTATCGCCGCTAGCAGCACTAGCAACGTTAACACCTTTAGAAGGTGCCACGGGCTCATCATCCATGTCTTCAACGGAAGTAGTTTTAGGAGTGTCTTTGTTAGGATCACCAGTATTTTGACTTATACCGGCTGGTTTGTAGTATTGACCCCATTTTTCCATATCATAAGGTTCACCATCGACGCTGGCTTTAAACATATCATAAATGATAGCAAGCTCTGTTTCATTTGGTTTCTTAGGTAGGAAATCATCTAATTTGAATAAACCGTATTGTGCAATAGCTGCCTGTTCTGCATCATTTAATGGACGCTCACGACGTGCCCAGTTTGATGTTGAGTAGTCAGCATAACCGCCTTTGCTGGTTTTTTTCATACGGAAATCGATGCCATGAACATAGTCAGTTGGCAAATCTTCTAGATCTGGATCAACTAATGCTCCACGGATTAGATTGTAAATCTGAGGTCCAATAATAAATCTACGAATTGGATTTTCTGGTTGTTCTTCCGATTTTTCCTTAAGACCGTCTTCAACAACAAATCCTTGGAAAATATAACTACGCTTTTTCCAATATTTACGACCCATATCTTCTAATGATTTATCTTTAAACCATGTACGTACTTCGGTAAGGATTGGACAAGCTGTGCCATCGTTGTACATTTCTACACAAGGTACTTGTACTGTGATGTTTTCTGCTTCGGATTTGTCTTTGATTCCAGCGAAAGGCAATTTAATCATTGCACGTTCAACCCAGAAGAAAGAATTTTTGTCGTTGCCATCGGGCAAGAAACGAAGGGTTGCTTCTTCACCTTCTTTGAGATTCCAGAACGGATAAATTGATTTATCTCCGCCTGTTTTGTTTTCTGTACTACGTTCAGATGCCTTAAGTTTTGCTCGAATTTCTGCTAAAGTAATTGCCATAATTATTCTCCTTTATTAGCCTTTATTGTTTGCCTTATATGCTTAGAACCTACTAAGCAAAAACGCATACATTGTTAAATTGTATGCGTTCTTATTTATAATTGCAAGAAAAATAATACCCTAAAATAGGTATTTTTGCCTTTTTATTTTCTGTATGTTGCCAAATTGATAATTCGAGCTAGTGTAGGTTCATGTGAAAGTACTGCATCCTGTCGAATTTCTGGTTCTGCCTGTTCTTCTATTGTTGTTTCTGTATTTTGAATTGGGTCTAATAATTTAATATAATCGAGAAACCCTTTGAAGTTATAATCTGCCATTTTATAGTCCCATCATTTTTTGAATTAAGTCTTTCATAGAACCATTAAGTGTATTATGCGTTTGTTCTGATTCACGACTTGGCTGTTCTTGAGGTGCAGAATGCACATTGGCAAGTTTAAGAATATGTCCTAATTCTTGTTGCCCGCCTTCATGATCGTGCGTATCTGTACTTGGATCTGCATGTTCAATATCTCTAATTATGGCGTGTAGATCATCTTCACTGGCATTTGGAAACTGTCCATCGTCAAATGCTTTTTTGATGTGAATTTTAACCCATTGTCCGCCGCGTGGGAAATTCTTTTCTTCTTTATTCCAAAAGCCTTGTGCAAATTTTTTCAGTTGCTCGTAACCGGAACCGTATTGTGAGTAACCTAATTGTTGTGGATCGCATCCACAGTCTTCGATAATTTCTTGGATCGATTTTACACCATGACCAAAATCTAGTTTTGTTTCTAATGTGGCGCCAGCTTTACGTGCTTTACGTAATGCGGATACAATTGCAGATTCTTCGACTGGGCTAAATTTTTGTGGATGATCGTCAGGCATATCATCTTCTGCCACAGGCGCCGGAGCTGCTTCTTCAGGTGCAGGAGGCATTGCTTCGGGTGCAGCAGCAGGCTCAGGTGCAGCAACAGGTTCAGGCGGTGGAATCTCAGCCGAACCTTCTTTGCCCATTTGATCCAAGTCTAATTGATCAATAACATTAGGATCTGGGAATTTATCTTTATTTGCAAGTAACCACGCACCGATTGCGCCTCTTACATCTACATTATCAGGTGCATCTTTTAAAAGCATATTTAATTCCGGATCATCGATAATGCCTTTTAAACTATTTTGTGGATCTATACCTTGTTCTCCTGGTAACATAGGAGATTGCATAATTTCTTTAAATTTGTTAATAGCATCATTTTGTGCAGTTCTATTAGGACTGAACAATCCATTACCTTCTTCATTAACCATACTTTCAATAAAGTTTTCATAACCTTCTAATTCTAGAAAACTTTCTTCTACTTTATCATCACAAATACAATCTTTAGATGGCCTGTCACATGCGTCGCAATATCCGTCGTTACCTTCGTCACCGTCTTCGCCTAGTATATCATCTGCTGTTAATTCTTTAACAGGAATATCCGACTCGTCAACTAGCTTATAAATGTACGGGAATACTGATTTTAATTCTTCATTAAATGTACGAATGGTCAATCTGTCAACCCAGTCATTCATAATATCTTCTGGGATATCTTTTGCTAAATGCTCTTCGAAGCTTTCTGCAAATTGTCGATAATAAGTAGGACGTTGTAGACTTAGAATTTCTTTTTTAACTTGATCAATGCGTTCCATTACTTTACTAGTAATGTCGCCCATTGCTTCACTGATCTGCTCTTGACGGCCTACGTAATTTTTAAATTTACGTAATTGTCCAAGTTCTTCACTTAGACTGATAATGTATGTACCAATGCTGTCGTAAGGATTGCCGCCTGCTTTGATATGTTCGGCAAGAGCACGAGCACCATTGATATTCTTGCTTGGAAAACGGAAACGTTCGCCTTGTGAATTTTCAATGTAGATACTGTCTACGTGCATTGTTCTGCCAGCTGGTAGTTCCATATTTACAGGCTGATTATGCTTAATAATTAGTTGTGCTTCGCCTAAGTCCTGATAGCTCATTCTGGATGTGCCATACAACTTATTTTCCATGATAAAATCTTCCTTACGTTGTGAGAAATATTGGTAGTCTCTTTTTTCTAATTGACTTTTGTTTAGTCGTTGCATTTTAAATTTTAATAATCTGTCTCTAGCAAAATTTTTAAAACTACGAATGAATTTGTAAGCACCTTTATGTGCAACTCCGTCCTCATCGTTGACAAGATCACTGCCTGCTTGCACAACAATGCCATCGTCCTTGTCTAGAATAATAACAACGGTACCTAAAGGAACATCGTTTTCATTATAGACAAATTCAAAGAATCGTGCCTTGGGTATATCGGTTTTTTTGCTTAAAACTTCGCCGGCTTCATCGCCGATTTCAATGTCCGGAAAGCGGGTTTGTATCTTTCCGTACAGTTCTTTTGCTATGATGTCTAAGTTTGCGTCCATGTTATATTTATCAAAGGTTATGTGAAACGAATAAGGGTAGAGGAGGAACCCAGTCCTCATCAAACCCTTCTACACTAAGCTTTTCAAATACCACAGGATCCCATTCTGCTAATACTACACTCATTCTTATTATTAATAATAGACCAGCTACTAAATCGTCGTGCTGCCCAACTTTAGCTTTGAATCCTACACCGTGCGCTATGAATGATTTTAATTCACTAATTAACGCCTTAGAATTGATCTGCATCTTATTTTCTTCAATTAGAAATTTTAATCGACTACAAGCTGATATCTTATTACCATGTGTGGTATTAAATCCTTTACGGAATTTACGTACATGTCCTTTACGTACAGGTTCGCTTAAGAATAATCCAGGGAACGATTCTTCACCAAAATCTGAAATTACAACTAATGCTGCTTCTCCGATGGTGTTATTTTCTACGCTCCAGTATATGTTACTTCTATTATCTATACCTATTTCGTCTTGAATATAAACTAGTACTTCTCTAAGTAATCGAACTTGTTCTTGAACTTTTGTTATATTATGCTGCCACTCGGCGCACTGTGTCATGCTAGGCATTTCGAATACTTCAATAGCTGCATAATCGCCACCGGTACCCAAACTAGGATCTAATGCTATTAAATACACATTACCAGGTGTTGGTTTTTTATACCAACGAACTTGCCCCATACGCAATATTGGATCTTTGCCTACTAACTCGGATAATTTAATACTGTTAACTAATGTTTCATCATAGACTAAGAATTCGCAGCCATATTCACGACGGAATCTTTCTTCGCCAATACGGCCAATTTCTGTTCTACGCCAATCATCATCGCGATCTGGATGTTCGCTCCAATCTGCTCTAAAACCGTAAAATCCATTTATGCCACGTCCGTCTTCACTTTCGTTGCCAAATTCGTCAAATCGATTTTGACTTTCTTTCCATATGGTTGCGAATTCGTCTTCGTCACTGTTAGGTGTACTAGTGATAATTGCACGACCACCAGTTGCTAGAGTGGGCGATATTGAAGTCCAGAATTCTGTAGCAATGTTCGGTTGCACAAATGCAAACTCGTCGCAATATAGTAAAGATATTGACATACCTCGACCTGTATTACCAGTAGTAGTTGCACTGACAATACGCGAACCGTTATCGAATTCGATACTGCCTTTATTATAGTTTACAACACCGGATCTTATATAATCAGGACATAGTTCGTATGCGTATCGAATACGCTGCATAATTTCCTGTGATCCTGTGTATTTGTGTGCAGCTACTAATATTGTTTGATCAGGATGAAACATTGCATACCATAACAAGTACGATGCTGCACATGTAGTCTTGCCGCTTTGGCGTGGCAGCATATTAATGTTAAATCTATAATTATGATAGCTGTCTAGTAATCTTGTTTGATATTCAAATGGTTCAAATAATAACTTACCTTTGACAGGATGTTGTATATAAAAGAAATTCTTAGCAAAATAATGATGCCCGTCAACAGGACTAGCACAGCCCATTAAATGTGTTAATTGATCTTCTGTAAACTTTTCTTTAGTATGCGCCTTTTTTGTTAAGACGCCATCGAGTGTTTTTACCATAAACTTATTTACTCAAAAAAATAGACTCCGAAGAGTCTATTTGGCACTGTTAAACGATGTGCTAACTACAACAAATTACTTTTTATATTTGTTGTATTTGTCACGGATAGCATCCATTTCTTTTTCGCTAGCACCTTCACGTCCTGCTTTGGCTAGTTCTTCCATACCATCGCCATACTTTTCCCAGCCTTTAGCAGCACGACTCATTGTTTGCTTTTTACCTTCTTTGATTTCATCATACATTACTGCTAATTTTTGTTTTAAAGTTTCTTGCATAGGATTTCCGCCACCGTTAACTTTTGGTGCTTCTTTACCTTTGCTAGCCAAGTCATCTCCTGTGCCAATCACTGCGGCAAGTTTAGCAACTTTTGCATTTGGTTCATTCATCCACTCGTCGGTTGGTTTTTCACCTAATAATGTGTCATCTTCTTCTTTGGCGCCTAACAATACATCGTTGTCTGGCACATCGAACTGTGGTTGCATTGATTCTTCGTAATCGTCTAACTCAACTTGCCCTAACTCTGGACCGCCCATGACTCGTAATTCGTGAGCGACGATTAAAGAATCTATACCAGTTTCGTCGGAAATTGCTTGAGCATAATCTAAAATGTTTTCCGGAGTTATGTTCTCTACTGATAGTTCCATGCTATCCATGGCACTATAGATTGCTCGTTCTCTTTCATTGTACTCTTCTGGTACAGGTTGGCCTGATAAGTGTCTAATTGCTGACAGCTCGTCCATCGGCATTTCTGGACTGCTTGGGGCTGCCATAGCTGCTTGCGCAGGAGGCTGCATACTTTCTTGAGTTGGCTGATCCAACTCTTGCATTTTTTTAAGTAAATTGTCGAAATTCATTATTTGGCCCCTTTAATTGGACTAGGTATTTTAACTTGTTTAGATAGTGGGCCATCAGTATTAATCTTGGCACTTTCTGCCTTAGGTGTTTCACTGTCATGTGTTGGCATGGAACTAGCAAGTATGTTATCATTTACACCTTTATACTGTTCGCCAATATTTTTAGTTTTGCCTAGTTCTTTTAGAAAAGACATAACCCATTTATCGCCTACTTTATCTTGTGCAGATTCAGATTCAATTTCAAAAGTGTTTAGTAAAGCTTTGCCACTTTTTTCGGAGTTTGCATTATTAATTCGTATTTCATCTTCTTCTTTTAAATTACGAACAACTACGCAGTGTAGTGGAAGATTACAACTCTCGCTAATCGCTGCACGTATTTGTGTGCTAGTTGCTGGATATGACGTAACTATATCAAATAATGTTACGCTAATATTCTTGTGATCAGGAAAATCTGAGTGATTTTCTGCAATTGGTAAACTTTTTCCAGAACTGCATTTTGCGCATTGAAACTGCGATAATGCTGCCTGAATGTCCTTTGCAGTACACTTGCCATCTGCGATTTTAATCTTAAATTCGTAGATTCTGTGGCTTTCTTGTAAGTACGAGGTAAATGGTTTCATAAGTCAATCCTATACTATATTTATTTCATATTCTTTAATTTTTCAAGTAGACTGTTGCGATCTGACACAACAAATCCTTCACCATTTACAGTAATACCCTTGTCCTCTGTAACAGCATCTTGATCTAACTTTTGCTTTTTAAGCTGTAAATCGATCATTTTTAGCTTTTTATCGATTTTAGCTGACTTTGCATCTATAGCATTTTTTAACATTGCACCAGCTACTTCAAAGATTCGAGCACTATATCTTGCTTCTACATTCATACCTAAATCAATTAAATCGTCGTATGCATTCGTAGCTCGCAGGGCTAGTTCATCAAATTCAGCATCTGCTAGATCTCCTAGTCCTTTTACTTGCGGTAAACTGGCTGAAATTTTATCAAATTCTGCCATGTCTCTAAGAAAGGGTTCGGGTTTAGAAGGAGCAGAAGCCTTTTCTTCTGATTTAATAATTTTTTTACTTTCAGGTAAATTGAGTAATTCTTCAAGTTTTTTCATATGTTTACTTATCTAATCGTGGCCTAGTAGAACATGTCGTTTTCGTTGATTACTCTAAATTTGATACCTTGTTTGCTGCACCAAGCATTTGCACTAGCCCATTTAGCCTGATTCTTTACAAATTGTGCTTGATTATACTTGTTTTTTCCTACACGTTCTAAAATAGTTTGACTAGCAGGCTTAATTTCAATTAGCTCTACGTGCATTTTGCCAAATTTATCGGCATATTGAATAAAAAAATCAGGAACGTATACAGTTTGTTTTCCTGTTAAAGGATCTCTATAAGGAATTTGAACAGCTTCGCTAGCCCATTTATGTACATTCTCATTGGTATCGCAGAATCGCATAAAGCTTAACTCCCAACTACTGCGATATGTGGGAATTTTGGTTCCTACATACTTTTCTGGACGAGTAATTGTAAATCTGCCTTTTGCGAACTTTCTGCTAGCCATTATATAAGAATATTTCGCGATTCGAATGTGTCAACCGTAGGGTTAATTCTGTAACCTAATAAACTAGTTTTTTCTCTGTAAGAATTTAAAACCTGAGCTACGACTTGACTTAATTGTATATTTGTTAAGATTTTTAGCGAATCTATAAGAGCCATTACATTTACATTATCTAGTCTTGCTTGATTTAATAAGATTATAGATACTGTTCTAGCACTTTCTGTACTAAACCCTTGTTTAATAAAAAATCCAACTACTGCATCTATTTGTCCGGCAGGAAAAGATAGCTGATTTTGAAAATATTTGTCAAAAAAATCTTTAACTTCTGTATGTCCAGTTGTTTGAGTTGTAGGTAAATTACCGATCATATTTAGGCCATAAAATTAAATTGGTTTTGCAATCACTGTCGCACCGCTGATACTAGCTGTTGGGAATGCAACATTTGAAATGCCGCTAACATTTGATACAAGTGTGTTAGATGTACTAGTAACAATATTGTTTACATTATCTATGACAGTTTTTGTATTTTGATATGTATTAACAGTATCGATTAAATTTCCTAAAAAACTAGTAGAATTATCTTTTATTTTAGAAGTAGAAACAAAACTAGCAGGTTGACGTCCGTCTTGATTAATACCCGACAGTGTACTTGGGGTTTGATCATAATGCTCTAACCCAAATCCTTCAGGTGTGCCGGCAGTAACATTTCCATAACTATAAGATACTGCTTCGTAAGCAATAGTCATATTATTGTCATGTACATCGTTGGTACTGTAAGATACTTTGTTATGATTCCAAGCTGTGATAATTGGGTTGTGTAGTTTATAACAGACATATTCATGTCTTGCCATTTGATACATTTTAATATAAGTAAAAAACGGAGTTGTACTACCGTTATCTAAACCGTATGTGCCTGTAGTATATGCAAAACTTCTTGTAGCAGTTCTGTTATATGCACCTGGTTTTGTTGCACTTGTAGGATCTGCATAGTAATAACTATAATAATTATTCCATAAATTATTAATTACACCTATGTTGTCATCGTGAAATACTATATTCAGTGGTTTATACTCTTGTTTATATTGTATGTTCTTTTTTCTATTGTATTGATTAAGAGTTTCGATTTTAATTTCAAAGTTAGGCAAATCTGCACTTTTAACTAACATATTAATTTCGTTATTATGTACTTGTCCAAGACTAGGATCTCTAAGTGCAGCTTTGTTCAATCCAAATGCAAGGTGATAACTAAATTTCCACTTTGGAGCTAATGCAAATTGCCCGTCAGTAAAGAGTCTAGCTGCATGTTGATAATCATGCAAGACTTGGTTTGATACTTGAGATAAGTTTCTATTAGGTGTGAATGGCATACCGTATTTATCAATTTAATAAACTGGGTAGTTTATGAAACCCTATTAAAAAACCCACCGAAGTGGGTTTTTATTTAAATACCGCCACCTGTTGCATTTGTTAATGCAGTTCGAGTCGTCGAAGGTGCTGCACCTCCTGTGACTTCTAAACAATTATCGACTTGTATTGTTAGATCAATAGTTACTGGATCCATGGTTGAGTATTTTAGATCACCGTACGCAACGTCTTGTAAATAGCAGCCATAACACTCCCATGTTTCTAAGACATTTGGAGCAAATGCACCGTTACCGCCATCTAACATTTCGATACGCATCGTGAACTTGTAATCACCACCACTAGCTGCTGAACTTTGTTCAAAGAAGTCAAATTGTTTTTGGATTTGTTCCCCGACTAGTTTACTAACTGCTCCAGACACATCGTCTCGAAGTACAACTTTAATTGATCCCCAAGATGGTTTTCCAGCTAAGTTGACTTTTGAGTTGTATACATCAATAACTTTATTTTCAAAAGTTACCTTTGGACGACCAGCATCTTGAACTTGTTTGGTCAATTCAGTTGTAGGAGTTGATGTGCCGAAGTTTTCAAAGTTAATTCTAAAACGATATTTTAACTTCGGCATTAACAAGCCTTGGGTACTAGCACTTTGATCCGATGCTAGTGGTACTGTAAATTTACTTAATGATGAAATAGCCATTTTTAAACTCCGTTATGCTGTTAATGCAGCAGTTGCACCGCCTAGTTGTGCAATTTCACCAGTATTTCTTAAGCGAATTGGAATATAGATAAATTCTGCTGCTTTAACTGGTTCAACAGCAATATCTAAATGCAGTTCGCTCTTGTCAATAGTTGCTGGTGTGTTGTTAACAGTATCACAAACAGTGATAAAGTCATAAATTGCACGTTGACCTACTAATTCTAATAACAAGGTATCAGCTTGTTGTTTAATTTCATTACGTGTAATTGTATCGTTTGGTTCAAACACATACGGTTTTGCCAATTGATTAAATATTCGACGTAAGTAAATGACTAAACGTGCAACATTTACTCGATCCAATGAACTAGCTATTAATTGTCGTGTATATTGTCCGTATGCTACGATTCCTGTACCTGAAATATAGGTAATTGGATTTACATGGATTGAAGCTAGTGTATCCCTTTGCCCAGTGTTTAATGCCACAGATTGAAATTCACCTTCTGTAGTAATATAACCCGCTGCACTAGCATTAGTAATATGTCCACGGCGTGTACCAGCCGGTGCAAACCAAGGATAACTTACATTATCGCTTAAAGATATAGTTTTTAACATCATATGACTTGGCGGTACTGCGATATTTCTTCCATTATTGTCAACAGTATAGCCCCATGGGTAATATACACCTAAATACGGATCTGTAGTTACCAGACCTGCATCTCCGTCAACTAATGCTTTAGCTTTGTTATTACCCCAGTTGTTTAAAGTTGTTGCATCTGGGGTTAATCGTGCAGGAGTATCTCCAACAACAAATGCATCTAATCCTCTATCATAATTTAATGCCACTAGTTCTGGGATACATTCAGGATAGCCTGGTGCTGCTAATAAATTAATTATTAGACTTTCTTCGTCTCTAATATATTGATTGCTTGTCAACAATGCATTCATTGCTTGTATGACAACTTGTCTTTGAGACTTACGCCCAAATGATCCGGCACCATCTTCTTGATTAGCAGCTACACTGACCCAGCGATTCGGGTAATAATCGGACATTGGCTCATCATTGTTGAAACGAGGATTACGATCTAAAACATTTACGTAGTTTTTAACATAATGTTTAACGTTATTGCTGCTGCGACGTAAATTGTATAGCATCATGCCACGTGGATATAATGCTGGGTCTGGGCAATCAAAATCTACAAAATCGCTCGTTAATAAACTAACGATACTTGCAGGATCTGCACCTTGACCGTTTGTATTCCAACGTGCATCATGGAATACAATACCTGATTCAGTTGTTTGATCCGACTTATCAACTAATACCCATAGTTTAGTTAATGAATTATACTTGTAAAGTACAGGGAAATTTTCTAAATCTCCAGTATCGATCCATAGATCGCCAGTTTGTAAGCTAGTACCATCAGACTGTTTAGTTGGTTCTGTTGCTGAAATAATTGGACCGTTTGGATCTGTTTGTACTGTATCATCATTATCATAATACGGCGAAGTTAAACTGAGATAACCAACCCATTTTGACCCATCGTTAATCATGATATCTACATCGTGTACATTGCTATCATACCATAATGTCTGATCTGCAGGTGTTGTAGTAGGTGCACTGCTGCTTGGGATGATAGTTGCCGCATTCCATAAACTAGCAACAAAGTGACCTGTTACACCTTTTGGATCATTGTAATAATTGTCAGTTGAATCAACTGCAAATAATGCTGTCAATGGATTACCTGTTCCGTCGACTAAGTTAATTTCGCCACCTTGTTTATGACTAATTGTGATAACATTAGTCGAAGTATTTAGGTTAGTAATTATGTTAGAGTCTACTGGAAGTGCTGCAGTCAATGCTGCTAGAAATGCATTTGCATTTCCTGTAGCAACGCCTGTTCCTGTAGCTGCTGTAAAGCTGACTTCAATCGGATCTGTCATCGATGCACTGCCTGCATCAGATTCACTAATCATAAATTCGTTACTGCCATTTGCAAATGTGCCGTCTCCGATTACTCCGGACACAATACTTGTAGGACCAGATGATGTGCGCTCATAAATTTTGAAGTCGGCCATTTGAGTATTACCTTCGTCGCCGTTGTATTTGATGTACAATGCGCCTTTGGCAAGATTTAATCCGCCGCCCTTAGGATCAAGTTTTGACAATGCAGTTGTATTATCACTGTATAAATTAGTTAAGAATGTAGTCCAAGCAGCAGTTGTACTATTATATTTCTTAATAATCCAGTTTGCTCCATAGTTAGGACTAGTTGATTTAACCCAGATACTACCTGTTGGATAACCGTTTGGATATTGACTGGAAACTCCGTATAAAGGAATTTGTGTATGTGGTTGAATTGTTAACTTAGGAGCCAGATAACTTGCTTCAGCTAGGCCGACTGCTGCAGCGGCTGTTCCACTTAAAGTAACAGTATTACCTGTTGAAAAGATATTAATAAAACCTTTGATAACTGCTGCTGTGATACCATCACCAGTAATAGCTGTAGTATTATTAATTGCACTAACTAGTTCATTTAATGTTGTTGCTGCTTCTACACCGGTTACACTATGACTATTGATAGATAGTGTGTTTGAATTCAATGTTACGCTACCGGTTGGTGTTGTTCCTACTGCAGTAGGCCAACTTGCTACCCAGTCAGAAGAACCTACTTCCACCCAAGAACCTGCTGGATGTGCTACACTACCAGTTTCGGGTTTTTTATACCATAACACATTTAAATCTGTAACAGCAACTAATGCATAACTACCGATTGCTCCGAAACTCTTTGCAGGTGAATAATCAGATGCTGAGAAATTATTTACAAGCAGAGTGTCTGTAATTACTGATACTGATTTTACTTTGAATGACTGTCCACCTGATAGTGCGCTCCCGGCTTGCCATTCAAAGACGCCGTATTGTGAATCAGCAGTATCGAACCAAATAGTACCATCCTCTGGTGATCCGGCTGGAATAGTTGTTGTTTCTTTTAAAGAATTTAAATCTACGTCCGCTCTTACGACGTATGCGCGATTGCTTACACCTAATAAACTATAAGCGGCTTGTAAACCATATTCACTAACTTCGCTTGCGTGTACTGGATTGTTGCTAGCGTCTGTTTGAAAATATGGGACACCGAAGTTATCGCTTAAATCTTTTTGACTTGTTAGCAAATATACCTTTCCTGCATTTTTAGCTAGTGTACCAGGTGCTATACCTGTTCCGGCAGCATTTGATTTATTTTCTGCTGAAGCTACAATGATTAAAGGTACAGTGCCTGGAGCATTAGCAACGTAAAAACTTTCATCTTTAACTGTTACGCTAACACCCGGTGAATTTAATGTGGCCATTCTGTGCTCTCCATGAATACAAATTGTTAATGTATTTATAGTATTTTGGGTTTTCCTACGGGTAATAAGCAATCGAAAAGGGATAAAAAAGGTTCAATTAAATACAGTATGAGACCTTTATGTAAATGTGGACGTAGACCTGCTGCTGTTAACTACTATAAAGAAGGCAAACCATACTACAGAAAACTGTGCGAGGCTTGCCTTAAAGGTAATAGTTCGAATCCAAGATGGCAGCGATCTGGTTATGTTATGAAAAATACTTGCGATAAATGCGGGTTTAAATCACCATACCCGGAAGTTTTTGCAGTATTTCATGTAGACGGCGATTTGAATAACTGTAAACTAACTAACTTAAAAACAGTCTGTGCTAACTGCCAAAGAACACTACATAGAGATGGTGCTAAGTGGCGTCAGGGAGATCTAGTCCCTGACTTATAAGTAGTGCATTAACCTGATCGTATAGGCTATCTAAATCAGTGTTGTTATCTAATACTGCATCAAACTTACTTCCCACCCATGCTGTTTCGCTATCATGAATATTAAGTTTAGACATTCTGTCTTTGGATAAGGCCCATCCTATATATTTTGGTCCGCGATTAACTGCTTGTGCATCTTGATACCAATCAGGCTCGGGGCCACGAACAACACGGATTACTATGCCTCCGGCATTTTTGATACTCTTAATCTCATTCGGAAATCTACAATCAGATATAACAATATTATCCTGACTGGCACGTAATTTATTTTCTAAACTGGCAATCCATATATCGTCATGAAACCCTTGTCTGCAGACTTCTGTACCCCAGTATTGTAAAATCCATCTTGGAGTGAGATTAGGCATTTTTAATCGTTCTGCCCACCATGGATCAACTTGGTCACGCCACTCTCTGCTTTGTTTGGTACGCCCTTCTAGCATAGTGCGATCCCAACCAAAGACTTGACTTACTGCATCTTTCAAACTGTTAGCAAAACTTTCTCGTCGAAATCCATGAAAGTTAGTTAAGTAATCAGCGATAGTATCTTTACCGCTACCAATAAATCCACAAATTCCAATAATGATAGGTTTAGCCACAGGTTATCCTTTGAAGGGTTGTATATAGTAACACACAAGTTGTAATAATGCAATAACTTTTGATTAGTAGGAAGGATACCACTTTTGTGTACTACTGTCGTAAGTCATTATTAATGCTTTATTTACAACTGCTGTGGTACCTAGTGCAATATTTCCTGCAGTATTAGTGAAGAATACGCCTAAAGGAATAAGTGTGATTTGCCCACCGGAAAGTGCAATCAGTGGATGGGGTGTGATAGTATTGATAACTTGTGTGCCGCTGATAAAAGTTATCGGTGCTGTTGGTGCAATAGTAGGTCCGCTGGATATTGTAGGTGCGGTTGTGCTTGTAGCAAATATTTTATAAACTGCTTGACTGGCAAATGTTATTTTGCCTCCATTAGCACTGCCAATGTTAACATTAGTAGTGCTAAATGCACCACCACCCGTACCTATATTAATAGTTTTGGTAGCTAACGCAGCTACAGGTCCTGTAGAAATATTTGTAGTACTAGCAAGAGATCCAACATTCCCTAGCGTTAATGTTAACACACTACCAAATGCTTGAAAAGTCGTAGTACCGTCTATGCTACTATTAAAGATCGGGTCTGTCGAAGTGATAAAGGTTGTACCAGTACCTGATTGACTAGTAATCGATGTTGTATTACCAACACTGGTTATAACTCCATTTAAATTGGCATTTGTAGTTACAGTATTAGCATTGCCAGCTAAATCTGCATTAATAGGAGTAGATACTGTTAGTGCTGCCAACGTTCCAACATTAGTTAAACTTGAATTAACAATTGTTGCTGCTAGCGTATTACCAGTAAGTACATCACCTGACACAGTAATATTAATACTTGCTGATCCGTCAAATCCGATGCCATTAATATAAACAGGACTAGCTAATTTAGTAGCAGTTGCACTGTTACCTGCTTGAATATATGATGCTAATGCGTCTGTACTGGTCTGTTTGCTTTCAGGTGTGCCACTAATGTCGGTAACAGCAAATATTTCTGTACCTGTAATAGTAGATAATAATGGTAACTCTGTAAATTTAATTGACATGTTTAACCAATTACAAATGTATAAGGAATACCGCCTGGGATTAAATTATCGAGTTCTTTTTCTAGCTTGTCTATTTCAGCTTGAGCTTCTGTTTTAAGCGCAGAACCGTTCAGTTGTATACCAGCCTGGGGGCCAGCAATACTTGAAAATTTACTACGTGCTTCACCTAACATCATTTTAGCAGTAGCTAAACTATAGTCGTATAACCATTGTTTTGCATAGATATCGGATAGTAAAACAAAGTCAGGACGATAGTTATAAGTTCTTATTAAAATCTGTTCGCCATTTGCAAACGGACGCTGTAATATGGTCAATATGTGATTACTTTGGCGCCAATTAAATTCAATATAACTACCAAACATACGACCCACTAATTTTTGATATCCTGCAAATAAATCGTAAGTTGCAAGACCGCCCATCATCGTACCACTTAATAGATAGGTATTAGTATAAGCTAAGTTAAATGGCTCAAATAGTGTTCCGCCTGATCCAAGTCCTGAGCGAGAGCCGACTGATCGTCTGAACACTTGACGAACTTCAACAACTTCATCCGGAAGTCTGTACTCGTTTTGATCTTGTACCAGTTCTAAAAACATGTAAGATTCTTCTACACTATTTGAACTACGCTGTCTAAATCGATTAATTGCACGAGTTAAGGCTGTTTCTAAGTGTTTAGGATCCAGCTCAACTTCGACCATACCGTCGGCCAGCATAGTTCGTATGTAATCAAATACTTTGCTGCGTTCAATCATGCTTGTGTTTTCGGACATAATTCGTTCTCCATTCATATTTATCTAGCGATAAATATATGACTATGCCAAGAATTAGCCTCTATCGCCCGGAAAAGGGCAACGACTATAAGTTTATGGATAAAAACATAAGTGAAATGTTCACTGTGGGTGGTACAGATTTGTACTTTCATAAACTATTAGGTACTTTGAATCCAACAACTGGCACTGCTGATCAGCCAATTTATGCTAGTCAAAGTGTAACCAACATACAAGATCTGTTATTTTTAGAAAATCGTGATAGGAAATACGATCCTGAAATTTACAGAATACGTGGACATTATCAAGTTCAGAATCTAGATTGGAATCTAAGCCAATTTGGACTATTTTTAGAAAATGATACGATTAATATGACTATTCATATTAATGATATTATCAGTACTATTGGACGAAAACCTATGAGTGGGGATGTATTTGAATTACCTCACTTGGCTGATTATTATGCATTTAACGACTTAGCTTATGCATTACCTAGATATTTTGTTATTACAGATGTTAACAATGCAACCGAAGGTTATAGTCCATCTTGGTTTCCACATTTATATAGATTAAAATGTAAAAAAATCACAGACAGTCAACAGTTTGCTGATATTTTAAATCTACAAATGACTGATGCTAACGGAGATCCTGTAGTTGATAGCTTAGGCAATCCGGTAACAGTTAAAGATTCTATCAGTCAACTAGCTACTAATCTTGCTGTAAATGATGCCGTTGTTGCGCAGGCTGCGGCAGATGCTCCTAAGAGTGGTTTTGAAACTCGTCAATTTTTTACACTGGCTGTCGATGAGCATGGTAAACCTACTATTAATACGGCAGATGAATATACTAATTTAGATGCTAGTAACACCGACATAAATGCAAATGACAGTTTAGGTGTTCCGCAAAGAACGGGTTATACAGGTTACCTTGTAGGCGATGGTATTCCTAGTAATGGCTATGCATTTGGATTTGGTATACAGTTTCCTGCTAATCCACAAAAGGATGATTTCTTTTTAAGAACAGATTTTTTACCTAACAGACTATTTCAGTTTAATGGTCGTAGTTGGTCTGTGCTTGAAGATGCAGTACGCATGGATCTAAGTAATACTGATACTAGACAGACGTTAAAAACTAGTTTTATTAATAATACAGATTACATTTATAATGATGCAGTAATTCAAACTTATGTTACATATACTGTTGAAGAAATACAAGCTGGTATTAATATAATACGAACTAAAAAACCATATCTTTCAAGTTATCAAACAGTTCCTTATATATCTTTGAAAATAGATGCATTTAGTTTAAGCTTTGCTATTGATGATTACGATGGCAGTTTAGTAACTTCTTATTTGGATACGAATCCTAACAGCAACACTTATAATCAAACATTGATGCAGATTACGCTTCCAGATAGTAAAACATTGCCGTATGCAGGGCAATGGCAAGCGGGGTTATATAACAACAGAGAAGCGGTACGTCAGAGTTTAAGTACAGTTTTAAAACCTAAGGCAGATTTCTAATGCAATATTTTTACGATGGTCAGATAAGGCGATATCTAACACAGACTATACGTGTGTTCAGTAACTTTGTAGTCAAATATGGTGATGGTACACTACATCGTGTGCCAGTGTTATACGGTGATCCAGATCGTCAGGTAGCCAGTATTATGACGCAGAACAGTGCTTCGACGCTGCCTAGTGCTCCAAGAATAGCAGTTTACATAACTGGATTAGAATTAGATACAAATAGACTGGCTGATCAAACATTTGTAGGAAAAATGCATATTAGAGAACGCGATGTAGACCCAGCAAGTTCTACATATACGCACGGTCAAGGTCGTAATTATACCGTTGAACGCTTAATGCCTACTCCCTTTAAATTAACAATGAAGGTAGATATTTGGTCTACAAGTACTGAACAGAAATTACAGATATTGGAGCAGATATTAGTGTTGTTTAATCCTAGTTTAGAGATACAAACAACCGATAACTATGTTGATTGGACTAGTTTAAGTGTACTCAATCTTACACAAACTAATTGGTCCAGCAGAAGTGTTCCTGTTGGCACTGATAGTCCTATAGATATTGCTTCATTAACATTAACTGCACCTATCTTTATTAGTCCTCCAGTTAAGGTTAAGCACTTAGGTGTTATTACAAAAATTATTACCAGCATTTATAGCCATGCAGAAACAGATAATAATACTTACATAGAAGGTTTAGGTCAGCCGTTAACTAGTCCTGGTACCACTTTTAGTGATCTGCTAGACAGACAAGTCGTTACAATAACAGATTATCAGATACAGGTCTTTAACAACCAGGCATTGCTAATGGCTCCAAGCGAAAATACTATTCCACAGGAACCTAGTCTAGAACCTACAGTAAAATTAGGACCTAGTATAAACTGGGACACTGTGCTCAATCGTTATCCTGGAAAATATATTGCAGGTTCTAGTACAATATATCTATTACAACCTAGTGGTAGTTATATAGTCGGAACTGTAGCAGTTAATCCTACAGATAATACTGTGTTACAAATTGCTTGGGATTTGACAACCTTGCCCAGTGATACACTAATCGACAGTAATGGCCTAATGTATCCAGACCCAGATTACGGCGCTGGTACACAATACAGATCAAGTCCTGGAAATTTTGATGCTATCATTAATCCGTACAATGTATATCCAGGGCATGGAATGACTGATATAGAAGCGGGTGATCGATTCTTAATTGTAGAAGATATTCCTTCAAATGGTTCTGCTTGGGATGGATTCGTGGCCCTAGCAAACGATATTATCGAATATACTGGTTCTGAATGGCATGTAGTTTTTGCCAGCAGTCAGATTACAGACATGATTGTCTATCAGACTAATATATACACTGGGATACAGTACATCTGGAATGGTGTAACTTGGTCCAAGAGTTACGAAGGTGAATATAAGGCTGGTCAATGGCAACTGGAACTGTAACAGATAGAATAGTTTGTAGTGGTGCATTATTTTATGCAAAAACAACTAAACGAGTTTTATTACTGCAAAAGTCTGCAGGTAAACATCAAGGAACTTGGGGCTTAGTTGGGGGCACAAACATCGAAGGAGAAACTGCTTGGCAAGGGTTACTTCGAGAAGTTCAAGAAGAAATTGGACAAGTTCCTAAAATTATTAAAACTATTCCTTTAGAAACATTTGTTAGTGGAGACAGGGTGTTTCACTTTCACACATATCTCTGCGTTATTTCCGATGAATTTGTTCCTATACTTAGCGACGAACACATGGGCTGGGCGTGGGCTAGTTTAAATCATGTGCCTAAACCATTACATCAAGGACTGAAAAATAGCTTTACTAATAAGATTATCAAAACAAAACTTCAAACGATTTTTGATATGCTAGAACTAATCTAGCATATCAAAATTATGCAGTTGGAAATAATGTTCTTGGCAATGCAGGTCTATCTGTGCCAATGTGTGTCATAACTGCAAGGCTAACTGACTGTGTAGTTCCAGTTATAGAAGTTAAGTTAGCTTGACTACCAGTTGCAATGGCTGCTGCACCAACAGACGCGGATACAGTCATCGAATATCCATCTAGTGTTTTAATATAGTAAGTAGTACCGCCTCCTACACTACCAAATCCGCCGCTAAAACTAATAGGCTGATTTGGATGCAATCTTGTTAGATCACCAGTAAAATAAATTATATAAGTGTCTGAACTTACTAGTGTAATGGTATAAGGATCAAACTGTACCGCTCTAGTTTCATATCGCGGAAACATTGTAAATCTAAAATCGTGTAAATGTCCGGTCCAACCAGTAACTACAGATTGTGTATAATCTGCCCCTATTGTAAAGTCAGCAGTAGCATAATCTAAATCTCCATTTTCAGTAGTTGGGCCTTGTCCGCCTGGATAAGTTCCAGTTCTAGTAGTTGGAAATGCATTGACATATATACCATTAATAAACCAGTAGAATATACCACCTTTACGCATCATACAAATGTAATCCATAGCTTTGCTAGTAACTGTACTGACTAGATATGTGCTAGGATTATAGTCAAAATATCCTTGAGTATTAGTGCTAGCTAATCCTGTACCGCCACCAGAAGCTTGCCTAAATCTCCAGTAACCTGTGGGATTAATCTGTGCTGCCATGTTGTTTGCATAGAGCCAAAGCACATTACCTACGGAAGCATTAATAGCACGACCTCCTGCTGTAGTGTCCATATGATTAACCCAACATTCGACAGTAAAATCTTGATATCGTGTATCTGGCCTGAATGCTTGATATTCTTGAGCTGTGAATATTATGTAGTCGGTCTGAACAGTAGTATCATAATTCATAAATGTCATAGTAGAATTAGCACCATATCGCTTGGTTCTGTAGTTAGGTCTGCCAGCAGAGCCATAACTATAGTGCGGCCATCTATGACATGCATCGGCAAATGGAAAATGATGATTAACTAACTGTACACTATACTGATCATAAGCCCAAAAAGCGGTAGGAATTGTATATGTTGTAGAATCATTATTATATCTAGCTATATTGCTTATTCGGGCTGGGCCTGTTCTGCTGTCACTGGCAAGTCGATACGTCTGCCAAGTCTTCTGCCCAGGTGTTAGTGTTGTTGCAGTAGCAACTCTGTATCCATTAATAAACATGGCTATCTTATTAGTCCTAGTTGGATCCCACACTACAGCTATATGATTGAAGCAATGACTCTTCCAATAGCTAGTCGCATATCCTGTAGTATAAATTCTTTGAACACCGCTGTTATGTGCAGTCCAAAATTCAAATGTAACATCATTCCAACTATTGCTAGCATTACTACGATCTCTGATAATCCTAAATCCTTCGTGACCTGCTGATGTAGCTGTATATAAGATTTGAATAGTTTCTGTCGGACTAGCAGGATTACTTATACTAGACCATATCCACATTTCCGCAGTCCATGCGCTGCTCAGTCTAGTTATAAAACTAAGTTCGTGATATACGCTGTCATTTTGTACAGGACCTGTACTATACCATTCAGAACCGCTGCTAGTAGACCCGTATGCATGTGCATTATAGTCAAATGGAATGCCACTGTATGGACTCCAAGACTGTATATATGGATTCCAAGCACTGGTGAAATTACCATCAGTTCGTCCGCCTGTATCTATATAATTATTAGCAGGACTAGCGTCTCTATAGGTCGGATATTGGGCTGACCATAAACAAACAGTACTAGATGTAACTGGTAAAAATGTTGTAGGTACTTGAAAATATTCTGGATTAGATGAGCTAGTTCCCGGTCCAGACGCAGTATAAGAACCGTATGCTGCGGTTGTCTTACATACTCTAAAATCGCAGAAAGCGCCATTAAATCGTCTGCTATAGTCTGTACCTGAGTATTGATCGTTGCCTATGACAATTCTACTATTTTGTGGAGCAGCAAGACTTGCAGTAAATACAACTTCGCTACGCTTACGACCATTTACATAGAACGCTAGCATTCCATTGACTCGTTGTAGACAAATGTGTGTCCATACAAAGTGTCGAAGTAATGTGTAATTGTCGAGCAATATTATTCTACCAGCATACCAAACTTCAAGTTTACCTTGATAGTTCTGTCTAATAGCAAATTGAGTATCTGTATAGCCAGATCTTAAAGACAGTAGATAATTATATGTGGTTGTAAAATATTGAAATTCGTTGAAATTTCTATTGTAACACCAAAATTCCATACTAAAATCGCCAGTACCGAATGTAAAGTTAGTGCCGCTATCAACAATACTAATTTTATCTTGACTACTATCTCTATACATAAGTCCACTATGACCGTGGCGATGTGTAGGAGAACCTATTCCGGTACGCAATTCATTGTTTGCACGACGTGGAAATACATATCGTGTAGTTCCATAATCGATAAGATAATCAAAAATTCCAGCTGGTAAAGTTGCACCGTTATTGGCAGTAGTTCCAAACATCATCCAAGTGTTTGCATCTACGGTCATACTAGTATCTAAGAATGTAACAGCACCACTACTAGGTTCTACAGTTGTACCAAATGGAGTACCTGGCGTATATCTTGCTGTTCCAGAAACTCTAAGCCCTGCATAATACATGTAAGAGTTAAACTGTGCATTTCTGCTGTTAAGAATGATAGCGTAATCTGTGTTGTTATAGTTAGTGCTTACTGTACCGGTATATGCAACTGCACCATTTACCCACATACCAAATCCGCTGGCTAGTGTGTTAACTCTGGCAGCTGCCACATGATACCAAGCACCTTGTGTCATTGAATTATTAGGGCTTGAGTTAAGACTGGCGTTAACATCCGACCAGCGTAAATATCCGCTGCTATCAATCCAAAAACTCCAACCAGTACCAGATGTATCATTACCAGTACCCTTGCCCATAATTCCACGATTGCTACCGTCATTGACAATCAGATAAACCCAACATTCAACTGTAAATTGACCTGTGCCGAACTGTAGATTTCTTGCCGGATTAACATCATATACTCTATAATATGGATTACCTTCTTGATGGGGAGCTAAACTATAAGCACCATTACCAGTTAATTTTGCAGTATTGACTAGGAACGGACTATCAATGATTCGACGAATATACGTTCCGCCTCTTGTAATGGTCAATCCCTGTAATTGATTAGTTACTATAGTATCATGATGCGGTTTCAACATGCTTATGCATAATACCGTACCTGTTAATGTCTGACTTAGTGCGGCGGTCGGTGCTGTGAATATACTAGCGCCAACAGTTACACTAGCTGTTGAATATACTGCAGTATTATTGATTCTAATATCAGTTAGTAATCCCCAGAAACCAGTGGCTGCAGTTCGATCAGCACCTATATATAATGTTTCTGTTGAAGTATAGTTACCTGAACTTGTACCTACGCCATCTAATACACCATTAATAAAGATACGAAGACCGTTAGTAGCGGTGCTACTACGAACGATAGCTACGTGATACCATGTGTCTCTAGATAATGCAGTCGCACCCGTAGTAGTTGTATTGCCTTGTGCATCGTAGTAAAACATGAAATAACCGGAAGTTAGCCCAATTACCCATCCATTACCAGAAGTTACGCCTGCTTGATTGCCTTTACCCATAACATAGTGTTGGGTAGCATCTTGTCGCAATCCTTTGTACCAAAATTCTATCGTGAAATTGCTAGTACCTAGGCGTAAGTTTGCAGTATCAGTTACGTTATAATAGTCGCCTTCATGAAATTTACTAGCCCAGTCTCTGTAGCGTGGACCAAAATATGTTGTACTTGGATTACGATTATTTGCTTGGGTTGCTAGATATACATCCCAGAAGTTACCTGACTGATCATGTAGTAAACTAGAGTTATACTGTGAATCAGTTAAATGAACTAACGTCATGTTTATATACGGGTCTGTTAAACCTGTAGTCTTAGGATCCGTAACACCGCCTACTCTGTTCCACTGTGGTCTAGGAACCTCGTATCCGTTAGTTGTATACGATACTTCTGCATCTAGTTTTGACAACATGACGTCGTCGCTGGTATATACGCCACTTCGACTGTAGCTTCTTTGAGCTAATCTTTTACCAACAACTCCACCGTTTCTTCTTGTACGCATTGTTTATCCTATAATATCATATGTGCAGGTAACAGTAATGGCATTATTTACTGACGATTGTATTTGAAATGAGTCACCTTCTTGCAACCATATTTGAATGTCTCGAGCTATCAAGTTAGCTATACTACCATAAGGAATAGTCACAGTATTAAACATAGTGTAAGTCCCAGCTGTACTTAGCGGGGGTGTAGCTGAGTTGTTGGCTCGAACTAGATATATGGTTACATCTGAACTTGCTGTAGAAGTATTTGTAGCAAACATGGAGTTTACTTTATACACTCGATTTGAGCCGGAACTATTTGAAAGAAAAGTAGCAGCACTACTAGTAGCTACTTGGGGTAGTGTTCCTGAATAAATTATAGTGCTTAAAACTGTGTTCGGTGCTGACATGACATTTCCTAAACTTATTTATAAATTAGTAACTTGGGAACAACGCGGTAGGTAATGCAAAGGTATCTGTTTGTGCATGACACATTGCACTTACTGTTTTATCTTGTGTTGTTGCTACAATCGATTGACCAGTAGTTGTACCTACCTGTACTGGAACTCCGCCTATAGTTGTAGCCACAGTTAAATTATTATCAAACACATTAGTTATGTAATATGTTGTACTACTTACAATATTACCAAAGTTACTAGCAAAAGTAACAGGTTGAGTCATTACACACAGATTATTCAAACTAGTAGTTGTTGTTATAATTGCACCACTACTGCTTGACACAGTAAATGTGATAGGAGTAAATCGCTTGGCTCTAGTTTCATAACGTGCAATTGCACTTACACGGAAATCTTGTATAAATCCTGCCCAGCTAATACCACTTTGACTGTAAGTATCATGAGCAATGTTTATAGTAGTAGTTCCTGGACTGCTGACATAGTCTGGATGACCTTGATCACCAGTTGTCTGCATACCTGTTCCGAACATGATAAATGCTTCAATACCATTGATATAAAAATACCATTCGCCGCCTCGACGCATTAGTACTAAATGATCAAATGTTCCACTAGTAGTAGTACTTGCATAGTATGTGCTAGGATTGTAATCATATCCAGTACTATATGCAGAGTTACCGCTAAATGTTCCATTAGCTGGGTTAGTAGAGTTGCCGTTTAAAAATCTCCAATAGCCGCTGCTGTTAATCATAACAATAAGATTGTTACTATATTGCCACAATGCTCGACCTTGAGCACCGGTACCAGGTCCGCCAGCTGTGCTGTCCCAGTACATAGCCCAGCATTCCATAGTACAGTCGTTAATGCGGAAGTCCATTAAATAATTGTATTGACCCCAGTGCTGTGCTAAAATGCGTTCGCATAATAGGGAAGGATTCTTTTGGCCAAATTTCATACTAGCATTGCCAAATCGCTTGTATTTGTAACTTGGAAGTACTCCATATTGCATTACACCAACTGCTGCACCTGCTTTGTTAGCAAAAGGTTCATCTACATCAATCAATGAATAGGTATACTGATCGTAAGCCCATCGTGTAGTTGGCATTGTATAAGTGCCTGAATCGTTATTATATCGCGCAGTTGTACTAATACGTACTGGGCCTGTGCCTTGACCAGAGTGCTGCAGTCTGTAGGTATTCCACATTTTTTGCCCTTGTGTAAATGTACCACTAGTAGCAACACGGTATCCGTTAACGAATATAGCTAGCTTAGAACCTTTAGTATTATCCCAACATACAGCAATATGCCACCATGCATAGCCACTAGCGATATTACGCAGATAGTTACTGCTTGAATACATTCTCTGAACACCACTATTGTGAGCAGTCCACCATTCAAATGTAATATCACAATAGCTAGCACTGGTATTCGATTGATGAACTATGATACGCCACCCTTCGTGGCCGCCTGACGTAGCCGTATATAACGAGGCATAGTTATTACCTGGGCCTGGTGCACCAATCTGTGTCATATACACCCAGTGCCAGCATTCAATAGTCCATGGATTATGATTAGTTAATCGCGTTATCCAGCTGTAATCGGGGTATGTACTATCACCACGCACTGGACCGTATGCATCCATTCCTCGAGCTGTATCTACAGCCTGTCCAAACATCTGCTTTGTTCTGTCCCAGTCTTGTATGCCTTGATATGGGCCATAAGAAACTGAGTAAATTTCAAAACTGTATGGGTTAGCTGGATCATTAGGTCCACCTGGTTCTACACGTTGTTGTTGACCTGAAGCATCATAAAATCCGGAGTTTAATGCACTTATTAATAATGTACAATTACTGACAGCAGTTAACGGATTTCTAGGAACTTCTATATAGTTAGGATTATAGTTGCCGGATGCATATGGTGCAGAACCGTTAACTACCCGAATATCGGAAAATCCGGTAGTTGCTCCACTGTCAGTTCTATGATTAGAACTATAACAGTTACCAATATAGAATCTACCAGACGGGCAAGTGATAGTTGTTGTATAAATGGTCTCTGCTCGTTTACGACCGTTGACATAAATTGCTAGATTACCGTTTACTCGTTGAACAAGAATGTGATTCCAAATATTTGAACCGGAAAAATCTTCCCAAGTTGCTATAATAATATTATTGTTTCCGTGCAGTTCATAACTTTTACGAAAACTTCTTCTTAACCATAAGCCTGCATCACTATAAGCGGCCTGTGTACACCAAAGTGTTCTAAATGTAGTATTATCCTGATCTAACCAGTGTGGCATGATCCACATTTCTACGCTAAAGTTATTAGTACTGAATGCAAAATTTGAACCATTCTGTGTAACTACTAACTTAGTATTAGTATCTCTGTTTGGAAATGCACTGTGGCCCGTTCTACTGTAAGGATTGTAATTAGTTATAATCTCGCTACTATGTCTTACTGGGGCACACCCCGACTGACCTGCATCTCGATAGTGCGATCCTCCATTGGCTGGATCTTGCGTACCAGTTGTTCCGATAAGATAGACGGTATTGGCATCTACAGCCATGCTACTGTCTTTAAATGTGGACAATTCAACGTTATATGGCGATCCGGAACCGCTGTAGCGACCAGTGTTACTAAGTCTTAAACCGCAAATATATCCATTCCAGTTAGAGTACTGATTATTTCTGCTATTGCCGATAACCATTGTCTCAGTTCCGGAATAGTCAGTGCTGACTGTACCTTGATAAGTTAAGTTACCATTAACATAAATGTAAAACTGATTAGCGGCAGTACCTACTCTACTAGCAGCAATGTGATACCACCCACCGAATCTAATAGGATTATTAGGGCTGCAATTAATTGCCTGCGAGGCATCGTCCCAACGAACATATCCGCTACTATCGACCCATAGACTCCACCCACTACCGCTGCTAGTATTACCACTACCTTTTCCAATAATTCCGTTATTCTGTCCCTGTTGCAATGAGCTAGTTGATCCGTACACCCAACATTCAACCGTAAATCCGCCAGTACCAAATCGTAAACTAGTATTACCAGTCTGTACATCCCATACCTGCATATAGGCATCTACGTTCCAGAAATTTAAGCTGTGTGCGCCGTTGCCGGTTAATAAAGTTGTTTGATTACTAACGATAGGTGTGGCAGTTCTGTCTACATACAAGAAAGGACCGTCACGATATCTGAACACATTATTGTTAGTAACAACAGTTCTATTGCCGCCTGCGTTGAATGGAATATCGTCGTGATGCGGTTTCCCACCACTTTGATAAAATACTGTGTTTGCATCTGAACCAATTGGTCCGCTTGGCATACTAACAGTGCCAGCTACACCTGTTCTAATTCTAAGATCGTATATACGTCCTTGGAAAGACACTGTAGCACCAGTTGCTGCTGATCGATCTACGCCAACATATAATGGGTTAGTATCTGCAAAGTTTTGACCCGAAGTACCGGTAATATAGTTTGCACCGCTAGTGACATTATTGCCACAATACAGTGTAGTGCCCGATCGATAAATGTGAATAAAATACCAACGATCACGTTCTAAAACGGTACCGTTAGTAGTTGTGCTTCCAGTACCGTTAGCATCAAAAAAGAATAGTTGATAAGACGTATTAATACCAATAACCCAACCGGTATTATTACCTGCTGTTACGCCAGTACCGGATCCTTTGCCCATAACGTAATACTGATTAGCATCTTGTTTACGTAGTTTGATCCAAAAAGAAATGTCGAAGTTACCACTGCCAAAGCGTAAGGCAGCTGCATCACTTACAGTGTAGTAACCATTTTCATAAAAATCACTACACCAGTCAGTATACCGTGGACCAAAATGTGTTGCAATCGGCGCTCGTTGATAAGCATTGATCGTTGTATAAGTGTCCCAGTTATTACCAGACTGATCTTTTATTAAATGATTTGCAACATCCGAATCCTGTAGATGAACTCTAACAGTATTATAATAAGGATCTGTATTTCTAGCCTGAGGCCACGTCATTGGTGGAGTATACTTATGAAATGCATCAACGATCGAGCCTTCATCAAGTTTACTGCCGACTACATCATCTAGGTTATTAGTTCCAGATCTATTATAGTTCTTAAGATTTAATTTACGTCCAATCAGGCCGCTATTTCTTCTAGTTCTTGACATATATTATGGTAGTGTTGTAGCTTGTGTGATAATTTCGTATGAGCAAGTAGCTTGTAGTGTACTGTTGTTGCTAGCAATTACTTGCAATGAATCGCCTTCTTGCAGATAGATCGTAGTATCTTTACCAATTAAAATCAACGTTGATTTTTCTGGAACAGTAACAGTATATGCAAGTGCATAAGTACCTGTTGTACTAGCCGGAGGACCTGCTGTAGTAACAGTTCTTACCAAGTTTAATGTAATATCATTTGCGTATGCTGAAATGTTAGCTATCATTACCATGTTTACTTTGACAAGATAACCCGTAGTTGAACCGTTTGATAAAAGTGTTGCACCGCCTGTTGTAGCTGCTATTGTTTGCGTACCAGCTGTGATTAGGCCAACACTAATAATATTTGGAGCTGCCATGTTTTAATTCCTTTAATCTGTAATATTTATCCGCCGAAAACTAACGCCATCGCAATTGCTTTACCGATAGATGTTAATCGACTTGTATTTTCCCAAATTTGGGTACCATAAATTGCACCGTTTGCAGCAATACCTCCGCCTACCACTAACGCACCAGTTGTTGTGTTAGTTGCGGCCTTAGTACTAGCAATTGTGAAAACAGCAGCACTTGAGTTACTGCCCATGCTAATCGCAGTTGCGGCACCAAATGCATTCACAGTTGTTGCTGTTGTATTGTAAAGCGTTTGAGTTGCACTGTTACCGACTACAGTGGGATTGTTTAAAGTTAACGTACCAGAAGTTGCACCAATGTTTAGTGTAGTAGCTGCTGTAAATGCACTAATGCTAGTAGCGGTTGCAGTTAACAAATTGAAACTAGTATTACTAGTAACTAATTGATCTACGTATGCATTAACACTGCTGCTAATAATATAGTTAGTACCATCTGATGAAAATGTTATACTTGCCAAACTAGGAACAACTTGTAGAGTTGTTCCGCTGGAGCCTGGACCGACAAAAACACCGCTTGGGGTTTGGAAAGTTACGTTTCCTCCCGCCGCATTGTAAAATGTCTGCGGAATACCACTATAAAGTGCCGGACTTGGCAAATTAACTTGGTAAGGAGCCGTTCCAGATAACGTCGTTAAAAGCCCCTGTGTTGGAGCGGAAATTGTTTGCGCTCCAGAAATTGATGTTGTTCCTACAACGGTATTATATCGTGCCATAGTTTCTCTCTTTTTACACTATCTTAAGTTATTTACCAATTACGCTGTGCTGGTTTCTATACCATAGACTGTGACATTAATGCCACTAGCCACGCTGGCTTGAACCCACACGTAAGGTGCGCTGGCTGCACTGGTAACTAGACCAGTTCTTTCAAATACACCTTTGGCCTGTAATACAGTATCGTACTCGATGTATTCTGCTGTTGCTACACCGCCTGCTGTACTTGCTGTACTAATCGCCACCCTAAATGTTACGCTGCTAGTGGTAGTATTTGTTATACTAACATTGAACACAGAATAATAACCAGATGGTGATGTATAAACCAAATTGTTTGTGTTGTTTGTAGCTAAAGCTACGTTTCCTAATCTTCCTGTTGCCATAGTTTTATTTCTCCATTATCGTTGCATAAAGAATCCCATAGCGACCGGTGCCCCGTCAATACCGCCTGTGAAATTCATCTTAGCTGTTACTTTTATTTGTCCACCAGATGTAGTACTGATGGTATTACCTGCTACATATATAACACCTGCTGTTAACGTGTTAACATTCAATTGACTTTGACCGCCACCAATCTGCGATGTAATATAACTCTTAATTGCCTTTTGTGTTGGAACAATATTATCACTGTTAGCAGTAAAATACGGATCTGTTGAGAACTGTGTAATTACTGCACTGGCAACGCCAACACTAACACTACCAAGTTGCAAGCTCTGTAGTCCTGATAAGTTAAACGCACTAGCGTTCAATGTAGCAGTACCTGTAGCCTGTTGTACTCCAAATAAGTTACCAACGTTGAAGTTACCATCTTGGTCAGTACTTGTAAAGAATACTCGTCCACCGACATTTGCATAAGTCTGATTTGCAGTGATAGCGGTAGTTGTATCTACATTCGGATAGTTAGTTGTTACTTGATTACCAGTTCCAATATATAAGAAATCGTGACCTGTTAATCGAACTTGACTATATTTTAATCTTGTTGTAATTGTATCACCATGCGCTGGAGCATTTGCTACACTTAAACTTGGATTAATTTGGAATGTAGCTGTATAATTTCCTAAACTTCCTAAAAGATTTGTAACTGATACTAGTTTAAACCAAGTATTTGGAATACTAGCAAACTGCACATTTGCACCTGCAGTCGGCTGTGAATATAAACCAGATATTGATATAAACGTACTTGGTTGATACAAATCTGAATAACCGTCACCGGATACACTAGCAACTGCAGCAGTATTAGCTGTTCCTCGATTACTAAATGTTGGATTAGCTAATGCGCCGACACCCATTCTAACTCTTGTTGATGCTGTTTTAACTTTGTTAGGATCAGTTTGAGTTATAATCGGGCCTGCTCTATAACTAGCTGTCAGCCCAGTTCCTGTTGATAATGAAACTGCTGTTGCACTTCCTGCAGTTGCAGATACTTTAAAACTTGTATTAGTAACGATAGTTGATCCAATAACATAATACGTAGTATTAGTAATTAAACCATATGAATCTAAACCAGTAAATTCAATTGGTTGAGAATCTGCTAAATTTCGTGTACTTGATGTTGTAATAACATTTGTACTGGTAGTAGTTGCTGTAATACTGCCGTAAGGATAACCAGAACCAGGTTCAATCATTCTGATTTCAGTAATTGCTCCAGATGCAGCTTTCATTCTACCTTGTGCAGTTGCTCCAGTAAATATGCTAGTTGCCGCTGTTCCACTAGTATTTGCTACACTTGCCCACATTGGATAATTGCTAATACTACCAAATACAATGCCTTTCCAGTTGATGCTTCCAGAAAGTGTTCTTAATGTCCAGTTAATTCCGTCTGGGCTAGTAGCACAGGTACTTGTGCCTTGGGCAATTGCTATGAACAGTCCTTGTCCATATGCAACTCTTGTCCATGTTAAACTTGATGAAAGGATACTTGTTGTTGCGCCGCTACATGATGGAGCAGCAGTCCATGTTGCGCCTGCACCGTCGATACTGTATGCAACAGCACCACTAGCAGCAAGAGCTACAAATCTTCCATTGCCGTAAGCAATGCTGGTCCAAGTTGTACTGGTAGGCATATTTCCACCTGCAGCCCAAACACCTGCGGTATATACTGCGGTAGTCTGAGATCCAGTTGCTACAGCAACAAATATACTGTTACCAAATGCAACACCGGACCATGTGCCTGCACCTAATGATGTAATTGCTGTAGTAGTCCAAGTATTACCATTAGCTGTAATTGATGCTGTTCCTGCACCGCCTACTGCCATCCAAACTGGACCGCCGCCTTGAACACCGAATGTAATATCTGCATAAGTTCCTGCAGGTACGTTACCTGAACCTGTTGACCAACTACTTCCTAGGTTTGCCAGTGTTTGATATGATGCTGCTGCTCCGCCGCTGGCAGGAACAGCTATGAACTTTGCATTTGTATCTACAATAGTTACTGTAGGTTGCGATGTATAACCAGTTCCGCCGTTGTTGCCGACTGCAATACTGGCAACACCATTATTACTTAATGTAGCTGTTGCTGTTGCTTGATTGCTAGATCCACCGCCTGACACGGTAACTGTAGGTGCAGTTGTGTAATTTTTACCATAAGTGTTAACAGTAATTGATGTAATGATATCGGTTCTTGCAGCCACAGTTGGTGCTACACCGTACGAGGAACCACCGACAGTTACAGTAACTTGTGTAATTGCACCGTTAAGAACAACGGCTGTTGCTGTGGCACCCGATCCACCGCTTACTGCTGTGAATGCGATTGACGGTGATGTTGTATAACCAGCACCGCCGTTAACAACTGTTACGCTAACAACTTGTCCTGCTGTTGCACCACTGCCTAATACTGCTGTGAGAACAGCACCACTTCCGCCTAAACCGCCAACAACTGCGGTTGCTGTTGCGCCTTCACCGCCGCCATATTGTATACCCATCCATGTAGTATTAGTTACTGCGCCTGCACTACCCCAAGATGTACCATTAGTACTGTATGCGGTAACTGTACCGCTAGTATTAATAGCAACGTATGCACCAGCACCAAAAGTTACATCTGTATAAGCTGCACTTGGTACAGTTAATGCTGTACTAGTAAATCCTGGACCTGTATATGTAATACGTGGTTCAATTAAGTATGTTGTAGTTAAATCTAATGTAGCAGATATTGTAGTTCCAGGAACAACATGATCCCATCCAGCTGCATAGAATGTTACTGACTGAGCCGTAGTAGTTGTAATTGCAGTAGTTAACGCAGCACCACCACTAGTTGCAGATACATTAAATGTAGTTGCACTAGCAATTGCCTGAACATAATACACTACCCCTGCTGTTAATCCACCTACAGTGGTTGCTACATAGAATGGCATAGTTACATACAATGTTGCAGTGCTTGCTACTGTCACTGTACTTGGGCTACCTTGTGTTGTTGCTGTAATTGTTAATGTAGTAAATGATTCTTTATAAACTGTAGCTACTTTACTACCGTTGCTATATGTTAGTATTGCAGCAGTCTGTCCTACACCTGTACCAGCTGTAATGTTGATTCGCATGCCAACATAAGCTGTACTTAATGATGTATCTGCAGCACTAACTGTAATACTCACTCTGTCACCAGTCTGTGCTGTACTCGCAGCGGTAACATAACTTGTACCGCCTACGCTAGTTGTAGTAGCATCACCGTTGTCAGTAAGTCTTGTTTCAAACACTGCATTATCACGGAATTCATCGCCGATGGCCGCGGCATTGTAGCCCGTGCCACTGATAGTATATGCAGCGTTGGAGTAATTAGTACCTGCATTTTGATACTCAAGTCTTAATACTTTATTAGAGCCATCTGTGAATACGTTGGTTATGTATGCCTGACTTGCATGATTATTTAATGTTGCATAGATCGGTGTTTCTGTACTATCAACACCTTCGGCGATAACACCATATGTACCATATGAGCTATTACCATTAGTAGCACGAATACGTCCACCTAATTCTGCTAGATATCCTGCGTAATTATAGTACGAGAATACAGAAACAGCTTCTACTAATGAGTTGTGACCAGTACACCATATACCGATACCATCACTGATAATTGTTGTATAGTCATTAGATACGATACTTCTGTTTCCACCGGCGTGTAATGCACCGTCTATCTTTTGTCCTATACAACCTGTTCCAAATACAGAAAGATTTTGAGCATAAGGACTTCTTGCGTAAATCCATGCATTGCTATCGTTTGGTCCAAATCCTGGATCTAAGCTTGCGTAAGCACCAGCTGTTGGACGCTTTGTACCATAACTGTTTGCAGCACTCAATGATCCTGTTAATCCACTTAAGGTCATATTTCTTAAACCAGTAGCATTTCTTAACAAGAACATGTTGCTTAACAATGATCCGTTTATATCGTTTAAATATAAATCTGCAGTACGTAGACTTCTATAGTTACCTGGATACTGCATGTCGTAAACAATAGCATCGACCCAGTCTCGTATGTACTGTCGACAGGTTGTTCCACTAAATGAATAACGTACAGTTAGACTTGGACTTGAAACATTAGATGTAATTGTTACAGCAGTCGTTGATCCTTGCGTTGCAGTTACTGAAAATGCTGTACTTGCTAAATTTGCTGCTAACACGTAGTAAGTTGTACCTGTTGTAATACCGCCAGCACTAGTACCTGTGAATACTACAGGATCGCCTGCAACAAAATTATGTGCAGAACTAGTGTTAATTAAATTATTTGTTATCGCTAAACTACTAACAGTACCACCATAACTTTGAGTGATATAAGCAGATGCTTCATATGCTAAAAATTCTTTATTAGCACGAATAATTTCGGCACCTTTAGTTGTACTTAATGATGTTGAATAAGTTAATGTACCTGCATACTGAACATTTTGTCCAGATATAAATTGTGTACCGTTAGCATAATAAATGATGTCGTCAATAATTGAACTAGCTCTAGCTACTGCTCCTACACCTGCAATTGGTTTGATCTTATTCAATAAGAAATTAATCATACCTAATTCAGCAGTTTTTTGACTTGAAATTACAGTCTGTGCAGAAGTATTAGTAAATCCTACAGAGTATGCATAGTATCTTCTTGCTGCGATTGCACTGGCAGCATTACTGCTATAGGTCAAATCGTTTGCAATTGCAGTTGCAATATATCCAACGTCTCTGCTACAGGTAGCGGAGTTAAATGACAAACTTGGATAATATTTTTGAACCCAAACAACACCATCGGACTGAATTTCTGACAAACGTTCTACTACTGCAGCGTATGCCGTATTAAGTAATGTAGTTGCTCCAGCAGAATAAAATGCAACTGCTGTATCGGCTGTACCGTTGTTAATCCAGTTGACAACATTCGTAACACGATCTTGTGCAAAACTTGCTGCGTTTGCACTACCAGCTGTACCGCCTGTTACTTGTGTATATGTAACCTGTCCTGCAGGTGCTGACACAGAGCCTTTTGTAATAACAGTGCTAATTTCGGATTTTAATTCATTGTACATTGCAGCCATTGCTGTTTTACACTGCGCTGCAGTTTGACTTGTGACTTGAATTGTGAATACTGTATAAGAATAATATTCACTACCTGCAATGTTACTTTGGCTGTTACCACCGTAAATCATGTCATAAACAATACCGTCTAAAACACGACCAACCATTGCTTTTACATTAGTTGATGTCAATGCTGTTCTAATAGTGCTGTAGTTATTTGATAGATACTGATCACAGTTAGCTTGTAAGAAATTATAGTTTTGTATAACTTGTTGTGCGCCATATCCATAGCCAGTTGATACACCAGTAGCATTACCAGTAGTTGTGTAAGCAGTGTTTGTTACACTAGATGTGTTATAACCAACAGGCCAAGGCATTACTAAACTTGGAACTGAACCAAGTCCACTGTTAACAATGTTGTACATTACTGTTGAATTATTAACAGTACTAGCAACTGCGCTGTAGCCATAAGTTACAGTTAGTGTACCGCCAGTTTGACTCGTTAACGTTACTGCTGTACTAGCATCAGCAACTGGTGTTGCTGTCGTAATGCTAAATGTTCCGCTACTTATTATAGTTTTAACATAGTAAGTAGTTCCCATAGTTATACCAGCACCCGTTGCCATTGTGCCAGTGCCAGAAAATACTACAGGCATACCAACAGTCAATGCTGAAGTGTCTGCAACTGTAATATATCCAGGGGATCCTGCTGTTACTGCAGATGCACTAAAACTTGGTGATGCATAACTTCCAGTATCACCTGCTGCTAGTGTTTTAATCTGTGTTTGCGTATTACCGGTTGTTGGAGTAACTGTTGAGTTACTAATTAAATTAGTTAATACAGATTGAATGCGTGTTAACGAGGCCACAGTCTTTGCTTTATCATTAACTAATGCACTGTTTGCTGTTTTTGGTCGAACAACTGTGCTACGTAATTCGTCACCAATAACTGCTGTATATGCTGGAACAACCACAGGAAGAACTTCATCATAAGTTCCAGTTTTAACAAATACCGATGTATTCGGTGTAGTTGCCGTAGGAATTGCAGCCGTAGAACCTTTACTTAGCCCTGTTGTTACAATTGAGACTAACGATTGTGCTAATGTAGTTGATCCAGTTTCTGCTGTATAACTTGTATTAATCTGTTGATATGCTGTATTACCTGCACTAACACCATTTAATGATTGATAATTTACTGGTGCAGTATTTGCAAGCACGTTACCAATAATTATTGATAGATAATTTAATGCACCAATAAATTGTGTAACTTGATAACCAACATTGGTATTAACATACGTAGTTCCAGTTGAATCAAAATAAGCGATTGCTGCAGTTACAGTTTTATAGTTACCATTGTGTCCAATGTCCCAAATTACTGCATCAAGTACTAGTCCTGCATCTCTGGCTATTTCGTTACTTAATGATGTATAGAATGATACTGTTGCAGTACCAGTGCCGCCGGCTGTTACTGCTGACCCACCATAACTAGCTGCTACTGTAAAACTAGTATCTGGGGAAATTGTTTTTATATAATAAGTTACTGAATTACTAATAGGATTGCCATTGATTGTTAAACTACCAGTTTGTGAACTAAATCTTACTGGCATACCTACGTTAAGTCCTGCTGTGCTTGCTGTAGTAAACGAACTACCACTAGTTCCTGTAACAGATGCTTTATATGTATACGTTACATAGTTATAAGTTTCCTGCATTAAAAACTGTTTATTAATTTTTAATAAAAATTGTGCTTGAGGGTTTAAATAGCCATCTTCAACTTGTTTTAATGCATATTTTAATGTTGCCCATGGAACATCAATCGTTGCTCCATTAGTTGGATAAGGGCTATCTGTTCCGGTAGGGCCTACGAATACTACATCATTAATAAATCCATAATTACCCCATACTGGATATCCGTTAGATACACGTAAAATTTGACCATTTGTGCCTACTGGAAGTCTTGTAGGACCAGTTGGACCATAATACACCATATCGCCTTGTGTAGTTAAAGTCGATGTCTCTGCTCCTGCTGACAGTAGATTCCAATAGAATCCTACAGTGTCATTATCTGGACGATTTGCAGTGATAGATAAGTGTGCTCGTTGACTTATGTAACTGTTAACACCAAATGTTGCAATATCGCCTTGAACATAGTTTATGCCAGTTGACCAAGTTGCACTGATACCACTGTAAGTAAACAAATTAACAGCACTACCTGATACAGAAGAAACTGTAATAGTAATATCATTTGCAGGACTTAGGCCACCGACGTCTGTACCAAGAATCTTGATAATATCATTAGCTGAATAGTTAGATCCATTACTAGTTTTTGTTAATGTATATGTAGTTCCTGATCTTAATACAGTAAACTGAACACCACTAGCAGCGACGTTGCCTACAGTAACATTAGTAGTAGATACACCTGTGTATGTTTGAGGACTATTGACCCACTGCAAACCAGAATTTAATCTTGCCCACACAGTGCTCTTAGGAGGAGCATACTGTGCATAAGTTGCAATTGTTTGCCCGCTTAATGTTGATGAAATATCTAATACAGATCCGCCTATTGTTGTGCTTATCTGTATTGTTCCGGATCCAGAAGATCCTGTGACAGCAGTAATATAATAATTAGTTGATCCAGCTACACCAGCAAAACTTGATGCAAATTGTATCATCATGTCTGCTGCTAGTCCTGATACTTCACTAACTGTAATAGTGTCTGCAGATGAATTAGTCGCTGTTGCAGTTATACTATAAGCAGTTGAGTCTAATATAGAAACATAAGTGTAACCGTGTAAATTAACTACTTTTCCTACGGTATAACTAGTCTGTATGCTCCATTCACCTGAATATAACAATCCTTGTGTTAATACAGCCCATTTACTTGTGTCTGTAGGCAGATAGTTTAGATTGTTACTTTTAGCAATGTAAGTATTTCCACCGTATGTAACAACATCGCCTTGAATATAGTTCGATGAATTATTCCATTGATTTGCGTATTCAATACCATTAGTGAATATAGCAAACTTGGCTGCATCTATTGTTGTGCCGGTAGATGTATGATATGTTGTACAAATCCATAAATTCGCACCGTATTTGACAACATCATTGAGTCTATATCTAACCGATGATCCACTCCAAGCCCCAGCATAATAGACACCAGCATTAAAAACTGTCCAACTTCCTATATCGGATTCTAAACCCGATGCAATTGTTGCAGCAGAAGTATGATAAGTTGAGCAATAGTAACTGATACCACCGTAGGTTACTATATCTCCTAGATGATAAATGGTGCTTGGTTGCCAATCTCCGGTGTTATAAAATCCTTCTACAAATGTATTCCATTTATCTGAATCATCTTCTAGACCTAATGTAGTTGTTGTAGCCGAAGTATGAGCGGTATTACAATAATAAATTATACCGTCATTTTTGACTATATCACCAAAGTTATATAGTGTTGTAGGTGTCCAATCGCCCCGCCATTGAATACCATCCGAAATAATGCTCCATTTATTAAGATTGAAATCAGTAATGAACAATCCCGCAGCAACATGACTAATTCTACAAATATAAGTCTTGCCGCCATTAGTAACAACATCATCTACAAGATATTGATTACTTGCAGTCCAATTTCCTTGATATACAAACTTAATTCTACCTAATAAAAACTCTGCCATTTTATTTTATTCCTTTGATTTAATATTTACCGTAAATCACTTTTTTTGTTTTTAACGATGGAACCAGTGCTTAGTAAAATATAGCCACGATGATTCATTACCGTCTACTCCTCCAGCTGCTCCTTCAATTGACACTTTATTGGCCATTTTTACCGAACTTCCTGGAATTCCTTGTGTAACTGTGCTGGTTATAAGATTCTGACCGCCTAATACCACAGTACCTGCGCTTACTTGATTAGTCACCACATTCGATCCGCCTTGACTTAATCTATTAGCAATATATGTTCTAATAGCCTTTTGAGTGACAATAACACTGTCACTATTAGCAATTAAGGTAGGATCAGTGCTAATTTGGCTGATAACTACACTTTGACTACCTACTGCAATACCGCCTAATGTTAACGATGTTAAACCAGTTAAACCAAATTGGCTGGCACTTAGTGTTACAATACCCGTAGCCTGTTGTACTCCAAAGAAACTACCAACTTTGAAGTTACCATCTTGGTCTGTACTAGTGTAAAACACTCGTCCATAATTTATTTCAACCGTTTGATTCTGTGCTTGCAAACTAGTGTCAGCTGGAACATCTGGGTAGCCTGATTGGTATTGATCGCCATACCCTATGTTTAAGAAATCATGTCCAGTTAAGCGAACTTGACTATACTTCTGTCTAATTACTACACTAATAGCATTTGTAGGAGCTAATGCTGTACTTAATGCTGGATTCAAACCAATTATAGCGGTAACATTCGGTGCTGTACTGTTATTTAAAACAGTAACACTAGTAATTTTATAAATGTTACTGTTACCATTAATAACTAAATCACTACCAACGGATGGCTGGTACGTCATATTTGATAATATTAAGTTATAGGAATTTTGATAATCTTCGGAATAGCCAGCACCTGAAGTTGTTATAGTTGTAGTGTTTACATTATAACCTACACCTCTGCTTAAGAATATTGGATTTGCTAATGAGCCGTTGCCAATAAGCTGAGATGTCACTGCACTCTGTGTAGAGTTTGTATCATATAATGTTAGAGTTGGGGCTGAAGTATAACCTGATCCTGGTTCCCATGAGGTAAATCCTGTTACAATACCACTTGTTATTGTTGGTCTAGATTTAGGTTTTGCTCCTGCACTGATGTTAGTTACATAATTGTTGCCACCTACTGTAACAAATAATCCAGTATATGAATCGTGACCTAACGTGTATGTCATTACAGGAGTTAAAATTGCTGTAGTTCCTGATAAACTATCAGTTACAACAATAGTTGGAGTTTCTGTATATCCAACTCCAGCACCTGTTAATGAGAATCCGCTAACCTGACCGCTTGGATTAATAGTTACCGTAGCCGTTGCCTGTTGTGTTACAAAAGGACCTCCTCCTGTAAATCTCAATGTAGGTGCTACACTATAGCCCGATCCTGAACTGGTTATAGTTATACCTGTTACAGTTCCATAGTTAACTGCAGTGTAACCAAACGCCATTGCAGTATAAGTAAACCCAGTTACAGATCTTTGTTTCCATACAATACCGTCTTCGGTGGTATATGCTAAAATATTTGCATCACGGATTGCAACAAATACACCTTGCCCGTATTCGATGCTAGTTGCCCTGACAACATACGGTGATTGGACCCATGTAATTCCATCTAAGCTATATGCAGGTTTTGCATTTGCACCTGATGATACAGCAACAAATCTGCCATTACCATAAGACACACTAGACCAAGTTGTGCTAGATGGTAAACCATTACTAGCGACCCACGTTTGTCCATCTGTACTATATGCCGATGTTGTTCCACCTGATGCAATAGCTACAAAAGTACCTGCGCCAAACGCTAAACTAGTCCAAGTTGTGCTAGATGGTAAACTAGCAGCAGACCAAGATTGACCAAAGTTAGTGCTGTATGCAGCTTTATTACTTGACGCAGCATTATCGATTACAACAAACACACCATTACCATATTCTACACTGCCCCAAGTTGCTTGACTAGGTAGTGTAGTTTGTCTCCAACTATCTGTTGGTAATGTTGTATAAAGAGCGGTTGAATTTCCTACACCACCACTACTTACTAATACCCAATAACCATTGCCGTAGGCTATTCCAGTCCATGTTGCCACTACTGGAAGAGTGATTGACGACCATGTTTCTGCATCTGTTGAACCAACCAAGTAGCCTATGCCACTCGGAACACCAATCCAATAACCGTCTCCATATCCAATAGCTGTCATCCCAGCACCTTGTGTTGGAAAACTAGGCAGTGTCTGTGAGAACGAAGGAGCAGAATAAATCGGTCTTGGTTCAACGTAATACGTTGTGGTAGTGTCTAATAACGTAGCAGCAGTGGTTCCTGGAGTAATATGATCCCACCCTGATACAACCATCTGCATACTATCGCCGGATGTCCCTACTGAAACTGCCGTTGATCCGCCTGCCGTTGATGCTAGTGTAATTGTGTTTGTTCCACCTAATGTAACAGTCTTAATATAATAAGTAGTGCCTGCCGTAATACCGGATATGTAGGATGAATTAAACAATGCTGTAGCAGATCCTTTCGATGACACTAACAACGTCTTATTAGGAGTTGTAGTAACAGTCATCGATCCACTGCCTGTAGTTAATGTCAAATCACTACCAGTAGTTTCGACATTTAGATAACCAGTTGCTGTTGATAACGTAGCTACTGTACCTGTAGTAACTGTTTTTCCTGTCAATGTTCCTGAAGTTTGTGTTGTTAAAGTTACATCGGAACCTGTAGTGTTTACGGTTACTATAGAACTAGTATTTGCAGTGACTAATGGTAAATCACCGCCGCCTGATGTAGCACTAATCTTGATTGTAGTCGGAGTTAGTATAGCAGAAATATAGTATACAGTTCCCGAAACAATGTTACCAACAGTTTCACCGTAGAATATAATAGGATTGTTTAGTACAAAATTCAAGGAAGACAGGACAGTGATTATATTAGTACCAGAAGTTGTACCAGTCATTTGTGTTGATAAAATACTTGTACTAACTGTAAATGTTGATCCTGAAGGAATCTTACTTATGTAATACTGTGTAGTTGTTGACAATCCACTACCTACTAATCCTGTACCACTAAATGTGATAGGATACAAAGGAACTAAACTAGTAGTTGTACTAGTAATATAGTTTGTTGTACTAGCGGTTGCAGTACAAGTAATATTTAATATGGCGCTACTTGTTGCAACTTGGAATTGGGTAGAGTTAGGAATGTTAGACACATAATAAATTGTATCTACAGATAGACCTCCCATTGTAATTCCTACAAACTTCACAGGATTACCTATAACAAATCCGCTAGTTGATGTACATGTAATTAAGTTTGCACCTACTAGTGTTGCTGAGGCTATTGTCTGATTTAATGTATTACTAATTGTAATATGTGAACTGTCAGGAATCAAACTAATATAATATTTTGTGTTTAATTGTAAGCCGCCTATCGCAGTACCTGTAAAAATAATCGGAAATAACGAAACTATGCCAGCTGTCGTTGTTACCGTTAACTGATTACTTACGGCAGTTGTTGCCGAAGCTGTAGTAGTTGTTGTACCTGACGATATTGTAAAATAATGACTATCCTTTATGTCATTAACATAATAAATTGTTCCTGCGCTAGTTCCGCCTAACGCTGCACCTGTAAACTGAATTTGCATGTTAGGTTTCATGTATGTCGTAGAATCTGCATACATGTAGCTAGTCCCGGAAACTACATTCATTATCATACTGCCAGTGCCTGTGACTAAAAATACAGGAGTTCCGTATATCGATGTCGAAACTTGGAAAGTATTTCCTGATATGTTTGTAATATAATAGGTAAAATTGTTAATAACACCGCCATACAGTCCGCTATATTCGAACGTGACTGGCATGTTTTGATACAACTGAGTGATATTAGTAGTTGTCATTGTGTTAGTCTGACCACCCGTAACCGAAGTAATTACAACGGTTGCTTTGGAAGTAGACGTAACTGTTGCTGAATATACTGTTGGATAGAATGATACCGGCATGTCTGTATACAACAGATTAGTATCAGCCGAACTATCTAAATATAATTCATTTGTTGACGATGTGCTACCAGTAATTTTTACTGGATCATATGATTCTTTAGCGACGTAAGCATATCCATTCACATCATCGTAATAGGAAATTAGTCCGTATTGACCTACTCCTGTACCACTAGTTAAAAATACTCGCAAACCTAAATATGTGCTACTTGCAGCCGTTTCCGATCCGGCCAACGTGACATACGATGTGTTTCCGCCTTGTGCATTGTTGCTGCTAGTTTTGTAACCGGCACCACCAACTTGATCTCCTGTACCTGGATCAATAATTCTACTTTGATAAACTGCACCTGATCTAATTTCATTAGCAACACTTGATACACCGCTACCTGATCCTGTTACTAGAAAGTCTGCGTATGCGCTGTATTTTTGAGTATCAGTGCGTAGATAAAACTTAGGTGTTGTTTGATACGGATTATGTTCAATTTGTGGACCATACACATAGTTATATGCAGATACTGCAGTTGCATATCCTGCAACATAGACGTAGAAGGTACATAAATTATTAAGACCTGATACATCGTAAGTGGTGAAGTAAAGTCTATTCCAACTGTTATTACCTTTAATAATCCCAACATTTAACGGAGTTATTGCACCGGTTAAGGTAGTTGTATAAGTTAAAGCACTTAGATTGTAATCAATTCTTGTTGTGTTAGAACTTACTCCGCTGAATACAGTTGACAAAGAAACTGTTGATGCTGTACCGGCTTTAACATAAACACTAAATGTGTATTTTTGTTTAACTGTGTTTGGAACTGTCCCTGTTGCACTAGCAACTGTAATTGCTCCTGAAACTGCAGTATCTACGTTAATTGTAATATCATGCAGACCTAATAATCCGCCAACTGTATTACCACTAATTAATATCTTATCGCCAGTATTGTAACCTGAGCCGCCAACTGGACTTCCTGTAATTGCACTAACTACATACCCTGCTGCTGTTACAGAGATAGTAAACGTAGCACCATTGCCTGTACCAATAATATTAGAACCACTACGCCCTGTATAAACGTTACCTGAAGGAGTAATGTTGATTGCTTGGTAAATTGATCCAGAGTTGGCTGCTACATTAGTTTTGGTCAATTGCCATGCATATAGTCCACCAAATGGATCTGTACTATTTTGTAAGTATGTTACATATGAATCGTCGGCCCAACCAGTTGATGTTAAATTGTTACTGTTCTTTAATAGATTAAGTACTTGCTGATTGTAAAACTTACCGTTGTTAGAAAACTGATATTTTAAAACTTGAGCACTTAGCCCTTGTACTGTTTGTAAAGTTGGAGTAACACCGTAGTATCTATTATACGTCACAGCAGTAATTGGTGTTTCGTTAACGTCAAATCCTTCGGCGATAACACCATATGTACCATATGAGCTGTTACCATTAGTAGCACGAATACGTCCACCATTTTCTGCAAAATAACCAGCATAACCAAAGTAACTGAAAATACTAACAAGTTCAGTTAATGCACCGGTATTAGTACACCATGCACCGATACCATCATTTATAATATGAGTATAGTCGTTAGCAACAATAGATTTATTACCGCCGTTATGTAAACTACCATCAATTTTTAATCCTGTGCATCCTTGACCAAATGAACTTACATTTTGAATGTAAGGAGATTTATAAGAGATCCATACAGTAGTATCAGCTGGTCCTGTTCCTGGATCTAAACTTACAAATGCACCGCCAGTTGGACGTTGTGTGCCTAACGAGTTAGTAGTTCCTAACGTGCCTAGTAATCCAGACATTGTCATGTTGCGAATGCCGCTGCCATTTCTCACATAAAACATATTTGAAATAGCATCGCCGCCTATGACTTGAATAAGTCCACTGCCGCCGAGTAATGTCGATGCTGAACCATTTGGGGTTGTACTAATTTTAAATTCTGTATTTGAATCGATACTGACAACATAGTAGGTCGTTCCTACAGCTATATTACTAGTTTCAAATGGAACTAATGTCGAAGAAACATTATTATTTGAAAGTATAAACTGTATAGGTGCATTTAAGTACATGCCTGCAGTAGTGTCGCAGGTAAATTTACTTGTGGCAGCATCGGACGAAAAAACAAAAGTATTAATTACTCTACTAGGCCTGACTACAGTACTTCTTAATTCATCTCCTACTAATGCAATACTTGCTGGTACAGTTATAGGAAGTTCTTCGTTGTATGTTCCTGTTTTGATAAAAATAGTAGCAGGTGCTACAGCATTTGCACAAGCATACTTGATAGTACGCCATGGTTGATCCCATGTAACGCCAAATGTTGGAGTATCTGTTCCTGTTAACGCTACATAATAGACATTAGGACTAGTTAAGATTCTTTGCCAAGAAGGAGTAGTACCGACAGATTGTAATTGATATGTTTCAGAACCAATTGCTAATGATGTTCTATTATCTGAACCTGTGGTAGAATTATAAAATAAATCACCCTGACTGCGCAGAGCATTTTGTCTTGCATGTAACGTATAAACAGTCCAGTAATTATGACTAGTATCTAAATCAGGCGCAGTTGGTGCGGATGAAGTATGTGGGGCTATGCACATGTAACTGGCATTTTGCCATGTAACTACATCACCAGCTGTATATGTTGTATTTGTTAGCCAGAAATTTTTATGATAAGCGCCAGGTACTAACAATGACCAGTATGTAGAATTAATTCCTGAAAATGCAATAGTTTGACCATCAGTTAATGCACCGTCAGGCGCTTTGTCTAATATTACTGTATCGGTACTGACAAGTTGCGATATTTTTTGTCCGCCGGCAAAATTAGTACTGCCGCCGGCTATAAACATACCTGCTGCTAAACTTGTATTATTAGAAAGTTTGATAGTTGTTCCGCTACTACCGGTTGCAGTGTATGTTTTTGTTATTGTAGTATTATTCGAAGGATTCTGTCCGGTATTATTTGCAATAGCTCTAAACAATCTTCCATTATAATATACGGTATCGCCTACTCTATAAGAATAACTTTGACTCCAATTTGAGGTTATAACATTGAAACCAGGTAGTACTACAGTCCAGTTAGCAGAATTATAATCGGGATCAAATCCTAAATTATTATTAATGCTGCTTTTCCAAATGTTACCACCGTATGAAACTAAATCATCTAATTGATATTTTGTAGAAATACTCCATGCACCTTCAAATTGTTGAGCAGGAAGCCAAAGGCTCCATTTTGCTGTTTCGAAAGTACCAATCGACGTATGATGTGTTGTACAAATATATAAATCTGAGTTTAATTTTACAACATCATTTGCTTTATATCTTGTGCCGCTGCTAACAAAGTCGCCTTTGTAATCGATACCGTCATAAATTGAAGTCCATTTACCGATGTCTGTTTCAAGCCCGTAAGTAATGCTAACATCGCTAGTATGAGTAGTATTACATTGATATACAATACCGCCATATCTTACTACATCGCCCACGCCGTACGCATGATTAGTTTGCCAGCTAGCATGCCATTTATATCCTTCAACTAGTAATGTAAATTTTGCTACATCTATTACAGTTGAACTAACATGATAGGTATTACAGACATAAACAGCTCCACCGTATTTTACAACATTACCTGGATTATATTGCTGCCCAACATCCCAATCATACTTGTATTGTGTGCCTGCAATGATTTTTTCCCAGTAGTAGAAGTCTACTGCATCAATAGTACCTATAGTAATTAAATCAGTACTAAACACACCGGATGTATGTGCAAATTGACATACAAACGCTTGTCCTTCAAATTCTACAACTGTGTCAATAGCATAGAAAGTGTCGGTTGCCCATGATCCAACATAATTATATCTTAAACTGCTTATTCTAAACTCAGCCATTCTATTTTCCTATGCTTAACTAGTATAATTGTAAGTTTGATTTATTCTTGCAACTAATTGACCTTGAGTGTTAACATAATAGTAAACACTTCTGTTGTCCCACCGCCATTGATCAAAATTCAGATTTGGATTAGGTCTGGTATGGTCAGTGTCTAATCTGCCATCTAAGAAGTCAACGCCCCATTCAAAATTGGCAAAATTATTAGCAGCTACGCCTGCTTTATTTACTGTAACTAGGTCTTGTGAGGTTAGCTGATCGAGACGTGTAAAATATAAATTTCCGCTACTGTCTCGACGCATTGCATAAAAGTATCTAGGAACTCCGTCCCCTAATACTGTGTTTTGATCCAATAAGCCTGCATAAAATGGTGTGGCCATAATCTTTCCTTATACGATTTCTACATAACTTACAACAGCGTCTAAACCACCGGACCCGTAACTATATACATTAATTGTAGTGCTAGTTCCTAATACCATACGCTCACCACCATTGACTAATTTTAATACTTGATTCTGAGGTATAATCATTTTATATGCATAATAAGCAGATGTATTTGAATTTGCATTATCAACTAGTTGTACGTTAACTACTTGTAAATCATCTGTACAGTTAACTAGTGCTAGACCTACAACTGTTATCTTTGCATTACTTGGACTAGTAAGTAAACTAGTAGTTTTGTTTATAATTCCTGTCATGTTGCCTCCATTGCCTGTTCCAACATTAAACGGAGGACCGCCTAGACTAGTACTTATAGTAATTTCAGTAGAACTTTCAACAGTAATAATGTAATAAGTTCCTGCAATTAAATTTCCAATAGTTGTGCCCAGTACAATAAGTTCCATTCCTACAGCTAAACCTGTAGTAGAATCAACAGTTACAATATTTCCTACTTGATTAGTATCTGTAATTGTAATTTCTAAACCAGTAGCACCGATATTTGAACTTAATGCATTTTTAAACGTAGTTGCCATTTTTTTATCCTAACATTAGTGCCGATTGGACACCGATATCTTGTAATAGTGTTGCGTCGACATTACCTCCGCCGCCGCCTCCAGAACCACTACCAACGCCGGTCCATGCAAGCCCATTCCACACTTCCATTTGTTGGATATCTGTGTTAAAACGAGTCATACCAAGTTCATATATACTTGGTCGATCTGCATTTCCGCCTGCAGGTAATACTACACCATTTTTGCCACCAATTTTAAAGTAGCCGTCGCCGGTACCAGAAATAGTAGTTATTCCGTCTGTAACTACATTAGTGATAGTGTTGTTATAAAACCTTAAATTACCAATCTTAACTCCGGCATTTCCGCTGGTATTAAATAATAAATCATCACCCGATGTTATAGTTGTTATAGTATTGTCGGTAATTCTAATACCGGCTGTTTCAAAAACGGATGTATAAAATTTGCCAGTATCAATGTAGGCCATTACTACATTATTAGAATAGAATCTAATTGTATTATCTCCGGCGCCCGGATATAATTCTGGAGTTATGTAAGTATTTCCAGCAACATCCCCAACTCCGCCTAATTGTATCCAGTAAGATCCATTGTAACCTTCATAACGAGACATCTCGCTATTATATCGTATCATACCGTAACTGGCTGGATCAGGACGTTGCAGTGTAATACCTACAGGAACTTTAAAGCTAGTAGTAGAATTAATAACTACGCTGCCTGTGCCTTGAGGTTGTAACACAATGTCTTGATCGGGCTGTGTGCTGCTTATTGTATTGTTGTTAACTTTTAGTTGTTCTAAAATAATACTTCCAGAACCATTTGCAGTAAGAACTATGTTTCCGTTAGTATTTGTACTGATAATACTGTTGCCGACAATACCGATATTCCCAGTGTAAAAACTAGAAGTAATAATATTATTTGCATATAAGGTATTCCAACGAAGAGTGTTAGAACCTAAACTATAGACGTTATCCTGGCTAGGAATAATATCACTAGCTATTTCTGCTGTAAAAACTACATTGTCAGTTGTTTGATTGCCTAACTGAATATCACCATCTGCGGTAATATCGCCTGTTGCATGTAAACTACCGTTTATTAACGTATCACTTTGAACTTTAAATTGACCAGTTCCTGTAGGATTAATACTAATATCAGTGTTTGTTCCAGATACTTCTAACGTGCTATCGTAAATATTCCAAAGTCCTACTTGTAAGCGACCTTGATATACAACAGGATTTGCACCAGACGGAGTTAAATTGATAGTTCCGCTAGTGCTTGAAATTGTGTTATTGAGAAATGTGAAACTGGATAATGTTGCTTGTGTCGTAACATTAAGATTTGTAGTTCTGGTAGTGCCGTTGACATCTAGGTCGTATTGAGGAGTTGATGTCTTAATTCCGACACGCAGATTATTAACGTCAAGATAAAGAAGGTCGTCCTCAAAGGCAAGATCTACACCATCACGAAGTAGATTCGCTTTTAAGAGCGGACCTGTAATACGACCAACAGCCATCTGCTCTCCTTAATACCCCGTGTTTCACGGTTAACCACCTTGCATTGCGGGTTTACCACAGTTTAATATCGCAAAATCTTGGTCTGATTTTTGCTGTAATATTATTTATCAGAATCGGAATTTACTGTTGATTACAGGTTGAAAATGAGTGCCCATTCGGTCATAGTAGAATAGGCAACTACTTCGTCAACTCCTCCACCACCGCCACCACCGCCCATAGTTACCCAAGAATTAGTTTTGGTACTGTAAGCTTCGCCGGATCCAGTTTCGGTATTAAAACGATATTCCCCATTTTCTGGTGTAAGAGGACGCTCTAATGTTGTTCCAAATGGTAAAACAACACCTTTGCCTGAAAATTTTAAATAACCTCGATTGGTGCTGTTAAAAGTTAATGGTTGTGATGTGACACTTATCGTATCGTCTGAAATTGAAACTCCGGATACTATTGTATTTCCAGCAGGTGTGCTAATAGCAGTATCTGTAGTATTACTAACTATACGTCCAGTAAATGTAGGTCCGCCTAGTTTAGCAGTTATACTATAAAACTTAGTTGTATCAATGTATGTTTTTACTACATTATTTGTAGCAAATCGAATAGTGTTATCTCCGACATTTACAGTTAATTCTGGTGTAATATACGTGGCACTATTGCTGCTGTAGACATTGTTTAGACTTACTAGTTGTCCGGCAGGAACATAACCTTCATATCTGTGATAGGTACTATTAAAACGTAACTGCCCGTATTCAGTTAACAGTAAGTTTGAATTGTTACCTGAAGGTAATTTTACAGATGCAGTTGAATCTACCACAGTTGAACCAGCACCTCTTGGAGAAAGAATTATACTTTTTTCTGTATTATTAGCAGGAGAAGCGGCTACATTAGTAATAGTATTTTGATTGAATTTTAAATTAAGAGCAACTATACTGCCGCTGCCATTAGGCGCAAGAATTAAATCTTGTCCGGCTGTTTTAGTTTGGATAGTATTTGCAACAATTGAAATGTCCGGAAATGTAGTAGTAAAGAAATTAGATACATTTACAGTTAATGATTTCCAACGTAAACTAGGAGAACCAATGTCATAACTAGGAAGATTTACACCATCGCTGCTGTATTCTTGAGAATCTTCCGTGATAAAAACGATTCCATCTGCCGCAGCAAGTGTGCCTGCAGTAACAGGCGCCGGTAACATATTACTAGCTACATGTCCGTTAATTGTAACAGTATCAGTAGTTTCATTTCCAAAATAGATGTTACCATCTAATGTAATGTTACCTGTAGCATGAACACCACCAGTAACATACATATCAGAATTTACAATTAATTTTCCAGTACCCGGAGGATCAAAAGTAATGTCAGTATCTGCAGTTGTGGCTGAGAAATAATTATCACCGATCTCTAAATTGCCAACTCTTACAGCACCTGTAACTGCTATTGTAGGATTACTTGTTTGATCTGGTCTGATGTATATCTTACCAGAAAGATGCTGAATTGTATTCGAAGATACAACGAAGTTTCCTATAGTAGTAGTTGTATTTGTAGTTAAGGAATCGGATCTAGTAGTACCGTTTACAAATAATTCTGATGTAGGTGCTGCTGTTTTGATACCTACATAGTTAGGAGTACTGTTGACTTTTAGATAAACAAGATCCGTCTCGAAAGCTAGATCTACATTATTTCTAACAAGATTTGCGGCTAGTAGTGGGCCACTAATACGCCCTAGTTCGGCGCCCATTGACTGTCCTTATTTGTCAAACCCGTGTAAAACTACTACAGGTTTACCTAAAGGAACTGCGGAACTAAATTTAACAAAATATCCAGATCCCGTATTTGTAGAATCTGTTATAGTTAACATTGTTCCAGAAGAAATTGATGACGTAATAGTTGGCTTATTGATAGTAATACTAGTCAACTGCCCGCTTGTGTTTGTTGTATATGTTAAAATTGCTGTGTTTGATTGTAAGTATGCACTGCCTGTAACAATTGCACCGGTAATGTCAACTGCAGGATATACAATATATCCTGTAGCAGTTGGATCAAAATTAATAGTAGTTGCACCAGAACTAGTAATGCCGCTAGTTTTAGGTGTGTATACTTCTCCTGCAATACTAGGGTTTTGTTCAATAGTATAGTTAGTTGTAAATAATTGAATAACATTTTCAACTAATACAATTAAATTTGCACCAGACCAAGATGTTCCGCTTTGAACAACAGTAGGAGGAGCAGGATTAAGTGGTCCAAAATAAACAGTACTAGCATCGCCATAGCCAAGTAATTGTTGTGTAATCGGTGTAGCCTCTTTGAATCGTATGGCCCGCCATGTAGCACTACCTAACGTTGTACCTTGATAAATTTCTACCTCAGCTGTACCTGTATTGTATCTCATTTGTCCTAAACTTGGGCTGCTAATAGCTGCCGAACTGTTAGGTAACACCAAACTGTTAGTCGTGTTCATTAGAACATCATTGTCAGTGGTTATAGCTACTCGCTTGTCGTAGATCATTCTACGATTTAAAGTTAATGTTTTTAAATATCTCATTAGACTGTCAATGTGCTAACTGTTGCAGATAAACCTGTAGTAGAACCAACTGCTACGATTGTATCATTATTAGCTAGTACCATTTTTTCTTGGTCAAAACTAACTGTATCCCCAGCTGGTACTGATAATGCGCTTACAATCATGTTGCTTGTACCTGGAGTTCCAACAGCTCCTGCATTATTTGATACTGCATACATAGTTAAATTTACATCCGACACAGAAGTATTGCAAACAATTATAGTTGTTATTGCATTATTTCCTGCACTGGTATAAATTGTTGTGTTGGTTGCTAAAATTGCTGTATTCTTAATTGCCATTTTACGTCCTTAAAATAATACACTAAACAGCAATGCTCTATTTTTTGAAATTAATTCGTCGCTAGTAATTAGATTAGCAAAAAATATTCCGGTCTTTCCTGTTCCTGTATAAGTCCCTGTATTACTAGCAGACCAAATTTTTGTTGTGCCACTGATACCTGCACCACCTGCATTATCATCTAATCTTAAAACAGAGTTTACTTCTACATCACCGCTAGTACTAGTTAAAATTAGATTATTGCTTGTAGAATTTTTTACAGTATTTCCAAATATATTTACATTGTCAACATCTAATCCTGCCGATGTTATAGTTGCTCTTTGAGTTTCGCTAATATAAAATGTAGTACTAGTATTGTTAGTAGTTACTCTTGATTTTATTGTACCATTTATATAATAGATCGTAGATACGTCTGCTATACCAGTAGCGTAACTACCAGCAGCAACATATTGTTCAGTCCATTGTTTTGTAACAAGTGTATTTGGATCTACAATATTAGCTGCATATGATGAGGAATTTGTAATTCTTACAACACTAGCAGAATCTTGCATATCTAATAACAGATCACTTCCACCAGAAGTTATAGTTTCTAATTCTAATCCGCTTAGTACTTCGTCAGCTGTTTTAAATACCCATGAACCATATACTTCTATATAGTTAACAGTTGCAGTCATCGATCCGCTGCCATTAGAAACATGGAATACAGAACCGCCTAAAATTGTGCTTACTTGTATTTTACTATTGACGCTGTCTATACTTTTAACATAATAAGTTGCACCATTGACTACACTACCGAAAACTGTTCCCGTAAACACTATAGTACTACCTGCACTGATTGCAGCAACACTGTTTAGTGTAATCCAATAACCAGTAGCAGTTGTTGCAGTAGCAGTATATGCAGTGGTAGCTAAATGTGTATGAGGTATAGTTTCTTTAAAAAATAACTGGGCGTTAGAATAATCACCGCGATCGACTTCTATACCCGATTGATAGTTTAAAATTGCACTTATACCGGGACCAATCTGTCCATTATTAAGTGTGAATATATTATTGCTAATATTGATATTAGTAGATTCAACATTTGTTGACACACCTTTAACATCAAGATTACCAAGAATATAAACTGTTCCACCATAGTGCAGATCCAACGTGATGTTGCCATCAGGCTGGACCTGTATTCTATAGTTGTCGTCGTCGACTTTTAAAACTCTTGTCATTGTATATTATTGACTTTGTGTAGTTTCTAAACGAACACCGGCTGAATTACTGTCTGGACGGGGAATCTCAGCACCACTGTTACCCCATCTTACTAATTGTCCGCGTGGGTACACATTTGGATCAGCAAATATTCCTAGACTTGGATTTTTACGAACTACTATGCACTTATGTGCTGTAACTTTAGTTACCCAGTATTCGTGATCGTCATCGTCCCAAGCTGTTAAACTTGCTTGACCTAGTGCTGCAGGAGCGTGTGCATATAATCTTGCACTGACTACACTACCAACAGCAGCTTTTAAAATATATGTTCGTGTACCACGTTGTCTAATAACATCAGTATCTCGAACTTGGCCGTTAATATATGATTTGAATAACAAAGTATATCTTGAACTAGAGCTGCCACCGACATTAGTATCAGTAGTATTCCAATCAAACCCATCGATCGATGCGTTACCTGTTGCAAATGCAATAGTAGTATCTTGGCGTACATAACCACGATTACGATTTGCACCTGTTCCATTTAATACATCAATGCTTAATACTCTATATGTTGTGTTGACTGTTAAACCTGTACCTTCTGTAGAAGTTGTTACAACTGATGTAATATCTCCTGGCAATGCTGTGTAGTTACCACGATTTGTAATGTTAAGTGTTTTAGCAGTCCACTGACCATCTAAATTAATAGTTAACCCTGCTGCTGCTCCACTGTTTGTAGTTGTTAGTATACCTGTTGGCAATACTGTATAACTACCTGCGTTAGATAATGTTAATTGTGTTACACGGCCATAAGGAGCAGTTGTACCACCTGCACCAACATTAAGACCTGTTACTGTAAAAACAGCAGCTTGACTAAACGTACCGCCTTGTACTGTGATTGTGTCGCCGATACCATAACCTTGTGCGCCAGTTCCACCAACGACTACAATGCCTACACCGCCTGGCGTTGAGTATGCACCGTCAAATGTTGTGCTGTTGTTGCCATGTACACCTGCTGTTGCAAGAGTATATGTAGCTTGTATTCCTGTTCCACCAGTAGCTGTGATAATGCTAGACATGGTGTAACCTTTGCTGTTTACCTGTTCTTGTGGAGCTGCTGCGCTAACTTCCATGTGTACACGATAAGTTGCTGCTACCCCAGCTGGCAATTGTGGAGCTGTTATGTTTAGTGCTGGAATAGCAGTATAACCGCTACCTTTACTGTCGACATAAATGTCAGTGATTGTAATGCCGCCTTCGTTTGGTAATACACCGTTTTCGTTTCTATTACCAAAGTATAATGATTTAATTGGACGTCCCATTTTGTTTTTCTCCTTAAGAAATAATGGCGTTCTAGGCCATACGCGGTTGGATTTCCGCATAAAACTCACACCATGTGAGTCGTTACTATGTATTTAGCTGAGATTAAAAAAGGGCACCGAAGTGCCCTTTGAATTGTTTACAAACAAGTAATAAATTACTTGAAAGAAACGTTTTGAATTGCAACTTTACCTAGGTAGTCAGCTGCGTTACCTAGAGAAGAAGCTGTGTTTGACAACTCAACATAACCATAACGTGTCATGAATGATACGACTGGTTCGAAAGTTGACGGATCTAAAACAACACCACTGCTCATTAATGGAATGTATGGGCAATAGAATGCTGCTGCATCGCTCTCACTAGCACCTTTGTAACCGATTAGAACATCGGAACCATCTGAGCTATATGTGTTAACGTAGATCTTCATTGCACTGTTCAATGTACCAACAAACTTAGTGTTTGTTGGAGCTTCGAAAGTACCTTCAGTTGTACGAGCAAATGCTGATGTTGTTGCGCTCTGTAGAATGGTTAAAGCAAATGGACTTACAACTGCCCAGTTACCTGCGCCACGACGAGTACGTTGAGCGATTAGGTTAGATACACGATTGATCTGAACAGCTAATGCAGCGTGTTCGTCACCAACGAATGTAGCAGTACCAGAAACTTGAGTTTGGTCAAAAGTTTCAATTGCTGTACCAGCCAAGCTACTTAGACTTGCTAAGATTTCTTGATCGATTTCAGCAGTAATTTCTTGTGCCAAAGCAGCCATAACTTCTGCTTCGATGTCAATACCTTGTTGGGCTTGTGCATCTTGAGCAGCCTCGAATGTCCAACGAGCAGACAATTTACGAGTTTTAGCTTCGACTGTTTGTTTCAAGATTTGAATGCTTAGTCTATTTCCTGGCAAACCTTCTAGTGTAGCTGTTGAAGCAGCTTTACCAGTCGAGTTATTACCGGAATAGTTCTCAGCAATCTTGAATGGGCTTAATGCTTCCTCACCTGCTGCAACATTAACTGTTCCAGAAACGGAATCAGCGTAACGTACACGCAGAGTGTGGATTTGACCTACTGGACCTGTCATAGGTTGTACACCTAGCAACTCGTTAGCAATAACGGTTGGCATAACACGACGGATCACTGGTAGAATCACGCGATTTAATGTTGCGACGTTGCCGGCAGAAGTGGCTCCAGCTGTGCTGCTCTCTGATAGATACTTGCGAGTATTATCAAGTGTTACAGACATTACTGATTTTTTAGTGCCTTGTAGGCCTTCTAAAAGTGCATCTTTGGTTTCTGCCCAACGGCTTGTTAGTAGTTCTGACATTTAAATTCTCCTTAAATTTTTAGTCCAGCAAGGCGTCTAATATCTACGATATTATTGTCATTACCTTCGCTGCTACGGTTGCTGTTGGAAATTATTTCTTTATTTCCTGTTATTTCTTTAGCCTCTACAAGTGCCTGTCTCTTCTGCGGAGCTTTGCCAGCAACTACTGCTGGTAGATACTTTTCAAAACTTTCAGTAAGTTTTGAAGTTTTCACACTCTCCATTAACTCTCCCATGATTTCACGTTGATCCGAACTTAACGGAGCAAGTAGTTCACTCATGATTGCTTTTCTTTCTTGCGATTCTTTTAGTTTCGCAACTTCTGCTTGTTTACTTTCTAGTATTTGTTTAGCTTCTTCTTCTGCCTGTTTGGCTTCTTGAATCGCTAAATCTTTCAAGTCTATGACTTTGAGTAATTTTGCAGTTTCTGATTTTTCATTTAGATAGCTACTTTGGTATTCGTTAGCGAATGCTTCAAATAGTTTTCTTCCGAAATCATTACGACGAGCAGCATCAATATCTTCTTTCAATCCGTGTAGTTCAGAACGTAGTCCTTCACTAACCAATTGATCGACTCTAATAGCGGCACGTTTTACAAATTGTTGTTTTGTTTCTTGAAGTTGCTTACGCCCTTCACGAATCAATTTAACCTTAGTTTCTGCTAAGTCTTTCTTATCTTCATAGAACTCTGCAATTTCACTGGCAAGAGCCTCAATTACGAATTGTTCTAGTTTGCCGAATTTGTTAGCCATCTGCATTTGATCTTCGTGTAGTTCACGAATTTCAGATGCTAGTTGACGTGTTACAAATGCATTAGCTACATTACTAGCTTCTGCAATTTTCTTAGCGTATTTCACTTTCATTTCTGATAGTGATTTACGATCTTCTGCGAACTCAACGATTTCTTTGCTTAGTTGATCACTGACCATACGATCAATTGCTTCAACCATAACACTTCTATCATGCTCATATTTCTGAGCGAACTCTTCGCGCAATTGTGCAGTTGCTAGTTCACGATTCTCATTGATCTTCGATTCCCAAGCTTGCTCAATTGACTCTTTGATGTCAGCTGAAATCACATTGTTTTCGAATAATTGTTTTAATGCATCCAACATGTGATTCTCCTTATTATTGGAGTTTGCTTATTATTCCTAATAAGCTCTCTTTGAGATACTTCTGTGCTTTAGGATCATCCTTAACCTCTTGCGCTATACGCAAGGCATTATAACCACCACGACTATTCATCAAGTGTTCATAAATTGGTGTAGGATATGCTCCTGGAGCACTAGGTTGAGCTACCATATCTACTGTGATAATCTCAAAATCTGATACTTCACCGGAACCGTCCTCACGAACATTCCCGGATCCGCGACTGGAAACTCCTAACTTAACTCCGCTTTCTAGCATTGTACGGATTAGTTGTCCCATTGGTGTAGGTAAAATTTTCATCTTACCATAACCGTTTGGACCGTCCATCCACATATTAACTATCATGTGTGATACACGATCCAAGTTGATTTTTAGGTCGTCTGGATGATCCACCTCTCCAAGTACGCTATAACCATTTTGAATCTGATCGTTCAGAGTCTTAACAGCCTTGCTAATCTCGCTCACAGGATATACTCTCTGGTTAGCGTTACGGATACCGCCCTGTATACAAATACCACTTAGATACAGACTTTTTCCGTCTTTCTCATCACTTTCGATGAGTATTTTAGCTTGGTCGAAACTTAAATTTTCGCGTAAGTGGAGCATCTATTTGCCCTAATTAACGAACACGCTTGCCACCGATTAAGCTTGACTTGTCAACGCTTCCGGTGTTCTTTTCGCCAGTACCTGCGCCTACTAGGCCGCCTTCTGCTGGTCCTTTCTTCTCTGGTCCATGTCCAGGCTCTTTCTTCTTAAACGCTGTTTTACCAGCATTTCCGCCTACTACGTTGATGTTACCAGTGTTCATATCTTGTGTTTTTGGACTTGCTAAACCACCTTGTGTTCCGCCAGTTCCGCCTTGACCGCCACGAGCGATATTAGCAGTTGTTCCACCCATATTGTTTGGACCAGCTACTGGACTTTTAGTGTTAGCACCATTGTCACCATGCTTTGGCATAGCTACTTTTTCCAATGTTGAACCTTCGAAAACACCGTGATGTACGTGATGAACTACTTTACCACTGCCTTCCATCTCTGGTTCAGCATCCATAGAATCCATTCCATCCATGTTGGTTTCCATTTCCATCTCGTCGTCACCCATGTCGTCCATGCCGCCCATGTGATCTTCGCCTTCTTCGCCGGCCATTAGTTGTTCAAATTCTGCTTTTAATTCTTCTAGAGCATCTTCTAGATCCATAACACGATCTTCGATGTCTTCGTCACCTTCGTCTTCGCTATCGTTGTCTTCAGCGTCATCAACAAAGTCGTCGCCTGCGTCGCCTCCGAAGTCGTCGTCACTACCTTCTTCTTCCTCTTCGCCTTCTTCTTCCTCTTCTTCCTCTTCGCCTTCTTCTTCTTCTTCGGCGCCGAAGTCGCTTTCTAATAATTCTTCGTAAATTTCACGAGATTTTGCTACTACGATGTTATGAAAAATCTCTTCTGCTTTTTCTTGATCTTCATTGATCAAAGCCTCAAGCATGGCTTCAAATTGTGCGCGATCAGTCATTGTTTATTCTCCTGTGATATGATACAAGGCTGTAAGATATTTACTATTAACCGATGAAAAGTACCTGAATATGCCGTAAAAACGACATATTTTTTTGAAATTTAAAATTAAACAGCACCGACGGGTGCAGGTGGAGGTGTGAAATACATATTATGGATAAAGTCGAGCTCCTGTTCTTGTTCCAAAATATGAGCTTCGCTGGCTTTGCGTAGCTCGTTTATCTGTTGTAAACTAAGTCTAGTTTTACGTGTATCTGTATTCGAAATTATAGAGTTATCGCGCTGAGGTTCGTATCGCAAATCATTTGCTACACGTCTAGTATCCTGATCAATATAAAATAATTCTCTAAGTATCATATCAATATTTATACAACTGGAGCAGTTGGAGCACCCATTGGCACTGCAGGAGCAGCACCTGCACCCATTTCTCCGGTATCTACTTGATCTTCCATGCCTTCTGGTGCCGATAGATCTTCTGTATCGGTTATATCGCTTTCAAGACCCGCTGCGCTAATACCTGCACTTCTAAGTTCTCCACTGGCATCTGTGTGTGTTGGGATACCTTTTCCGGATTCCTCACTCCACATGCGTTCGTTTTCTGCAACTTCCTCGTCTGTTAGGCCTAAAAAGCGTTTTAATGCAAAACGTTTTGACATATATGGAACTGCTTGAATTGTGTTGAAAGTATTAATTCTTTCTGCATCTAGGCTAGCTTGACGACTGCTAGCAAAGTTTAATGGAGGATTAAAGCGTAATTCAAATAGACTTGAATCTAAATTAAGTCCTTTACCATAGAGATACATTTTAAATTCTTGGTCAAATACTTCAGTTAGTAGATTCTGTAACCGTTCGCAGTACTTGTTAAAACGCAGTTCTTGAATATAAGCTGTTCCAACACGACCGTCATTATATGATGATTGGCTATCATCTGCACCTGTTGGCAGATAGCTGCTAGGAATACGTAAACCACGGAATAATTTGTTAGTAAAAAACTTTAAATCATCAATTTCGCCAAGATTAGTACCGCCAGGCAATGTGTCAACTTTACTGCCACGACCTTCTGCTGTAGTAGGGAAAAAGTAATCTTCGTTGATACTTAATGGATTATATGCACTGTCAATAACGTTTTGTCCGCCGCCAGTTTGACTAGGAATTCTACGCTGATGTATCTCATTCTTAACACGTTCCACAAAGGCCATGGCCATGTGTGCGGGCATATTACCTACATCAATATGGAACACTCTACGCTCTGGAGCACGTTGAATACGATAGATAATGATAGCATCTTCAAGCAGTTCTTTCTGCTTGTAAGTTTTAAAAATATCTTCTAATAAACTGTTGCCAAAAGGATATAAGTTGTCTAAACCTTCGCTTAAACTTAGGTGTATAATATGTTTGGCATCGATTGCATGTTCTGTTTGGCCCAATGTAAATCGTCCGCTAGATCCAGACTGAGGAAATGCAAAACTGCTTGAACCTGTATTTGTTCCTGAAAATCCAGCACCAGCACCACTGCTGCCCATCATCTCTTTTGGCTTTAGATTTGGTGTAATCATCGTAGCAACTAAACTATGAAAGTTTGGTGCTAGATCTTTAATTACATATTGCTCTGGACGTTTGCCATCACTTTCATTAACAATAACTTTTGTAACTTTGCTAGGATCGACATACATCCATTTTTGAGTTTCAGGATCTCGAATAAAAAATGCATCTCCATATTTAAAAGCATTTCTGAAGATGCGAAATATGCGTGTATCAAACTTTTGTAGTTTGTTCCACTGTTGTAAGTATTCGCCTAATATACGAATTTCACTATTAGTTGCTTTGTGTCTCCAATGGACACTAAAGGCAGTTTTGCCATCTTTATTCTTTTGTGTGCAAAATTCAGCTAAGATGTCTAATGCTGCATTAACTTCTGGATCGCTGTCCATTGTTTCATACTGCATGTATCTTTCAATTCGATTAGGAGCACCAGCATATACATCCGGCAGATAACTTGAATAGTTTGACTTAGCAGGACCTGGCTTGCTAGTATTAGCATAGCCACTAATTGGGCTTACATTGCTAGTTTTTACTGGTGAAAAGTATTTTTTCCAAGACATTGATTAAATTATCCTTACATGCCAGTACGACTATTTGAAACTCCAGATGCAACATGTTTTAATTGAGTAACTTGTTTATCTGCAATATTTACTAACTGGCCCATGTATGTACTTATCTGCATCATGTGTTGTTTCAAGTCATTAAGGCCGCTATTATTGTCAACTGCGGGCATTTGAATAGTTGGCGCAGGTAACGTAGGCATCGCTGTTTGAGCTGACGATATTTTGGTAGCAAACGTTTCCATCATAGGCATAAACTGACTCATTGCCGAATTCATTTGTCCTTTAATTTGATTAATATTGATATTCTTACTTGAATCAAATATTTGAGAAAATTGATCCTTAGTTAGTACAGTTTCGCCTTTATGAACTTTGCCAAAAAAATCATCGGGTTCAAACAGTTGCCCTGTCATACCTAATGTACCAAGTGCTCTTTCTTGTTTTCCAACATTCCGTGTAACAACTCCTGATCTCTCCTTGGGCGGCACTGCAGCTTTAGGAGCGCCAGGTGTCTCTCCACTAAGTCCTTTATAAATTTCAGACCAGATGCTTCCTTGCTCTGACATTATGCTCTTGTTAGTATCTAATATTTTTTTCAAATCTGCTTGATGATCTCCGGCAAATTTATTAAACTGTTTAAACATAGTGTTAAATTCTACACCTGTATCATAAATTATGTTTTTAGATGCATTAAGTGTACGTTGTAAAGCAGCATTAGGATCTTCTAATGCTGCTTTTTTCTGCTCAGCAGTTGCTTTTTCTCTCGCTATTCGAGCTTCTTCAGTTGTTTTTATTTCGCCTTGTCTAGCTGCAGTTATTTGATCATTTAATGCTAAGTTCTTAGTCATACTTTCATTGTACATTTTAAGAATAGCATTACGTTGCTCCTGAGGCATACCTGCATCACCTCTTGATGCTTGCTGAACTAGTCTTAAAAATTCAGGATTAGTTATTTGTTTATTGTATTCTTCGGTAAACTTAGCTTTGGCTTCTTCGACCCCTACTCCTGATTTAACTGCGGCACTGTATTCTTGCAATGCAATCCCAGCAGGACCTAACGCTGTAACTAACTGTGCATCCATTTGATTTGTAATAGCACCGCCAGTTTCTTGTAAATGCAAACCAAGATCTGTTATAGATTCTCCAAACTGACTCATGTTTGCCATGCTTTGTATTGCTCGCTGTTGTTGATCTTTATCTAATCCTGCTAAGTAGGCACTTACGTCGGCTTTTGCCAGCTCCTTCTTCAATCCTTCTTCAACTTGTTTCCTACTCATACCTGTTGCTCGGGACAGGTCGTCGATTTGTGTAGTAAGCATACCAGCCGATTCTATAAGAGCATTTTGTCCTACTGTTGTTCTAGCATCGGCTGCTCGCATACCCATTGTTGAAATTAACAGTGCGCTGTTTAAATCTTCTGCTGATCCGCCAGCAAGTAAAAATTGATTTCCTAAATCTGATGTTTGAACATTACGAGATAATTCTAAAAATCGTTTTGAACTATCGGATGCAGTTAGTCCTAGCCCTTGAAGTTGTATAGAATTTTCTTTATTAAATCTAACATAATCGTCCATGGTCATACGAGCACCACTGACAGAAGTTGCAAAGTCTCCTAAATTGCCACCAAAGTATGCTCCTTGATCTGCAGCTTTACTCAACGAATCATTATAGAGATTAATTACTCCGCCACCTTTTTCCAACGCATTGGCAAAAACTCCGCCTACTACTGGGATTGCACGTAACGGTTCTGCGACTAGAGAAACAGCATCATTCAGATTGAACGTGCCAATTGTTAATTTTTGAAAAGCACCTGTTAAAGCATTAGCTGTACTTGTTACGGGTTTAAATAAATCGTCAATAAATCCAGTAACGCCACCGCCGGAACTTCTACCGCCGCCGGAGCTGCTGCCACCGGACGAACCGGATCGCGATTGATCTCTCAAAACTTGTGTTAGTTCTCGTACTTCATCTTCAAGTGCCATATTTTTTAACCTGTAAAAGTAGCATATAAATAGATACCTATATATTTATCCGGAGATAAAATGGCTATAAATCCCTTACAAAAGTACTTTCGTCAACCAAAAGTCTATATCAGTTTACCTAGTAAAGGTGTGTATTACTCTGCAGGAAATTTACAAGGTAACATTGAACAGATACCAGTATACGGTATGACAGGCATGGACGAAATTATGGCTAGAACTCCGGATGCATTATTATCAGGAGAAAGTACAATTAAGATTGTAGAGAGCTGTTGCCCTACTATTAAAAATGCTTGGGAAATTGTAACTATTGACTTAGAAACTATACTAACTGCTATTAGAATTGCAACGTATGGTAACTTGTATGGAGTAGAAACAAAATGTCTACAGTGCGGTGAAGAACACGCTTACGACATCGACTTAAATCAATTTATAGATCATTATAAGAATTGTACTTACGAAAATAAAGTAGTGCTAAAAGACTACACTATCAACTTACGCCCTATTACGTATAAAGAAACGTCGGAGTTTTCAATAAAAAACTTTGAGATACAACAAAAGTTTAAGCAAGTTAATCAGATGCCCGAAGGCGATGAGAAAAAACTTATAAGTGATCAGCTGTTTAAAGATATTGTACAACTACAAAAAGAAATCTTCAGCGCAGGAATTGAATCAGTTGAAGCAGGTTCCCAGACAGTTAATGAACGTTCTTATATTAACGAATGGTTAGACAACTGTGAAAAATCTGTATTCGATCATATCAAACGGCAATTGAATACAATTAATAAAGAATGGACACCGCCTGCTACAAAAGTAAAATGCACAGCATGTGGGCATGAACAAGAAGTGTCTGTTACATTGGATCAGTCTGATTTTTTCGTCTAAGCCTAATTAAATTAAACAACGAAGAAATTAGCGAGTATTTAATTAGGCTTGAACAGTTTATATCTAGATTCAAAGAAGAACTACTTAGAGTAAGCTGGTATATGAGGGGTTCAGTTACTTACGATCAAATGCTATATCAGTACAGTTATGATGATCGTGCAGCAATGTATGAAGTAATCAAAGAAAATATTGAAGCTACTAAAAACTCTGGAATGCCGTTAATTTAATTATTTCTGAACTAGTTGTCCAGTTTGCGGATCACGAGTATAGCCTGCAGGAGCTGGTTGTGATTTTCTATAAGCAGTCAATGCATTTTGATCAATTGGCTCATACCACTTTGTCGGCGTTGGAGCAGCTTTATCATATTGTTTCATAGCAGCAGGTGTACCACCATCAGGTCCTGTAGTACTAGTTGCTGCAATATCCTGTTGTGCTGTTGGGCTAGGTTTTGCAGATTGTTGTGTACCATTAGCTGTGCCAGTAGTTGCTGCAGTTGTACTAGTTGTATCAGGAGTTTGATTTGATTGTCCAATTATTGAATCAATTATTCCGCCAGCAGCACGGATTGCTGCTGCTTCGATAGTCTGTACATAATCTGTTACATTAGGAAAATACTGTTGTAGCCAAGTAAACAGCATAAATCTTGCGATTGTTTCAGATCCCTTGTCAGTTGCTGCCCATGCCATAAATGTAGCTTGTCCTACAGTAGCAACTTTTTGTAGAAATGCATCTAACCCAGGAAAATTTTTAGATATAATTTTCCAGCTGGCAAATGATCTTATTAGTTTATTACCTATTAACACACCTGCTATTCTGCTTACGCACCAAGAAGTTTCTTGTTTATACAGTGCATTATATTCATCTTGTGTGATTGTTCCGCTTTTTAGTGCTGCTTCGCCTTTGCGCAAATTAACCACACACTCGTATACCGGTTGTCCAACATCCCATAGACCCAATGCACCCCACACAACTGATCCTGCTTTGTTCATGACGTTCCATGCTGTTCCAACTGGAGCAACAATACGAGCAATCTTATCTTTAATTGCTTGTACGCCACCTTTAATTGCAGATATTTGATCCTGTCGTATTAATTTTTCTGCTTCTTTTCTAGCACTTTTAATAATATCTTTCCATTCGGGATTATTAACAGTGAAATGTCTACGAGCTTCGACTTTACCAACGGCAGCTTCTAGTTGTGCTAGTACTGCTTTACGATTTATCGAAGTACCTGCCTTACTTGCACGAACCATTTCTTGTGCAAAAAGATCTATAAGTTTTTGCTTAGTCGCAATTCCTCCTATAGATTTAGCACCATATGCTAAAGCTTTACCAATTAGTCCTTCTTCATGAAGATGTTGGTTAGGTGTAATTATGTCAAGTATTCGCATGATGCTTTCTAGGTTAGTATGATATTTATTATTCTTTTAAGATGAACTACGTTCATCTGCTCTTCGCTCACGCTCGAGCATTTCTTCTTTTTAATATTATTGAACTATTATAATGCGAAGCATTTTAAATATTATCCAGATTGTTCAGTCACACTTAGCCCAGGGCGGGCTAAGAACATTATCCGAGTTGCACAATGTCACACAGCGTTATGGCATTACAGAGGCGGTCAGCCTGTACCTCGAGCCACGTCTTTCCTGACGGCGGTTTACAAACATACGCTATCATGCTTGTAAACGTAGGGTTTTCTCCCTTCATTTTGCCTTTAAATCCGTTTCAAATAACCAAACAGCAGGGCTTACAAAGCTGTCATCATCCATTTTGGGTAGTGGTTAAGCACTCTTGCGGCAGAGATTTATGTCCGAGTGACTCGTGGTCCTCTTGTCATATGCGCACGAAATAAGCCTGCGCTAGCCAAAAACCGCTTTATTTTGCCTGTTTATCTTGAGATTTGCGTATATGTGAACCATGCACACGCACTTGAATATGCCCGTTATAATAGTCATTTGACTCTAGAACACGGCGAGAAAACTGCTCTCGTGCTTCGATATAGCTAGCTTCTGGCTTACTGGAACAGTAAAAAAGTATCTCTCTTTTAAAGTTTTCTGGTCCTAATTCTACGACATCTTTGTTTAATTCTATATTAGAACCGTAGTATTCGCGCCAATCGCTGTCTATTTTTGACTTTATCTTTTGCCTTTTTTTGTTGCCATTCTTGAATTTAACTACTTTGTAAGTAGTTTTGCTGAATTTTGCCAGCTTTTTGCCTATATACATGCGTCCTGTAGTAAGATTAGTAATAAGATATACAAATCCTACGCAATCTTCAGGTAGATTTTCTATTATTTCGTTTTGATAATACCAGGACATCTACTGTTTATCATTGGATGTCCTTGCCTTTGCTTCCTTCTGAGCCTTTCGTTCTGCCTTTTGATCTTCCCAAACTTCGTCTTTCCAATTACGCCATTCTTGTAGTGCAGCCCTGCGCTGTCTTGCAACGATACGTATGTCCGCTAACAGATTGCGTGTGTTGATACATGCCCTTTTAGTGCCGGTATTTACTAGGCGCTGATTCTCTTCAAAATATTTTCTGAAGAGGCGCATTAGTTCAGCATGTAGTTCTTCGTCCGGCTGCATTAATTTGAAACCTCTACGTCATTTGCATAGCTAGTAAATCCGTTTTCTTTAATTACTTTAAGAACATTACTGACTCTGCCGACAAGTTCGTCCTTGTGGCTGATTAAGTATACATTCTTGTTACGTTCTCTAGCAAATTTCTTTAGTACTGACAGTGCGTTCTCTACTCCTGCAGCATCAAGTCCGTTATCAATTAGCTCGTCAATGAATAGCAAGTTACAACTTTGATATAAACTTTCCCACACATCTCTAAATGCCCACGACAATCCTAAGATTAATCTATTGCGCTCACCTCGTGATAAGTTATCAAAGTCTAAGTCTTGTCCTAACTGAGTAATCTCTACAGTTAAATCGTTTTGGAATGTTACAAGATGAGGTAGACCCATTTTATCTAAGTAATGACTTAGTCTGTTATTCAGATAAGCTAAATTTTGATCAATAATCTTCTTGCGAATAAAACTGTCTTTGTTTGTTAACAGTTTTAGTAAGAACTCTTGATGATTCTTAAGTTCTGTTGCATTGTTAACAGTGTTCCATGATATTTCCTGCATGGCAGTATTGTTTAATTCATCGATCTGTTCTTGATACGGATCAACTTCTTCTGATCGTGTGATTAATTGTGTTTCAAGCGTTTTCAAATTGTTCTGATGTTTTAGTGCCTGCTCGACAGTATCATAATATGTGTCAGGGCGTGTGCCTAATTCACCTACTGCGGCAATCTCATCATTGACACGAGCATAATCCGCAGTTAGTTTCTGTAGATATGTATGAGCATCGCCTAGATTTTTTGCAGAAGTAGCTCGCATTTCTTCGTGCTTGTGATCCTGGAGCTCTTGTTCGCAAGCAGGGCACTTATTTTTTTCAAGCTGATTGTCTTCAGCAGTATATTTTTTAACTGTTTTATCTGCTTGAATAATTGCACTCTCCAGTGTAGCACGTTCTTTCATCAAGCTAGTATGTTTAGTTTTGCTTTCTAAGTGAGCTTTTAGTTCAGCATGTGCTATAATCTCTGCTTCTATGTCTACATTTTCTAATTCTACAATAGCTAGACCTATTTTTTCTAAGTCTGTTTTTTGTTGAGCATACCAAGCAGTTCGTCTTGAGTTTAGACCGTCAATGCTTTGCTGTATTTTTTCGTTACTGCGTTTTGCTGCTTCTATGTTTGCAGTCTCTTGTGTAATAACATCTTTAGTTTGACGAATTAGCTCTTTAAGACGTTCTGCTTTGTCAGACAATTGCGTAATTCCTAGCAGTTGTTCAATGATAGTACGTTGATCCGCAGTTTTCATACTGAGGAATGGTTCAGTATATGTATTAAGTGCAACGATATGTTTAAACATATCATGACTCATACCAAGTAGCTCATCTAAATCCTTTTGTGTTTCTCTACTATCGCCTTGTGCATCATCAGTTTCGTCACTATCTTGTGCTTGATTATTAATAAAGAATTTTAGTACATTAGGTTTGCGACCTCGTTCTATACGATAGTCTACCCCATTCTTTTCAAAACTTAACGTAACTAACATATTCTTATTGTTAATTTTATTAATTAAGTTATCTTTTTTGATATTTGTAAGAGCATTGCCGTATAGTGCATAGCTCAAGGCATTAACAATAGTTGTTTTACCAGTACCGTTTCGACTGCCACTATCGTCGCCGCCTTGATCTAAGTTTTCACCTAGTACAAGCGTTAATTGTTGTTTGCTAAAGTCCACGGCTTGGGTCTGATTGCCTACGCTCATGAAGTTTTTTACTGTTAAATTCTTAATTCTGATCATAGACTATTATAAATTTCCAGCAGAGTGATTTTATTAAAAGCATCGGATTCGATAGAAGTGATTTGATTAGCTACAATTTCGTCTACGCTTTCAAATGCTTGTATTTCGAGGTTGGTATCTATTTGTGTTTCTTTGCGTTCAGCTATTAATGTAAGTTCTCTAATTGCATAATCTTGTAAAAACTTTTCTTTAATAAAACTTGCTTCTTCATAACTTACATCAATGTCCAATGCAACACGAAGATGTTGTTTAGGTTTAATGATAGATGCATTATCAATTAATTCACTTAATTTTGTTGTGCGGAATGTAGGTTGTTCCGGCCAAGTTAGATATTCTGGCTGTTTGCCCCATTCTAAAATCATCATCCCACGCTCGTCATCCCACGCATCTGCATAATTGTGAGGAAAAGCATTGCCAATATAGATCATATTGCCCTGCTGTTGACGTTTGTGGAAGTGTCCGCTGAATCCTAATTCATATTCTTTGAAGTTATCGAGTTGTATTTCACCATGATCTGGCATCTGTACCATAGCGTTCATAAAGAAGTTAGGCAGTTCAAAATGTCCAAAAATATATTTGCCGGTATGTTTTTTACCAATATGCTTCCATTCATCGCCGACTAACCAAGGACACATAGTGACTTCGCCGATAGTCACAGGTTCGTGAACTATAGTAATGCCCGGAATGTATTTGCCAAACTCTACACTATGGATATCACGTTTATCCTTATAGTACAAATCGTGATTTCCGGGAAAGAAGAAGAACTGATCAAATGCTTGACCTAGTTTTTCTAATGCCCGCAGGCTATAATCCATAGTTGTAATGTTGAGACTGTTGCGATTGTGATGCCAATCGCCCATAAACATTCCAGTATCGCAGCCAGCCTGTTTAGCTTCTGCAATATACCAGTCAACAAAGTCTAAACAGTCTTGATTATGTGTCTGGCTATTACTTTTCAAACCAAAGTGTATGTCTGTAAAACAAGCTACTTTTTTAAATAGACTCATTCGCTACTCTCGTCAAATCTTTTCATAGCAGCAGCATGTTCGCCGTCGCTTATTCGTGTGTAACTAGGATTCATGCCATTAATTTCTAAAATGTCATCTCGTATATTTTGATTGCGTTTTTCAATGTTAATTACTCGAACAAAACTATTAGTAACAGCAGCAGTGAAATAAGCAAAAGGGTTGTCTGATTTAGATTCATCGAATTGTAATCCTATTTGAGTGAGCTGTAAAATTGCTTGCCCTTTCATTTCGTCATTGTAAGTATATCCTCTTACATTACCTCTTGTAGCATACCGCTCACATAATTTAAGCATCATACGTGCTAGATTGTTTGTAATTTGTCCTTTATCTTTATCAAAATGACCTTTACCAACAGTGCCTTTCCAATGACTTTTACCAACACACTCTAGTTCATCTTCGTCGTTAAATTTCCAATGTTGAAACGGAGGAAAGTTTACTTTATCTCTATGATCTGCTGTAGTTTTTGGATTCTTTTTGCGAGTATTGTTTAATGGTATATGATCAAATGTCATAACTCTAAACACTAATTCTTGTTTAAGTATTTTCTTGTAGTCGACTTCGCAATCTGCTTGTTTAACCTTTTCTCCAGCAGCTTTTCTACGTGCATAATCCTGTTCACCTAGTCTTTTTGCTTTGTTGCGTTTAGCTTCTGCAATGGTTCTAATATTAATTTTTTCTATACTAGGCAAAATTATATCATATTGATGATATTCTGCTTTGGTAAAGCTGCAATATGAGCTTTTGGACTTATGTATTTCAGCTAGTAAGTCTTTATTGTTTAGATAATTTACTTTTACTGGTTGGGTTGGTGTCATGTGATATTCCTATATTGTAAAATTATAAACTACGCACTTAATAAAATCAAATAAATACTTGTCAAAGAGGACAAATATATGCCAGCATTACGTAATAACTCGTCATTTGGTAGTGGCGTAAGCTCGACAATTAATGCAACATCGAATATTATTAGCAGTGCGCAAACATCGTTCGCATCAGTTCGAAACTTGAGTAATGCGTTAACTGCAGACGGAAGCGATGTTGCTAGCGTTCTTAGAAGCTCAGCATTGCCAACAGCAGGCGAAGCAATTGGGGATTTAGGCAGTGCGTTTGCTAGTTTCCTGGGCGGAGACGCTGATCCTAATGATTGGAGAGTACGATTAAGCTTACCTACATGGCCTAGTTTTAGGGGAAGTCCTGTTCTTGCACCGTTAAAGGATGCAGGCGGTCTAATTTTCCCCTATACTCCAACAATCACTATGAAGTCTGGTGCTACGTATCAACCTCACCAACCCGTGCATACTAATTATCCTTTCCGGGCATATAAAAGTAGTAGTCCTGGTACAGTAGAAATTGTAGCCCCGATGAACGTAGAAGATCAAACACAAGCTTTATATTGGATAGCAGCAGTCCATTATCTTCGAAGTTTAAGTAAAATGTTCACAGGAGCCGATCCAAAGGCAGGAAATCCTCCTCCTATTGTCAGACTTAATGGTTACGGCCAATATGTTTTTAAAAATGTACCTGTGGTATTAACTAGTTTTAATTGCACACTTCCAAATGATTGTGATTATATTGGAGTAAATGTTCAAGGTAGTTTAGCTGGTGCAATAGCCGATGTTGCAGACTCGTTAAGTGGGTTATTAGGAGGCATCGGTGGAGTGCCGTCGTTAAAAGATTATGCAGGATTAGCTAATTCGGCAAGTAATATATTAGGTGCGGTTAGTTCTGTTGCTAGTGTAGCAGGAAGTTTAGGTATTACAGGATCGACCCCAGCAGGGTTTGCTTATGTTCCCACAAAAAGTCAGTTTACAATTTCACTAGAAGCAACATATAGTAGACAATCTGCTAGAAGCTTTAGTCTTGATAGATTTGTTACTGGCGGTTATGTTAGCGGTTCTACAGGGTATATTTAATTATGTCTGCAAAATATTCTAACACTAGTCCGTATTATCTGACTCCGATAAAAAATAATTTTAATTTAGATTTTTTACAAATTCGATCAGTCAGTGCAGAAGCCGATGATTTTTTATATACAATTGAACCTCAATATACTTATAGACCAGATCTATTAGCGTACGATTTGTATGGGCAAGCTGGTTTATGGTGGGTCTTTATTCAAAGAAATATGAATGTTTTAGAAGATCCTATTTTTGACTTTATACCAGGGGTACAGATTTATATTCCTAAAAATAGCAGTTTAAAAAAGGTGTTAGGATTATAAAATGGCACTACCAGGGTTAGACACGTCATTAACTAGTAACAATATAAGCTCAGGGAGTGCAACAGTCAATCCAGCTAATATTGTTAACTCAATCGGTGGAGTAATATCTACCGTTTCTAATATCTTAACAGCTAAAGATAAAACACTATCGTTGCCGTTGGCAAATCCTCTTGATGCTTATGCCACTTATGATTATATTTTTACATTAACCTCTATATCTGATGCTGATTTAAAAGACAATACATTTATGAAGGGCTATAATAAATTTCCTATTATAGCAAAAACAGCTAGTAGTGATCCTAATAATCGTGTGCAAACGGCATTTGGAAAACATGAATTCTATATAGATAATGTAACAATGACTAGTTCAGTCGGGTATACTGGCGGTAAAAATACTAATGTACACTTTTTTTCTTTTGAAGTAACAGAACCATATAGTATTGGGTTATTTGTTGTAGCCATGCAACAAGCAGCATTTAATCAAAATCATAAAAATTTTAAAGTTGCACCTTATGTATTAACAGTTGAATTTAGGGGTAATAAAGAAGACGGTGGCATGGAAATTGTTCCTAACTGTACACGACACATTCCGTTTACAGTGACTTCTGTAGATATCCAAGCAACAGAAGCTGGATCGAAGTATACAGTTAATTGCACTAGTATTTCAACTATGGCATTAACTGTTTTAAAACAAACTGTTCCTACAGATATTAATATATCAGGGAAAACTGTACAAGAAGTATTACAAAGCGGACCCTTAAGTTTACAGAATATTGTTAACACAACAAAAAAACAAAATGCAATTAAAGATCAGGTATCTGATCAAATTTTAATTTTATTTCCTACTGATATTTCGTCTTCGGCAGTTGATGCTAATAGTTCGAGTAATACTGCAACGGTAAACCCGACTACTAGTCAGTTACCTAATGCCTTAATTTCTAAATTTAATCTTACGGTTAGTACTGATAATGCACAAAATATTTTGTATTCATCATCAGATGTGAACGCCATTGGTCAAGCGTCGATGGGATTTAATAAAGAAAGAAAGGCAGATGCGCCAACAGCGGATTATAAAAAAGTATATGACAAAACAAAACAAGTAAATGTAAGATCTAGCATATCAGCCGACGATGGTACAAGTTCATTTAGATTCGCACAAAACATAGATATTCCGTCAATTATAAATGAAGTTATTTTGAATTCAACGTATGCTATTGATGCATTATCTCAAGATAAGATTGATGCGTTTGGTAATCGAACCTGGTGGAGAATAGATACTCAAGTTTTCAATATTGCATCGGCTAATGATACAAGTACAAATACAAAACCAACATTAACTGTTTACAGAGTTGTTCCTTATTTGGTACACACTTCGACATTAATGGCCAGTAATAGTCAGCCTATTGGATTGCCAAATTTAGCTGCACAAGTACCTAAAGTTTATCAATACATATATACAGGAAAAAACACTTCTGTTTTAAAATTTGATATTAAATTTAATTTTGCATTCACTTCGGTTTTTCAATTTGATGATTTTAATCGAAGCCAAGATTCTGTGACTGCAAAACAAACAGGAGATACTTCAAGTAGTAAACAAGCAAACGGCAGTGCTTCAAGTTCGCCTGACTCAGAGCCTTCGACAAATCCAGGCAGCTGGGGCGGCCCTGCAAGAATACGCATCGGTACAGATTCATCATCGGATAATAAAGGCGGCGGTGGCTCGGAAAATTCACAAGTTAGGATAGCTAGGACATTCTTCGATGCGTTAAACAATCCAAATGATATGTTAGGATTAGATTTAGAGATAATAGGAGATCCGTTTTGGATTATTCAGAGTGGTGTAGCTAATTATACAGCAAAACCAGGACCTTATATAAATGTAAATCAAGACGGTACAGTAAACTATCAAAACGGCGAAGTACACATTGGTGTAATTTTTAAAAGCCCGCTTGACATCAATCAGTCAACGGGTATGTATGACTTTGGTAAATCTTCAGACAAGTCGTCGTCGGTTATTGGATTTAACGGACTGTATAGGGTTATCAACGTTGAAAGTAGGTTTCAAAATGGAATGTTTACTCAAGTACTAAAAGGAAATCGATTGCCTAATCAAGAAAATAAAAATGTTGCAAAACCAAATCAAACTCTTAATACTAATCCTCCTCCGGCAACTATATGATTAATGTAAAAACAAATAATTATGTACCTTCGGGACAACCAGAATTAAGTCCGTTTCCAGTGTTGGCTAAAATTGTTAGCCACCTTGAGCCTAGTTACATGGGTAAATTAGAAGTTCAAATTTTACGTAATGTAAGTGGAGAATTATTAGACGGAATAACACACCCTGTGAGTATGGTTAGTCCGTTCTGGGGACAAACTAGTGTAGATTATAATACAAGTGATTCAGGATACGACTACACACAAAAGTCGTACGGCATGTGGATGATTCCGCCTGATGTTGGAACAGTTGGTATAGTAATATTCATTAATGGTAATGCTAAAAGAGGTTACTGGATAGGATTTGTTCCTGACGAGGGAGTAAATTTTATGACCCCAGGAATAGCAGCGACAGAGCTTACTAATCCTCAAATTTATAGAACCGACAAATTTGCTGGCACTAATGAAATACAAAGATTACCAGTAGCAGAATATAATAAACGTGCAGTACCACAAGGTACAACAATTTCCGATCCTACGACAGTTGCTAAACCAATACATCCGTTAGCACAAATTTTAACTGACCAAGGATTAGTATATGATGATACACGTGGCCTGACTAGTAGTTCATCTCGACGAGAATTACCGAGCATGGTGTTTGGTATTAGTACACCTGGACCAATTGATAAGAGAGAAAATGCACCGCGTGGAGATGTCGGTCCTCCAGGTGATAAAATTAATAAGCAAGTAAGTCGCCTTGGCGGGACAACATTTGTTATGGATGACGGTGATTCGGCATTTTTAAGAAAAGGTCCTGCATCAACAACGCCTCCTGAGTATGCAGCTATCGAGCAAGGCGACACTATACCTGATGATCCTACAATTCCACACAACGAATGTGTGAGAATACGTACTAGAACCGGCCATCAGATACTATTACATAATTCAGAAGATTTAATTTATATTGGTAATGCTAAGGGTACTACTTGGATAGAATTAACCAGTAATGGAAAAATTGACATCTATGCTAAAGACAGTATTAGTATTCACTCAGAACAAGATTTAAATTTCAGAGCAGATCGAGATATTAATTTAGAAGCCGGCAGAAATTTTAATGTACATGCAGCAGGAAACAAAACAGAAGAAATTAATGGAAATTTAAATTTAGTAGTTGCAAAAGATCAAAAAATTACAACACTTGGAAACCTTGATGTGTTGACACAAGGGCATACTTATATTACATCGGGCAGCAGAATTGATTTTCGAAGCTCAAAAATTTACGCTACTGCGGGAAGAATTTATTGGAATAGCAGTAGTTCGGCAAATCAAGCTACTCCTGCATCTACATTGTCTAAACATAAAATTCCAGATTCAGAAGGTGCTACCGCTTTGCTTTCTATAATGAATCGTGTGCCTTTACAAGAACCTTGGCCGCATCATGAAAATTTAAATCCTGCTATGTTTGTATCTAGTAAAACTGATCGAAATGAAGCGGACATTACAGTACCATCGATGTTTGGAAAATATACAACATCGGTGGATACATTCAGAAGAGATGCTGTAAAAAAATAAGGAAAAACAGTGAGCTCAAACGCAAAATTATACAACAAGATTGTTGTTCCATACAGTAATAGCTATAAAACAAATCCGGTACGAAGTCAAATGTACAAAGGATTTAGTACAATAAGTCCGGATACCAGGAATTTTAAACTTTTTGATTTTGAATTAATTAAACAGGATTTATTAAATCATTTTCATATAAGACAAGGCGAAAGATTAATGAATCCTCGCTTCGGCTGTGTTATCTGGGAACTATTATTCGAACCATTAACAGATGATTTAAAAAATACTATTCAGAGAAATGTTGAAGATATTATAAATTCTGATCCTAGAATAAAAGCGAATCAGGTAATAATTACATCTTATGAAACGGGAGTACAAATTGAGTGTGTTATTGAATATTTGCTTTACAATGTTCAAGAACAGATTCAACTTCAATTTGATCAAACAAATGGTCTGTTGACAGGATAAAATACGCAGATATTTCAAAAAATAAATAGTGATATAGAGATAAAAAATGACATCAACCTCAAGACAAAACAATCTATTAATTGCCCAAGATTGGACAAAGATTTATCAATCTTTCAGAAATGCTGATTTTCAAAGTTATGATTTTGAAAATCTTCGCCGCACAATGATCGATTATATTAGAACAAATTATCCAGAAGACTATAATGATTACATTGAAAGTTCGGAATATCTTGCCTTAATAGATTTGATAGCGTTCTTAGGTCAAAGTATTAGTTATCGCATTGATTTAAATGCTCGAGATAATTTTTTAGAGTTATCTGAAAGACGAGATAGCATCTTAAGACTTGCTAGATTAGTTGCCTATAATGCACAACGCAATAATGCTGCTAGTGGACTACTAAAATTTACTAGTGTTCAGACTACTGAAGATGTGTTAGATTCTAGTGGTCGTAATTTAAGTAATCAAACTATTGCATGGAATGACTCGAGCAATACCAATTGGTATGATCAGTTTATCAGTGTAATGAACGCTGCATTTCCTACAACTCAAAAATTTGGAAATCCATCTGATAGTGCAAACATCTATGGGGTGCCAACGCAACAGTATAGATTTAATAGCAAGATAGCTGGTATCCCTGTATTCAACTTTAGTAAGGTAGTTTCTGGACAATCGATGAATTTTGAGATTACTAGTACAACCTTTAGTAGTCAAAATTATATTTACGAAGAATCGCCTAAGATTGGAAATCCATTAGCATGTGTTTACAAAGACGACGGCAGGGGTGCCGGAAGTTCGTCAAACGGTTTCTTTCTACATTTCACACAGGGAACATTAAACCAAGGATCATTTACAATTGATCAGCCAAATAGTCACGAATCGGTCGATATTGATACACCAAACATTAACAATACCGATGTATGGTTATATAGTGTGAACAAGACAGGTGTTGAAAGTGACTTATGGACTCAAGTTCCTGCCCTTCAAGGCAATAATATTATCTATAATAGTATTAATCAGCAGATAAAAAATATTTATGCGGTAATTACACGAACTGGGGATACAGTCAGTTTGCAATTTAGTAATGGAATTTTTGGAAAACTTCCAGTTGGTACATTTAAAGTTTACTATAGAGTTAGTAATAATCTGGATTATACTATAAATCCTGCCGACCTTAGCAATATAACAATATCGTTTCCTTATACTAGTGCTACGAATCAATCAGAAACATTAACAATTAATTTAAGCCTTTCAAACTCCGTTAGTAATGCATCAGCATCGGAATCCAATGCCAGTATCCAAGCTAATGCTCCACAAAGTTATTATACACAAAATAGAATGATTACAGCAGAGGACTATAATATAAGTCCTTTGTCGGCCAGTACACAGGTTTTAAAAATACAAGCAGTTAATCGAGTTAGTAGCGGTATAAGCAGATATTTTGATTTAATTGATCCTAGTGGTCAATACAGTTCCACCACTTTATTCGGTAGCGATGGTATAGTTTATACAGAAAAATATCTGACTAAGTTATTATTCACGTATCTTACAAAAGTAGATATTCAAGGTACAATATACAATGATATCTTTACTATATTAAAAGATTCTAACTTAAGGAATTTTTATTATGGAAACTATCAAGTTTCGTTAACCGCAAGTTTAAACATTGCCTGGTATCAAAAAACTGCAGATAGAACAATGTCAACAGGTTATATAGGCGGCACTACTAATAGTATTCCAATCAAAGTAGGCGATTTTACTGCAACTAATCTTCAGTATCTTCAAGTTGGTGCGTTAGTTCAATTTACTGCACCGACTGGCTACTACTTTGACACAACTAATTATAATATTATTACAGCAGGTACGGCTACAGTGACTGGTGCAGTTCAGTCTATTTGGGCTGAATGTATAAATTTAACAGATGATGGCACAGCGTCGGGTACTGGATTATTATCTACAGGATTCGGTCCGATTGGTTTCAACAAAGAAATCCCAACAGGTGCCATTGTAACTGAGATTATTCCTACATGGAATACTACTATTGGTTCGTCAATAATTACAAAGATGGTCGATTTAATTTTTTCAAATCAACCATTTGGTCTTACGTACAATTCTTTAACACGAGCTTGGCAAATTATTTACGAAACTAATCTAAATGCTGCATCGTTGTTTTCTTTATCTAAACAAGGCGATACAACTAATACGCAAACAGATGCTAGCTGGCTATTATTGTTTACTACAGATAATGTGACATATACAGTAAGTTCGCGTCAGCAACGATACGTTTTTGAAAGTTCTAAGCAGATAAGTTTTTACTTTGATAATAGTAAAAAAATCTATGATTCTACAAATAATACAGTAGTAAAGGATCAAATTACAGTACTCAGCATCAATAATCAACCAAGTAGTTTAACTCCATTTACTATAGATAAAAAATGGGATATAGTTGATTCTTATTTAGGTCTCGATGGCTTTAAAGATAATAGTAAACTTGTAGTGTCGTTTGCTGAAAATGAAACAAACGGTTCTACAGATAATCCTGATTCATTTAGAGATATTGTATATAGTAATTCTGTACCATCCTATATTGTTCAAGAACGGTATACAATTACAGAAGGCCAAGAAGATTATAGATATGTAAAAAATGATGGTATTGTGAAGATTTTTCTTTCACAAAGCTATGTTGGGGAACTATCTCAGTATACAGATGGCCAGTATTTTTATTTTATCGATACTGATACGGTGAAGAAATTTAATGCAATATCGTCAACTTTTTTAGTAAGTTTAGATTATAAGGTCTATGCAGGAAGAGACGACTTAAAGTTTCAATATGTACATAATGCAGATTATGAATCTCGCGTAGATCCTGGATCAAGCAATATAGTTGACATATATGTATTAACAAAGAGCTATGACACTTACTATAGACAATGGATATCAGGTGCAATAAATTCAGAACCGTTGCCTCCTAGCAGTGCTGAATTGTTTGATTTATTGGATCCAAAATTAAATCTAGTTAAGTCTATCAGTGACGAGATAGTCTATCATCCGGTAAAATATACACCTTTGTTTGGCACCAATGCCGATCCTTCTTTACAAGCAATGTTTCAAGTAATTAAGACCCCGGGTCAAGTTATTTCGGATAATGATGTACAAACACGAGTTATTTCGGCAATTAATCAGTTTTTTGCACTTGAAAATTGGAACTTTGGCGACACATTTTATTTTACAGAGTTATCGACTTATGTAATGAATCAGCTAACTCCTTATATTTCAACATTTTTGATTGTACCTAAACAAGGAACTCAAAATTTTGGTAGTTTATTTGAAATTAGTAGCACTAGCAATCAGCTATTCATAAGCACAGCTACAGTGGAAGATGTTGTTATTATTTCAGGAGTGACTGCTACGTCTATCAAAGCTATTCCAGGCACGATCGTATCGTCAAATATTGCATCTAGTCAAGTTTTAACAAGTTCAACATACGGAATTTAATACATGGCATCTCAAAAAAACAACAATGGATTAACATCCAAACTAATTCCTAACATTTATCAATCCGATGCTAACAAGAAGTTTTTACAAGCAACTCTTGATCAGTTAGTACAACCAGGAACTATAAAAAAAGTTAATGGATATGCAGGAAGAAAGAATGCTAAGGCTAGTGTAGGGGATGACATTTATATAAATGCAGCCGGTACTACTCGACAAAATTATCAACTCGAACCAGGATTTACAGTTCAAGATGAGCTAGGAAATTATACATTTTTTAAAGATTATCAAGATTATATAAATGATCTTTATGTGTTAGGCAGTAATACTAAAAATCATAGTCGGCTGAATAAACAAGAATTTTACAGTTGGAATCCCCATATTGATTGGGATAAATTTTCTAATTTTCAACAGTACTATTGGTTACCTTACGGTCCCGACACAATTACAGTATTCGGTCAACAGTCAGCGATTCAAAGCACAATTAAAGTCAGTATAGAAAATGAAGGTACAAATTTCCAGTGGATGTTTTCTTCTGATGCATTAGTTCCTAACCCTACAATTAAACTTTATCGAGGCCAAACTTATGTGTTTGAAATCGATAGCATTGGTAATCCTTTTACTATTGCAACAGTTCGTAGTAATGATGTTGAATATTTGTATCAAACTCCGGGCCTTGATGGAAATAAAGTTTTTCAAGGAACGATTACTTTTACAGTACCTGCTGATGCACCTAGTTTGCTTTATTATTTTAGTGATACAGATTTAGATGCCAGTGGAGTTTTTGAAATTCTTTCTATTGAAGAAAACACATATCTTGATGTTGAAAAGGATCTGTTAGGCAAAACATCATACACATTACCTAACGGAGTTACGTTAAGCAATGGCATGAAAATTAAGTTTATAGGTAACATAACACCTGAAACTTATTCTAAAGGGCAATACTATGTTGAAGGTGTTGGTACAGGAATCGTATTAACTGAAGAATCATCACTAGAAATAATTGCACCTTATACTACTGATACTACTATTTTATTTGATTCTGATCTGTTCGACTCTTTGCCTTTTAGTAGTGCTAGCTCATATGCAGGAACCTTAGATTATATTACTATTAATAGAAGTAGTCAAGATAAGAATCCATGGAGTCGATACAATCGTTGGTTCCATAAAGATGTTATTGAAGTAAGCGCAGCATTAAATGGCAATGTTCCAAGCTTAGATCAGACTGCTCGTGCTGTTAGACCTATTATCGAATTCGAATCAAATTTACAACTTTATAATTTTGGAAATAAGTCGGTCGTTGATGTTGACGTTATTGATAATTTTACTACTGATGCATTTTCTATTATAGAAGGTAGCTTGGGATACAATATTGATGGTGTAGATTTAGTTCAAGGATATTTGGTAATTTTTACTGCAGATCCAGATCCGTTTGTTAAAGATAATGTATATGAAGTGCAGTTTGTTTCGGTCAATGGTGTTCAACAAATACATCTAGCGTTACATTCAACGCCATCTGAGAATGATTCTGTAATTGTAAAAAGCGGAATAAAGAATCAATCGATCACTTATTGGTACAATGGTACAGACTGGATTTATGCACAACAAAAGACTAAAGCAAATCAACAGCCTTTATTTGATATTTTCAATTCCGATGGAATTAGTTTTTCGGATACAACAATATATACAGGATCTACGTTTAAAGGATCTGCAGTATTTTCTTATGCAGTGGGCTCGAGCTCAAATGATCCTAGTTTAGGATTTCCTTTATTATATAAAAATATAAACAATATCGGAGACATTGTCTTCAACTTTAATCTAGTTTCTGACACATTTGTGTATAAACTAAGCGGTGATATAGTTACAGTTGATATTAGTATTGGTTATTTAAAACAGATACAAACAACAGCTTCTGTGTTTGTAAATGGATGGATAACAAATAGTGTTACAATGACACAGGGTGCTGTAAGAATCTACAAAAATTCAGAAATTACAAATAACTTCGATATCGACATTTTTGATAATATTAACGATCTTGATGACTTAGTAGTCAAAGTTTATGTTAATGGTATTAGATTAGAAAGCACTGAATGGTCAATAAGCGACGGTGTAATTTACAAATATGTAGAACTATTAACTGACGTAACAACCGCCGATGTATTAACAATTAAAGCGTATGCAGCACAACCTATCAACAAGAATGGATTCTATGAAATCCCATTGAACTTACAAAATAATCCCCTGAACAATGAGATTACTACTTTTACACTAGGTGAAGTTTTAGATCATGTAGAGTCGATCGTAGAAAATGTACCAAATTTTTCAGGATCATATCCTGGTTTCGGTAATTTACGAGATTTAGGACAGATTAGTAAGTATGGAACTAAATTTGTTCAACACAGTGGTCCTGCAAGTCTATCTTTATATCATATCACTAATAAAACTAATAATGTAATTAGAGCTATAGAAAAATCTCGTAATGACTATGTTGCCTTTAAAAGAGCGTTTATTAATGCTGCTACTGGGTTATCAGAGGATTTATCGGTTGTTGAATCAGTCGATTATATTTTAAGAAAAATTAACGAGAATAAACCTAAGACCGGACCATATTATTTCAGTGACATGGTGCCTTATGGTGCAGCTATTGTAAGTGATATTCCTGTTCTAGATTACAGAATTAAAACGTATCCATTAACCGATCCATTTAGCTTAGATGTATTGTCTTATAAATCAGTATTAATATATCGAAATGGCACACAGTTATTGTATAACACTGACTATATTTTTGATAGTGATAACTCAAATTTTATAATGTTAGATACATCTCCGTTAGCTAACGGTGACGTACTTACAACATATGAGTATGATAGCACTAACGGATCGTTTGTTCCAGAGACTCCGACTAAGTTAGGATTTTGGCCAGCATACGAACCTAAAATACTCTTAGATAACACATTGTTGACTCCAAGAGAATTAATACAAGGACACGATGGTAGTCTCACATTAACGTACGGCGATTATAGAGACGATTTATTACTTGAATTAGAAAAGAGAATTTTTAATAACATCAAGATATCTTATAATACTGAAATTTTTGATGTTTATGATTTTATTCCTGGATATAATAGAACAACAGATTACAGTTTATCTGAATTTAACAGTACGTTGTCGCCATATTTTTATGAATGGATCGGGCTAACTAATTCAGATTTTACAACACCATTTAGCTTCGATACATCAAATTCATTTACATATAACTATGCAGGGCATTATGCCCCTAATGGGGAAGCAACACCTGGATTTTGGCGAGGGATCTATCGTTGGATGTTTGATACAGATCATCCTAATGAAACTCCTTGGGAGATGCTAGGATTTACAAGTGAGCCAACATGGTGGACATCTGTGTATGGTCCAGCACCCTATACCAGTAACAATTTAATTTTATGGAATGACTTGTCGGAAGGTATTGTTAGAGCACCTGGATCGACTACCTCGGTTCGTACAAAATTTATTCGTCCTATTTTGAAAACTAATATTCCAGTTGACGAAAACGGTGAACTACTAAGTCCTTATAGTGCAGGTTTAGCATTAGGTACTATAACTGATGCTACTTCTGGAAGTTACGTGTTTGGCGATATAAGTCCAGTAGAAACAGCATGGCGTAGAAGTAGTTATTATCCTTATACAGTATTGTTAGCGTCAACGTTATTGCAGCCTTCTAAAACTATAGGAATTTTTCTAGACAGATCACGTGTTACTCGTAATCCAGCCGGACAATTAGTTTATGCAGACACAATGTTGCGAATTCAACCAAGTACGTTAGCTTTATCTAGTGTTTATTCATCATCAGTGAATGTACAAACTGCAGGTTTAATTAATTTTATTGTCAACTATGTCTTAGATGATACTCTTGAATCGTATGCTGCTTATAAAACAGATTTAACAAATATAAATTGTCAGTTAAGTTATAGATTAGGAGCATTTACAAGTAAAGAAAAGTTTGATATTATACTTGATTCAAGAACTCCGCTAAGTGCAAGTAATAGTGTATTTGTACCTAAAGAAAACTATAATCTTCATCTTAATAAGTCTAGTCCGATTAACAGAATAATTTATAGTGGAGTTATTATAACCAGATTAGCAGATGGATTTGTAATTAATGGTTATAGTAAGGTACAACCTTATTTTAATTACTATTCATATTACGATACTGGAATAGTAGTTAACATTGGCGGTATATCTGAAAGTTATGTTAATTGGACAGCCGGAGAAAGTTATTATCCTGGCCAAGTTGTACAGTATAATAGGCAATTTTATAGAACGATTTCTTCTCAGATTTTAGTTACCTCATTTGATCCAACAGGATATGTTCTTTTAAAATCTCTCCCAATTAATGGCGGTGTTAATTCTAATTTTAGAAGTAAATGGAACAGAAAAGAATCGCTAGTACTTCCTTACGGAACTAAACTAGAAAAAATACAAGATGTTGTTGACTTTTTATTAGGGCATGGTGAATATTTAAAAGATCAAGGATTTATTTTTGAAGACTTTAATCCAAATCTTCCAGATATTTGTAATTGGGAAACTAGTGCTAAAGAATTTTTATTTTGGACAACACAAAATTGGTCTTCGGTGCAGGATAAATGGACCGAGTGGACTCCTAATATTGACATAGAGTATAATGAAATAGTTCGATATAACGGAGAATATTATCAAGCTTTACAAAAAATACCAGCCACTTCATCGGTTCCAGTAAACAACTTATCAGTTAGTGGCGAAGAAGGAGATTACAGATTATATGCCGACGATGTATTAGGTGTTTATATAGGAATGTTAGTTACTGGACCAGGTGTTGAAGCAGGTGCTCTAGTGCAATCTGTCACCGGTCATGGGCCATATGTCATTAATTTAACAGAGAATAATATTGGGACAGTAACACAGGCATCTTTTGTAGGATTTTTTAACACTAATCTGTATGAAAACTTACCAGGTTTAGACACAGTAGGAAGTGCGGTAATAAGTCTTAGTCCTGCAGCAGGACAAATTACCTTCCTTGCAGACTTAGCAGTAGTAGAGTCTGTAACGGATCCATTTAATAGTTATTCTATTTTTAAAGTGGACGGTACTCCTATTTCTCCTCAGTTCATAGACTCATATAGAAATGGCAATGTTGTAAGCTATCGAGCTAATAACAATGATGGCATATATGCCGCAACTTTTTACTTAATACAGCAAGAACAAATTTTGTTATTAGATAATGTTACAATGTTTAATGACACAATTTATAATCCTGAAACAGGATACAGACAGGAAAGAATTAAGATCTCTGGATACGTAAGTTCTGAATGGTACGGTGGTTTTGATGTACCTGGATTTATTGTAGATCAAGCAATAGTTAAAAATTGGGAAGCCTGGCAAGATTATGCACTAGGAGATACAGTCCTTTATCAACAGTACTACTATTCAGCTAATAGATTTGTCCCTGGTGTCGATGTCTTTAAGATAGCCGAACCCGATGGTGTAATTAATTGGATTAAATTATCAAGTGCTCCAGCATCTAAACTTATTCCTAACTGGTCGTATAAGGCTACACAATTTACAGATTTTTACAGTTTAGATAGTGACAATTTTGATGCAGATCAACAGTCGTTAGCACAGCATCTTATTGGTTATCAAAAACGTCAATATCTTGAAAATTTAATTCAAGATAGTGTAGGTGAATTTAAGTTTTATCAGGGAATGATTTATGATAAAGGCACGCAGAATGCTTTTAATAAATTATTTGGTGTTTTAAATTCCGAGAATGCTGACAGTTTACAATTCTATGAAGAGTGGGCAATTCGTGTAGGTCAATATGGATCTGCAGAAGGGTTTGAAGAAATAGAATTTGTTTTAGATGAAGAAGAATTTAATAAGCGTAATCCTCAAGGATTTGAGTTAGTGTCTAGATTAGATGAAGAGCATAGTGATTTTGTCAATCGACTAAGTCCTAACGAGATATATTTAAAACCTTTAAACTATTCCAGCAATCCTTGGCCGACGATATCTAACTATCGTCCTTACTTACGATCAGCCGGTTATGTACGTCCAGGCGAAGTTTCAGCATCGATTGCATCAATAGATAATATTATTGACATTGATATTGCTACATTAGTCGACGGCGATTATATTTGGTGCGGATTTGAAGGCCCGAGTTGGAATGTTTATAGATTTACAAACACAAAAAATAAAGTAACAGAATTAACATATTCCTCTAATAAACTTAATATTACCTTTAGTCATAATCACGAACTAAGAGCAGGCGATTATGTTGGTATACGTGAGTCTGGTGGATTTGATGGATTTTATAAAATCACAGATATGAACCCTGTGACTATTATTATTTCAACTACATTAACTACAGCACCATTAGTCCCGTATGAAGGCTTAAATGATATAGTAATTTTTAGATTCAATTCTCAAAGAGCAAGTAGTATTGATACTGCTAATTCTTCGATACCGCAAGAAATTAAGAGCGGAGAGTTATTATGGACCGACGATAATGGATCAGGCATTTGGTCTACATGGCAAAATGATACAGTTTATGCAGACTCTGAAATTAAATTTAGTTTACCTAAAGCAGGATTAGGGTTTGGAAGAGAAATAGCAATTACTTCAGATGGAAGTCTTGCTGCTATTTCGACTAAGACAGGACAAACATTCATTTATCATAAGTCTAGTCCTTCTTCGTCGTGGATACAACGAGACACTATCGATGCTCCGGAGATATCCAAGTCTGATGTATTTGGAAATAATTCTAATGAATTTGTACAACTGGCAGAAGTATTAGCTATGTCTCCTGATGGAGCATGGCTTGCTATTGGATCACCGACTGCAAGTAATGCAGCTACTATACAAAAAACTTATTATAAGGCCGTAGATATTTTAGCAGGGACTAATTCAGGATTAGCTGGTCAGGGTGCAGTATCTTTATATAAGAAAGATGCAAATAACATTTTCACTCTAGTAGACACAATTTTAAGTCCATCCCCTACTGCAGGAGAACTATTTGGATCTAGTTTAGTATTCAAACAGACTACACAATCTAACAATTTTGTTAGTTATAATCTTTTAGTTGGCGCTAAGGGCTTTAATTCAGGAATCGGTCGAGTTTACGAAATCAAATATCAGCAGTTAGTGCAAGCTACTGCATCTTATAATCCAAATGGCAGTAGTAATAATGGTATAGTAGGTATCAATGTAGATTCTCCTGGTAGCGGATTTTTAACTAATCCTATTGTGATTATTGCCGCTCCTACTGATTCGGGAGGTGTGCAAGCTACCGCTACATGTACAATTGGTGTTGCAAGTGCTAGACTTATTCAAGCAGGATCTGGCTACTTAGTAGGCGATTTATTAACAGTTACAGGTGGATCGTCAACGCAACCTGCAATTTTAAGAGTAACTGCTATTAACACAAACATTCAAAAAGGTAACATTGGTGCTGTTTTAGGAGTGTCTATAGTTAATGCTGGAAAGTATACAGTAGCTCCGACCTTAACAAACATTGTTACTGGTGGCACCGGAACAAATGTTCGATTTGCTATTGAAGTTGGAATATCTTCATTTACGGTTACAAATCCCGGCGGCGGATATATTGAAAAACCATTTGTAAGTTTTTCAGGAACAGGATCAGGAGCAGTTGCTACAACAGTATTAGGTAGTGTAGTGACCTTATCTTCAACATCGGGCATAGCACCAGGTATGAGTATAACTGGTACAGGATTTACAAACAATCAAACTGTGACTTCGGTTGTAAATTCTACAGCTATAGTTATTTCTTCTGCAGCTTCCTCTATACCTTCGGGCAATTTAAATTTTTCAATAGTTCAATGGAATTATAACACTAGCAGTTATATTTCTGCTCCAAATGGTCAAAAAGCATTTGGTAGTAGTTTATCATCTGCAGTTTTGGGTAATGTTTTAGCAGTTGGTGCTATTGGTGTGCCGTTTGACGGGACTTATAATTCGGAAGTAGTTGGTAGAGTTAATTTATATCAAAATAATGGAACAGCTTGGACTTTGATTCAGTCTCCTATTGTAGGAGGCGAATACGGGTTTAGTAAAGGATTAAGTGTATCCGAAGATGGCATATGGGTTGCTATAGGATCTCCTTATAAGTTAAAAAAATATAGCAATCAAGGACAAGTAGATTTATATTATAATGATACTGGCACTTTTAATTTTTATCAAGAAGTAGAAAATATTAATCCTCAAGTTAATGGACTGTTCGGTGCCGGAGTAGCTTGGATGAACGGCAGCAATACTATGGTTGTTTATAGTCAGAACTCCGATATAGAAACTCTTGAAATATTTGATTCTGGTAATACAATATTTGATGGAAATTCTACTAAATTTAAATCTATTGTTAGAAACAATGGACGTATAGATGTGTATGACAGGTATAATTTAAACTTTATATATGGCGAGACATTAAGAGATCTTGCAGAATTAAACAGTGAATATGGTGATGGTTTTGCAGTTGGTTCAAACAATATTTTAATTGGAGCCCCATCTGCTACTGTTAATAATCTTATTGCTGGCAGAGTATTTGGTTACGGTAAAAAATCTAATGCATATAGTTGGACTATACTACATCATGAAATTCCTAAAGTCAATTTAACTAAATTTAAACGTGCATTAATATACGATAAAACAAATAGCTCGTTAGTATCCTATATTGATATTATCGATCCAATGCAAGGAAAAATTCCTGGACCAGCAGAACAAGAAATAAGATATAAGTCTTTCTATGATCCTGCAATATATTCGATAGGTAACGCAACAGTAAATGTTAGCGAAGGTCAAGCATGGACTGATGCCCAAGTCGGACAACTATGGTGGGATTTACGAACTGCAAAATTTATTGATGCGCACGACAATGATGTAGTTTATAGAAACAATTCCTGGGCATTATTATTTCCCGGTGCTAGTATCGATATATATGAATGGGTTTCATCGTCCTATACTCCTAGTCAGTGGAACAAGCTAGCAGATACTGTTTCAGGACTTTCACAAAATATCAGCGGCCAAAGTCTGTATGATGATACAGTTTACTCTAGCACTCAGAGTTATAATAATGTTAGTAAAACTTATAAAACAACATATTATTTCTGGGTAAAAAATAAAACAATTGTACCTAATCTTAAGAATCGATCTCTCTCAGCTAGCGACGCTGCTAATCTTATCGGAAATCCAAGAGGTGCCGGATATAAATTTTTAGCATTGACAGGTTCTAATAGTTTCAGTCTAGCAAATGTCAAACCCTTATTAAATGATAAAAATATGGTCTTGTCTGTTGAATATTGGACTATAGACAATCCTGAACATGCATTAGTACATCGTCAATATGCAATTATTAACAATGATAAAAATACAGTCCTACCTGAGTTAATTGAACAAAAATGGTTTGATAGTCTGTGCGGAAAAGATCAAAATGGCCGTGTGGTGCCGGATGTAAAGTTACCGCCTAAATTAAAGTATGGTATAGAATTCAGGCCTCGTCAAGGCATGTTTGTTAATCGATCCGAGGCGTTAAAGCAGTTTATTGAAGAAGTTAATAGAACATTAATCTCCTATCAAATAACTACAAATAAAAATATATCCGCATTGGATTTATATGAATTACCGCCATCGGATCTTACTGGATTGTATGACATAGTTAAAGATACCGATTATGATTTACGTTTTGTAAATGTTGGCAATTTCTCTTTACCTTCGTTAGTGGCTGTAATCACAGAAGGCAGAATTACTGGAGTAACAATCGTAAGTGCAGGATCGGGTTACATAAATGCACCGTACATTACAGTATCAGGCGACGGCGAAGGTGCAATTTTAAAAGCACAAATAAATGCATTCGGTCAGTTGATCGGAGTAACGATTGTCGATCCTGGCCAAGGATATAATGAAGAAAATACCATGTTGGGTATTAGAAGTTATAGTGTATTAGTTCACAGCGATAGCGGATCTCAAGGTTATTGGAGTATATACACATTCGATCTCACAACTCGTGTTTGGTCAAGAATACAAACACAGAGTTACGATGTTCGCCCTTATTGGAGTTATGCTGATTGGTATGATACTAATTATAATCAATATACAGTTGTAGATTATTCTGTAAACACATTTACAGGACTGTATGGAATTAATTCCAAGATAGGTGAACTAGTTAAGGTTAAAACCACAAATAACGGTACTTGGATGATTTTAGAAAAGTATGCCGAATCGGAAAGTATTGATTGGACACAACGCTATAAACCAATAGCAGTTGAAAAGGGCACAATACAGTTTAATTCTATTCTGTACAACCTTACTGATACGGTTTATGGGTATGACGGTGCATTGTATGATGATTTAAATTTTGATAATTCTGCTAATCAAGAATTAAGAATTATTTTAGACGCAATAAAAAATGATATTTTAATTGACGATTTAAGACAAGCTTATTTAAATTTATTTTTCTCCAGTGTACGATATGCTATTAGTGAACAAACAAGTGTCGACTGGATTTTCAAAACTAGCTTTATTAAAGCAGATCATTTAGTAGGACCTCTTAAACAGCCGGTTAACTATCAGCCTGATAATCTTTCAGATTTTGAAAGTTATATTTCAGAAGTAAAACCGTATCGGACAAAAATTAGAGAGTATGTAGACAATTACAGTAATTTAGATTTAGGATCTACTGCTGTAACAGATTTTGATTTGCCTCCACAATATCAATCCGGTGCAATTGTTCCGATTTTAACAGGTTATAGTAATGATAACGTAACGGTTGATAATGCAATTATCGATTCTGTGTATCCTTGGGCATTTTGGAATGACAATCATTCTTATAAAGTTATTGAATTAAGGATTGTCGATGCCGGCAGCGGATATATTACAGCACCCGAAGTTATTATCGAAAGCGGTTCAGGTGCCGGCGCAACAGCTAAAACGTTTATCACTAATGGATCTATTAGAACAGTCGTTCTATTAACATCTGGGTCTGGATATCTTAGTGCACCTACTGTTGTACTAAATGGCGGCGTTACTGATGGCGGACGTAAAGCAAGGATAATCGCAGTAATAGGCGACGGTGTTGTTAGAAAAACAACAGTAGGAGTTAAGTTTGATAGACTTTCAAAAACATATTCTTTGATAGAATTAGAAAAAATCGAAACTATAACAGCATCGGCTTCTAAATTACAATATACTTTGCCGTGGGCACCTGATATAAGATTAGGAACTCATTCTGTTACAGTTAATGGCATTCCTGTAATTTCAGATGATTATGCATTGTCTGTTAAGACTTCAAATAGTTTAGGTTATACTAGCTACTCCGGACTAATAACTTTTGATAATTCTTTCACAGCAGGATCAGTTATTAAAGTAAGCTATTTGATAAACTGGTCATTGTTACATGCATCGGATAGAGTTCAGTATTATTACACTCCTGAAACTGGACAACCAGGAAAAGAGTTAGCACAACTAATGTCTGGTGTAGACTACGGCGGAGTGATTGTTAATAGTTTTGGCTTCGAAACAAATTATGGTTGGGATTCATCGTCATTGTTCAGTGATGTGTGGGATGGTACTGACAGTTCCTTTACCGATTATATAACAGTAGTCGATGCCGATACACATACTTTTAACTTGCCTTACTTACCCGCCACAGGCACAAATTTAAATATTTACTACAGTGAATATTTTTCAGAAACCTATGCAGGAGACGGTGTACAAACACAATTTACGTTTGATATAAGACAACAAACACCTGTTGCATCTGTAAGTTGTTCTTCAAATATATTATTACCATACAGTGCTACATTTCAAGGATTAGGGATCGCTATTACTAATGTCATTGGATCAGGCTCTTCGATAGTAGTTTCATTTGCTACTAGATCAGAAATACCATTTTCTTTAAATCAGATTATTAGTATTTCAAACATAGCAACTACTGTAAATTCTCTACAAAGTTATAGTCACTATAATGGAATTTATACAGTAACATTTGCTACAAATCATAGTATAACTCTCATTGGCACTGACACTGCACAATACGCATCAGGCGGTACAATTTCGTTGGTCAATGAAACTCTAGTCGCGTTAGACTCTACTATGGATCTAGATGCAGGAATGAAATTAATACGAACTAACGCAGGATATAATACAGTTATCGGCGAAATTAAAACGGTTATTAATTCAACGTTAGTTACGCTAGTACAATCACTAGAAAGTAAATCAGTTGCAGTTTTAACTACCTCATCAGTAAGTGCAGGAGCCACTGTTCTATCTTTTAGAAGTACTTCGTCGTTAATTAGCGGAAGCACCGTAGTTGGCGGCCCAATTGGTATATTAGATAATGTAACTATGACAATATTAAGCGGAACTCAAATAACATTAAGTTCGTCGCTGACCAGTGCGGTAGATGCTGGCACATCTTTCACGTTTACATATACTCCAATTCCAGATACAGGAGAAACAGTATTAATTACCTATAATGCAAAAGGAAGTAATAAGCTGCAGTTAGATAGCATTGATAATATTCAATTAAAAGACAAAGTATCTTTAGTAGGAACTGATCTAACTCTTTTCGCTTATTCGACTACAGTTAGTACTATTTTAAACAATAACATTCTTGAACTTGATCATGTATTATATGACACTGTAGTTTCCGCAGAAACTGTTTTATTTGAAAGAACTTTAACAATTAATCCTAAAACGTCTGTAGCCGGTGTGGGTGTAGTTACATTATTAGACCCAATAAACACAGGAGAGACATTAACCATAAGTTCAAATTTAGCTCCTGTAAGAATTGATGATGAAAATTATGGAACATTGAATCAAACAAATGCAGATGCTGTAATGCTAACTGTAGTTGCTGATGGAGAAAGTCGACAGGTCGATATTCCTGGTACATTTGTAGTTAATGATTTTGATAAGTTTATTATTCGTCAAAGTACCAGCGATGGATCAATAGAACCATTAACCAGCTCATTTGATACCAAAATAGATGGCGGAAACATGGCATATACTAGTGCATCGGGTCTATTGGCGGATGACATTACTATAGACGGAGATGGATTTGTAACCCCAATGACCAGCTATTTCCCGGAAGAAGTTGTTCCAGGACAAGTAGTAGATGCGTTAGCTATTAAAGTTTTTGATAAACCGTCCGGTGGATCAGCAGAGATTTTAGTTCAAAAATATCTAGCAGATGGGGAAACATTTGAGTTTAATATAGGACAGATTCCTAATAGCTCGTCAGCAGTAATTGTTAAAACAACAGTTGCTGATGTAACTACAATTTTAACTGAAACAACTGATTACATAGTAGATTATAAAAATCAAACTATTGTTTTTGTAAACTTGCCAGATATTGACACATTAGTGTCGATTTACAGCATTGGATTTAGTGGAACTGACATTCTTGTTTTTGATTATTTTGTTGGAGACGGACATACAAAAGAATTTGTAACACAGGCAAAATGGATAAGTTCCTTCACATCCGGTACGTATGTAGATGGAAATTCCGTAGATAATTTAACATTTGAAACAGATGATACGTATGATTCTGCACATAGAATTGGCTTTAGATTAGTCGATGCCCCTGCAGTAGGATCAATAATCGCATATATCTTTGTAGCCGGAGCCACACAGACTTTTGCAATAACTAGTAAGCAGATAATTCCTACTGATGGTACATTAACTTATGCATTAGATAATATTGTTGGAGATGCTTTACCAAACGAAACAACGATGATTGTTCGTGTAGATCAAACAATATTACCAAGACCTAAAAATAGTTACTTTACAATCGCAAACAATCAATTAGTTTATACAGTTGATCCGGGACTGTTCACACCATATAAAGTGAGATCAGAAGATGTTGCAGTAATAGTCGGCGGAGTTATATTAAAAAATTCTGTAGATTATCTTTTAGATGTAGCCGGAATACAAATTACGTTGTATGAAACAACCTATTTAAAATATGTTGATCAAGCAATGATTATAAGCATTAAAACACAGGCAGGATATTTTTACATTCCTCCTGCAAACAGATTTACACCTCCTTATATTCAGTTTAGTCATCCTTATGATAATACAAGTACTGTCGAAATTATTAGTTCCTACAGAAATAATGTTTTAGGAATGGCGACTAAAGATCTAAATGTGAATCCAAAATTGGCTCTAGTACCAGATACACAGGAATATTTTGAATATCAAAATATTTTTGGAGGAATAATAAAGTTAGATGATGCAGTACGAAATGAAAATTATGTATGGGTAACTAAGAATGGAAAGCTTTTAACTCCAAGTTTAGATTATATTTTAAATTCTGATTTTAGAACTTTAAAACTAGCAGTCAGCCCTAATACTGCAGATAATATTACTATTTTGACATTTAGCAGTAATATAATAACGTCAGGTATTTCTTATATGCAGTTTAAAGATATGCTGAATAGAACTAGTTATACTAGATTAAGTTTGAATAAGAGAACACAGCTAGCATCGGATCTTAGAGCTACTGATAAAATAATCACAGTAGTTGACGCTAGTAACTTTGATATTCCAAATCCTGCTGCAAATAAACCTGGCATTGTTGAAATCAGAGGAGAACGTATAGAATATTTTACGTTAGATGGCAACGTTTTAGGACAATTAAGAAGAGGAGTTTTAGGAACTGGAGTTTCTAAGATTCATAAATCCGGAAGCTATGTACAAGACATTGGAACGGCTGAAACAATACCGTACACAGATACTACTAATACACAACAGATTGTCAGCACAGGATCTAACACTATAACAACGAATGTTAAACCAATTAAGTCATCTAGTATATGGTCTTATCAAACAGGATTTACTTCAGTAATACCTACGGGATTTGGACAATCAAATGACATAGAAGTATTTGTTGGGGGATATGATATATCGATATGGAGCGAAACAACTAGTTACGTTATAAATGATATTGTATCTTATAACGGATATGATTATAAATGTACAACAGATCATATCAGCTCTTCGTCATTTGCAAAAGATAAAACAAATTGGAAGTTCTTTATTTCAAATATTAGACTACAAAAACAACCGTATGAAGTATACAATGTCAATCAAGCTCCAAATAGTCCAGCCGGCGATGTACAGTTTGATGCAGATTTTTCTGTAGACGGAGTTAATAATTCTATCAGATTAACAACTGCTCTAAAAGAAAATGTCGTTGTAACAGTTGTACAACGAAAAGGCAAAGATTGGGATTCTACTGTAAATATAATAGATGATACTGGTCAGATAGCAGAATTCTTAAAAGCAACTCCTGGGGCGTGGTATACCGGCATTGAAAATTACTCATTATCTGTGAATACTAATGCTACTTTTGATAACAGTGACATAACATTTGATAATTCACATAACACATTCGATCAAGGATCATAAAAATGACTCAAAAAATAATTAATGTCGGACTAACACAAGACGACGGCTCAGGTGATAATTTAAGATCAGCTGGTTTAAAAATTAACGATAACTTTACAGAACTGTATACTGTTATTAACAATTCTCAAAATTATATTACAGAAATTGTAGGAGGACAAAATATTTCTGTTACTAGTGCTAATGGAATTATCACAATTGATAATACTTTTGTACAGTCGCCCGCAGTAGCTAGTGCATTAACTGGTAACACATTAGCTCCGAATGTTGTTAGATCAAGTTTAACTTCTACAGGAATATTAACTAGTTTGCAAGTGTCAGGTACAGCATCATTGTCAAATATTAGCTTTGCTAATAATGGACAGATTATAGATTTCTCTGGCCAAACAATAATGGTTAATACTTCCGGAACCATTATAGGTAGTGGTGAATATAAAGCAACTATTGCTGCACGATCGAGCGGTGCAGTGGAACTCGTAGCAAATGACGGTTCCGATGGCGATAGCTCGGGGAATACATGGACTTTTAGTACAGATGGTAGATTAACAACACCAGGACAAGTTAATATTATCAGTACCGATACTGCAGATAGCGGTCCTGGGTATGCTGGTATATTCAAACTAACAAATAATAATGTCGGTGCCACACTTATTAACAAATCAATTCGTATAAGTGATACAGGTCATTTGCAGATTGTTAACAGCACATATCAAAATACAATATTTGATCTAAGCGATTCAGGCAATTTAACAATAGCAGGCATCTTAAAGCTTCCAGTATTAACTGCAGAACCAACTTCGCCAGTTACTGGAATGATGGCAATTGCAGATGGAAATGTATGGGATCCTAGTTTAGATGGAATTGAATGCTTAGTTGTATACTTAAATGGTGCATGGGTCACAATAACCTAAATCATTAAATTACCATATTATGAAACTTGATAAATACAGAATAAAGAGAGATCGCTATGCAGAGTAAAGACGTCACAGGAATCCATATAGAAGGGCATATCAAAATTTTTGATCCCGTGTCCAAGGAAGTTTTTATTAACAAACGTAATGCTATTCATTATGAAAACTTCAGTTTGGCCTTAGCTGAAAGTATCAGCAATAGTGGACAGGGCATTATCAATCAAATGGTATTCGGAAACGGTGGAACTTATGTTGATCCTACAGGGATTATCACTTATTTGACCCCAAATACTACTGGATCAAATGCTAGCCTATATAATCAAACATACTCAAAGGTTGTTGATGGTAACAGCAGTTTAAATGTCGATCCAACACGAAATTTTATGGAAAGTAGGCATGTTACTGGAACAAATTATACAGATATTTTGGTAACATGTTTGTTAGATTATGGTGAAAATATTGCAGGGCAATCTGCTTTCGATGTTACTAACAATAATAACAGTCCAGCAGTATTCGACGAGTTAGGTTTAGTTTCTTACAACTATACAACAAACAGTCCTACATTGTTAACACATGTTATTTTTCATCCAGTACAAAAAAGTTTAAATCGATTAATTCAGATTGATTATACAGTAAGAATTCAAACTCTTACTGGTTTAGCAGGAGTATAATACATGAGCTATCAGATTACTTTTACTGAAGCAAATAATCCTGCAAAGCTACCCATTACGGTACAAGATCAAACATTAAACACACAAACAAGTATAACTTTTGTAGGAAAAAATTATTCAGGATTTAGTCCTATAATTGCAGAAAATTTTTTACATTTATTAGAAAATTTTGCATCGGTTCTTCCGCCTGATAATCCTGTACAAGGTCAACTATGGTATGATAGTTCTACAGGAATAAATTTATTAAAAGTGTTTGATGGCACAAATTGGTCAGAAGCAGGTGCAGTTAAGAAAGCCACTAGTGCACCAGCTGTTGCTAATAGCCAAGCAGGCGATTTATGGATTGATACTATAAATCAACAGCTTTATTTGTTTTCAGGTTCTGCTTGGTTACTAGTAGGTCCACAATTTAGTGCAGGTACAAAAACAGGAACAGCAGTTGAAACGCTATTAGATACTAGTAATGTATCTCATCCTGTATTAAGCTTTTATTCAAATAATACTCGTATTGGTATAGTGAGTAACGAATCGTTTACTCCTAAATCCACATTAGCTGGATTTACAAACGGTATTACACAGGGTTTAAATTTAACGCTCGGAGATAACACAGGCGCCAATGCCTTGGCAAATACATCTTATAAACTGTATGGTGCTGCTAGTTCTGCAGATGCATTGAACATAAGTGGTAAAGTTATATCTTCTAGTAATTTTTTACGCAGTGATCAAGTCAGCACAACAAATTTTCCTTTGAAAGTTCAAAACGATGGCGGTATAAGTTTAGGAAGTGATCTAAGTTTTAGTATCTTCACAACTCCGACATCAGTTAGTTTATATTCTCAGTCTTCGGCTAGGGGAATAGATTTAAAAGTTAAAAATGCAACAGATGGCCCAGTTACTCTTATACACTTAGATGCAACAAGTGAATATGTCGGTATCGGCACGAATAATACTAGCCCAACAGAAACATTAGATGTGTCGGGCAATATTGTAGCATCTGGAGAAATTTATAATCTTTCACAAATAGATTCGACTATAATTGGACAAGGTGCATTGGTTACCGATGGTGGTTTATCTGTAGCATTAAACAGTACATTTGGTGGAAATGTTACTACGTATGGAAAAATTGTTGTTAATAATTTAACAGACATGGATGTGCCTTTAGCAGGATCGGTAATAGTTCCAGGACCATTAACTGCATCAGATTCTGCTGTTGCAAATTTATATGATATCGGATCTGTTACAAGACCTTTTAGAAATGTATTTGCACAATCATTTGTTGGAGCGTTTAGTGGTCAGTTTGCCGGAACTCTAACAGGAAATGCTAGCGGATCTGCAGCATATCTAGCAAGTTCTACTAATTTTTTATTAACAGGTGATGTGGGAAGTACTAATGGAGTAGGAACACCATTTAATGGTCAGACACAAACAGGAACCCTATCGTTAGATGTTAAAATACAACCAACATTTGTAACAGGACAGTCGACTACATTAGTAGATTCTAAAACTACAGATGCACTCGTGATTCATAGACAAGGAGTAGGACTTGCAAAAACAACTCAAGCTACGTTTTTAAGCAATGTTTCTCAAGTACCGACAGGTGCAATTGTTCCTTATGCAGGAGCGGCTGCACCTACTGGTTACTTACTGTGTGACGGAAGCGAAATAAGCAGAACTACCTATGCAACACTATTTCAAATTATAGGATATACTTATAGATCACAGTCTCAACTACAGGGTTTAGGAACATTTGCATTGCCAGATCTTAGAGGAAGATTCCCGTTAGGTGCAGACAACATGAATAACGGGCTTCCACAAATACCATCCGTAAGTAATCCTGCCGTATCAGTAAATGCTAGTCCAACTGCTCCTGCCGGCAGAGTTACAGATTCTTCAGCTTCAACAGTTGGTGCAGGAAGTGGAGCAAGTCAACAAACACTAGCACTTGCTAATATTCCTCAGCATACGCATACACTAAACAGTGGAAACTCGCAGTATTATGCACCTGGATCACCGGGGCAATTACCAGATACTGCAACAGGTGTTACAGCTGGCAAAGGTACTTCATCGTTGAACACAGGTTATGGTTTATCGAACAGTGGTAAGATATCAGGTGGTAGTGATACTACAACTCCTATTACTACAATGAATCCATATTTAACGATCAATTACATTATTAAGACTTAAAATTATGCCATATACAATAACTAAAACAGACGGTTCGGAACTTACAAAAATAGTAGATGGGACTATAGATCAAACATCTACTGATATAACCTTAATCGGAAAAAATGCATCAGCTTACGGAAAGTTTATTGATCAAAACTTTGTAAGTATATTAGAAAATTTTGCTAATTCGACACCGCCTTCCTACCCAATAACAGGTCAACTTTGGTATGACACTAGTGAAGGACGTTTAAAAGTCTATGATCCAGTTGGTGGCGGATTTAAAGTATCGGGAGGCACAATAGTTGCTGCTTCTGCTCCAAGCTCACTGACTACTGGCGATATATGGATTAATAGTTATAGTAAACAATTATATTTTAATGACGGGTCTGCTACTTTTTTAGCAGGACCTTTATATACGGCGCAACAGGGAATAAGCGGATTTAATGTTGTAACAATTTTAGATACAAGTAGTGTTGCACACACTATTATATATTTGTATGTAGCACAGGTATTATTAGGAATTTGGAGTTCAACAGCGTTTACCCCGTTAGAGATAATTCCAGGATATGGATCTTATGTAGTTCCAGAAGGACAACCAAATGCAGGTGCAACTGTATCTAATCCTATAATTATAGGCTTTAATGCATCAGCGATCTCAGGCGAAGAATTTAATGTAACCGCAACTAGAGCACTAGGAATTTTATCAACAGACGGCCAATCAGTGCTAACTGCAGGAAACTTTCTTTCATCGACTGAAAATACAACCACAGCATACGGCAGTTTACAAATACAAGGCGGCCCAACTAATGTACCTTTAGTATTAGGCCCTAGTTTAAACAATAAAATTTCAGTAAATAGCCAATTATTTTCAATAGCGCCAAATGGAAATCAGGCTGTTAATCAAAATTTTGAAATTGCTACACAACCTACATCTGCAGTTACATCAACAAATTTCTTTATTGATGCTTCTAATCAGCGAGTAGGAATTAATACAAATTCACCGCAAATTGATTTTGATGTGGCTGGGGATGCACAGGTTCGCGGTAGTCTAACTGTATCTGAAGATACACATCTTACTGGAAAAGTTATTTTTGCTTCGACTAGTGTTCCGTCGACAGTTATCTCGGCAGGTGTTGCTGGACAAGTTGCATGGGACTCTAGTCACTTTTACGTATGCATTGCAGCTAATAGTTGGAAAAGATGTAATTTGTCTACATGGTAATTTGCAGACAAATTACATAATAAAGGAAATAACATGTCATATATAATTAATCATTTTTCTGGAAGCCAACTAGCTGTTGTTCCTGACGGTACAGTCGATCAATCGACATCTTTAAAGTTAATTGGTAAAAACTATGTCGGTTACGGGGAAGCTCAAAATGAAAATTTTGCATATCTCTTAGAAAATTTTGCTAGTCCGACTGCTCCATCGCGTCCAGTGCCTGGACAACTTTGGTTTAACAGCAATCTTAAAATCATTAGTGTTTACAACGGAACAGCGTGGAAACAAATTGGCCTTGCTGATATTGCAAGTGAACCGCCTGTTGGCGCTGCAAATGGACAATTTTGGTTTAACACATCTACTCAACAAACTTTTATTAAAGCCGGAGATTCGTATAATTTAATTGGTCCGGAAGTAGCTCCAGGATTTGGAATTACTAGAGCAGTATCGACAACTATTCGAGATACAGACAGTAATGTTAAGCCAATTATAAAGCTTCTTATTGATAATACAGTTATAGCCATCGTTTCTAAAACATCATTTACCATATTAAATGATGATTATATTTCTGGATTTAACTTATTAACTGCTGGTATAACATTATGCAATCAGTTTAACATTAAAGGAAATATAGAAGGTAATGCAGATTCGGCAACTAAATTAGCAACTGCACGTAACATTAACGGTGTTGCATTTGACGGAACAGCAAATATTGATATTACAGTATCAGGAAATTTACTGACTGGAAATACATTAGCATCGACAATTGTTAATTCAAATTTAACTAGTGTAGGTACACTCGCTAATCTAACAGTTACAAATACTATCGTTGGCAGTGTGAACGGTAATGCAGCAACAGCAACTAAGTTGGCTGCAACTAAAAATATTAACGGTGTAGCATTTGACGGCAGCGCCAATATCACAATTTTTGATTCAACCAAATTACCATTAACCGGCGGAGTACTGACGGGGGATCTTACATTGCGTGGTGATCCTATTGATAATAGTCATGCAGCAACTAAAAAATATGTAGATGACAGAGTTGGCTCAATAACTCTCGTCCCGCAAGGTCTAATAACTCTATGGCATGGAATATTAGGTAACATTCCAGCTGGTTGGGCAATATGTGATGGTACCCGTGGAACACCAGATTTACGCGATAGATTTATTATTGGAGCCGGCAATTTATATCCAGTTGGAAATACTGGCGGAACTAAAGATGCAGTTGTAGTAGATCATACACATACTGCAAGCTTTACTGGAACTCCACTACCAAATCATACACACGGTATTACCGATGCTGGACATGCCCATGCACAAGCTGGATATAATTTAAATAATGATCCTGCAGGCGCTCTTCCTTTTTATAATTGGGCGAATACTCATAAAGCAACCAATGTCACACAAACCGGTTCTGCTACAACCGGAATTACCGTAAATCCAATTACAGCAGGAACTCCGTCTGGATCAGTTACAGTTAACAATCCAGTTGGCGGAGTATCCGGAACCGATAAAAATTTACCTCCATATTATGCGCTTGCGTACATTATGAAGCTTTAAATCTTATAAATATAGAAGAACAAGGAACGAGCAAGATGCCATATACAATCAATCATTACGTTGGAAGTCAAATAGTTGTAGTTGCCGACGGTACAGTCGATCAATCAACATCGTTAAAGTTAGTTGGTAAAAACTACGCAGGTTACGGTGAAATTCAAAACGAAAACTTCGTATATCTCTTAGAAAATTTTGCTAGTCCTAGTCCAGGACCGTCGAATCCTATGCCAGGCCAATTATGGTTTGATACGGCAAACAATAAATTAAATTTTTATGATGTTAATAAACGCTGGAGAACTACAGGAGGATCTGCAACTAGTACCACGGCACCTACAGGACTAGTAACTGGAGATTTTTGGTTCGATACCTCTAACAATCAGTTGTATGTTTGGAATTCATCACCTTCGCCTGGAAAATTCATTCTAGTAGGACCAGAAGGAGTTCCTGGATCAGGAGTCACTCAGATGATTTCCGCCAGTGTTGTAGATACTAGTTCAACTTCTCATACTGTTATTAAAGCAGTCGTAAACGATCAAGTGGTGTTTATTGTTAATCAAGATTCTGCATTTACACTTAAGAGTGATGTTAACACTATAACAGGATTTTCGACTATACAGCAGGGTATTACTTTAGCTTATACAGATAATAATGCAGAGCCTGGCCAAACTACAAATAACTATCGATTCTGGGGAACAGCAAGTAATTCAGACTTATTAGGTGGATATAGTCCAACGGATTACGTATTATCAGCTCAGCCTACGTTTAATGCTCAAGTACATTTTACTAATGATGGATTTACAGTTGGAAATCCTGAACGTTTAACTGTTAATATTATAGGTGGAACACCTACTATTACAAATAGTCTAACAGATACTATTAATTTTAACACTTATACCACTCAACAAGTAACTCCATTAAAATTAGTAGGTACAACTATTCAACCAGGCGGTAATGCAAATGATATTGGTACAATTTCTAATCCCTGGAGAACTGTATATGCTACCGCTTTTAGTGGTGGTCCTGCAACTCAAGCAGATACTTTAAAAGTAGGAAGCAATTATGTTGCATCTTCTACTAGTGCTAATGCTAACACAATCGTTGCTAGAACTAACGGCACTCAAGTAATAAATGGTGTGTCATGTACGCCAGGATCTGTTGCAGCAACATACTTTATTGGCACAGCAACTGCCGCATTGTATGCTGACTTAGCAGAAAAGTATCTTGCAGATGCAGAATATCCGGTTGGTACAGTGATTGCAGTAGGCGGCGATGCAGAAGTTACTGCTGCAAATTTTGGAGATAATCCAATTGGCGTAGTAAGCGCAAGTCCTGCTTATTTGATGAACAGCGAATTAGAGGGTGGAACAGCCATTGCACTAAAGGGTCGAGTACCTGTTTTAATGACAGGACCAATTAATAAAGGCGAACAAGTTATTGCACACGATAACGGTATTGCTAGTTCGATATCAGAAGGGCCAAATGAAGCAGTATTTGCTATATCATTAGAATCTAACTATGAAACTGGAACCAGACTAGTGGAATGTGTGGTACTTTAATTTATAAATAGTTCAGATGATCGGATAGAATATGACACAGTACAGCGCAATACAAAGAACAGAGTACAACACAATTCAAGCACAAGTAGCTAAAGTGTTAGGATCAACATCTTCGCAAGTTACTTTTGGTGCAACAGATGACGATTATGGATATGGACAGACAGTTAGTAGTTCTCAAGTTCCGGCCAACACACTTATTACAGCAAAACAGTGGAATGATCTAACTAACGATGTACTGAGATGTTTGTGGCATCAGACTGCTATAGATAAGAGCGGAGTTTTTGTTAGTTCAGGTAGTGTCAATGGCGACCCTGTTACAAGCGGATATCCATATTATCAAACTGTAAATACCACTGCTACTGCTACAGCAGTTACTACAAACTATATTACAGTTGGAACGACAGTAAACATGCGTCAAGGGATGACAATTGTTTTTACAGGTACGAATTTTGGAAATTTAGTTTCTGGTTTTACTTACTATATTTTAACTGTTGTAAATAGCACACAAATCACAATTACAAATGCACCGTTATCGAATTCTTCTACAGCACTTGTACTAATAACAGCAACAGGATCCATGACTGTAGTAGCAGGCGGAACGCTGGGACAGTTTATTCTTGATGTAGACAGATCTAATTTATACGCATATACAATTAGCGGCAATGCTGCAAATATTAGTACAAACAGATTAGTTAAACCTAGTTCTGGTGTTGGAGTAACTTATCCTCAAGCATCGCTATATCAGTATGCAGTTAATAACCAATTACCTGCTGTACATATTGCACCTTTTACTGGGCAAATTGCACATACAATAACTGTTGCATTTGGTAGTCATGCCGCTGCTAGATATTTCTTTAACGCAGGCGGACGTATTATATTCAATGCATCTTGTTCAGGTTATACAATAGCAAATCCAGGTTATGCATTAGATGCCACTTGGACATCTATGTTTAATGCTATGGATACTTATTACTTTGCTGCTAGAACAACGGGAATTACAGGAACTGCTACGCCCGCAGGCGGAGGCGGTCCTGGTACAACATATTCTGCAGATAATTATGGATTTTATGGTTTAAGTACGAGTCCTGCAACCGTTTTTAGTTTATATGCACCTAGTAGTAGTGTATATCATGCTATTAATTATGATATTGATGCGTATTATGATCGTAATGGTAATTTATATTTTACTGTTCGATTCAATGATGCGTATACTGCAACCCCTCCCTGGGGTATTACAGAATCTACAGACGGAGTAATCACTAGTTTTATTAGTGCATATTATCCTAACGGACTAGATGCAAACGGAAATACTACTGTAACGCTACCATATCCATCGGCAAGTTCTACCCAACTAGCTTAATCACTTTAAGTCTTCCTTTAAAAAACAACAGATAACTAAAGTAACGTAACACATTACTGAGGTTATCTATGGATGAACGTATTGAAAAAGCATTTGCAGTAGCCAATTATATGGCTACTTTGTCAAATCAGAGAAGATTAATATCAGAAGAGTTTAATCAAAAACTAATTTATTATACTAATGGTGGAACTTTTAAGATCACACCGGAATTAATAAATTTTACGAAAACTATTATCGATTCTGGTTATACAGATCAAGTTCCTTTTCTAGATTCTAATAATTTCCCTGTTGTAATCGATAATGTAACTGACTTTTTTGATAGTATCTTGTCTTCATATATGGAATCGTTAAACGAGTATTCTGTTAAATTTTCAGATATAAAATCAAAAAGAAAAATTAAGGATATTGTAGATCTATGACAAAAGGCTGTGTAATTTTTGCACAAAACAATTCTGAAATAGATTACATTAAACTAGCAGTGTATGCAGCTGATCGTGTAATTAAATTTTTAGAAATCCCTGTTAGTATTGTAACCGATAATAAAAACTGGTTAATTGATAATTATCCTGATCATCGGTTCGATCAGATCATTGAAATAACTAATGAGGCTGCTGATAAAAAGAATTTTTACGATGGATCATTGAATTATAAAACAGTTGATTGGAAAAACGCAACTAGATCTAGAGTATTCGAACTCACACCTTATGATAAGACTCTAGTTATAGATAGTGATTATATAATTAGTTCTAAAAATTTAAAAATTGCATTTGAAAATGATTATGATTTTCAAATTTTTAGAAATAGTTTTGATATAGTAGGTTGGCGAAAGTTAAATGAATTTAACAGAATTAATCAATACTCTGTACCCTTTTATTGGGCAACTGTATTTGTTTTTGAAAAAAATATTGTAACAGAATCCTTTTTTGACTTAGTTACTTACATAAAGCACAATTGGAAATATTTTAGAGTCTTATATAATGTAGATACTGCTACTTATAGAAATGATATTTCTTTTAGTATTGCTATCAACATAATGAATGGTAAAACAAACGGCGAATTCGCAATAGATCTTCCAGGAAAGAAGTTTTATACTATTGATAGAGATGTGTTAATTAGCATTGATAATACTCAATTAAAGTTTTTAATTGAAAAAGAGCGATCAAGGGGCGAATATTTACTAGCTAGTATTGCTGATGTCGATGTGCATGTTATGAATAAATTCAGTTTATCAAGAGTAATCGACGGAGAAAAGATTGTCTAAAGGATTTTTAGTAATCGCTCAAAATAATGCAGATACTGACTATGTAAAGCAGGCCTATGCATTAGCATTAAGCATACGATATAGTCAAATCAATATTAAATCTGTATCTGTAATTACTAATGATATAGTACCTGACAAATATAAAACAGTCTTTGATAACATAATTCCAATTCCATTTAATGATGATGCATTAAATGCAGGGTGGAAAGTAGAAAATCGTTGGAAGTTGTTTCATGCTTCACCGTACGATGAAACAATTGTGTTAGACACTGACATGTTAGTATTGGAAGATCTTTCTGCTTGGTGGAATTATTGTCAAAGTTATGATTTGCGATTCTGTTCAAGAGTTATTAACTATAAAAAAGAAGTTATCGATAAAGACATTTATCATAGACAAACATTTATACAAAATCAACTGTCAAATCCTTATTTTGCACTACATTATTTTAAGAAATCTGATTTAGCCTATGAATTTTATAAAGTCTTAGAATTTGTCTGTAATAATTGGGAATGGTGCTGGACTACCTTTGCACCAGAATACTATCAAAAATGGTTAAGTATGGACTTAGCCGCCGCAGTTGCAATTGAAATAATGGGATGCCATGATCAAGTATTTGATCAAGCAGGGCCTCTTGAATTTATACACATGAAAGCTGCACTTCAAAATTGGTTTCCTCGACAGATTAGTTGGCAAGATACGGTGCCATTTGTTCTAAACACTAAAGGGGATCTAATAGTAGGTAATATGAAACAAAGCAAATTATTTCATTATGTTGAAAAAGATTTTTTAACAGATAATGTTTTACAAAGATTAGAATGGTTGAGTCATGGGACGACGTAAAAAGCCAGTTAAATTTAAAATTCAATTTTATATCTATTATGATAAAAAGACGGGCGATGTTTATCATGTAACTCATACTCGACCCGGCGATGAAGAATCTGCATTAGAAATTTCACTTGACGATGCAAATCGATTTTTAAGCGGTGAATATAGATTCTCTGACTATAGTGTAGGATATAATCGCACAGCTGACAATAAAATAGTTTTAGGATTGATTAAAAAGTTAGATCAGGGATATTTGCTTCGAAATAATTTGCATGAATGGATTATAGAAAATGATATTTTAAATCCTGATTGTTTAGTAGAATGGAATTATACGGATAAGTCTTGGTATTTTAGCCTTTCTGAAGATTGTAAATTAGAATTAGCTAATGTACTAATAGTTTCTAAATTAGTATTTTTTGTAACGTTAGAAACAGATTTTGACTTTTTAGTTAGAACAATTGTTGTGGACACAAATGAAGCAATGACAAAACAGTTTGTTCAAGTGCCGTTTGAAACAAATTTAGAGATAAAAATTGATAAAATATCAATTTCCTCCTCCATTGTTTTTAAATCATATAAGTTGAAAGTTATAAATGAGTAAAATTAAAGTTATTGAACAGGATATCATCTTTCTTAGTTATGATGAACCGAATGCAGAAAAACACTATGCCGATTTGCTTACTAAAGCACCGTGGGCTAAACGTGTTCATGGAATCGAAGGTAGTGATGCTGCACATAAAGCCTGTGCAGCATTAAGTGATACTGAATATTTTGTTACTGTTGATGCAGATAACATCATCGATCCAAGTTTTTTAGAAGTTGAGATTGATTTAGAAAAGTTAGGATTAACGGGCGATCATGTTTTCAGCTGGTGCGGTCGTGTTTTTGTAAATGAACTTATGTACGGCAATGGCGGACTCAAGATGTGGACACGAGAGTTTGTTAATAATATGCGCACACATGAAAATTCAGATCCTAATGATACTAAAGGTCGTGTTGAATTTTGTTTTGATGATAGATATTATCAGTTTAATGAGAACTATTCCACCAGCTATACTAATGCAACCGCCTTTCAAGCATGGAGAGCAGGCTTTAGAGAAGGTGTAAAAATGAGTTTAGACCAAGGATCTAAGGTACCTGATATTAAAAAGATATGGTGGCAAAATTATCAACGGTTGCTTGTTTGGTGTAGCGTGGGCAGAGATGTTCAAAATGGATTGTGGTCAATTTATGGAGCCAGGGAAGGTGCTTATTTGACTAATTGTACCGAATGGGATTATTCAAATGTTCGTGACTTTAAATGGCTTACGGATCAATGGAATATTAAGTATAGTCATCTTGAATTTGGAGAATTAGTAGATGAAGTTTCTCGTCTTGGATACAAGCTTAGAAATGAATGTGGATTAGAAGTTGCTGAACTCAATGAGGATTCAAATAAATTTTTTAGAAAAGTATACCATAACACTCCGAGGATAGTTCGTCGTGTATGATATAGTTTTTATTAGCTACAATGAATCAAATGCAGATGAAAATTTTAAAACTCTACAAAAGCGATTTCCTTTAGTAAAACGTGTACATGGTATAAAAGGAATCCATCAAGCACATATTGCAGCAGCACGTAAAAGTTTTACCAAGATGTTTTGGGTAGTTGACGGTGATGCACAAGTTCTTAACACATTTAATTTTGATTATATTGTTCCAGAATATGAATTAGACCATGTATTTGTTTGGCGAAGTCGTAATCCAGTTAATGATTTGGAGTATGGCTACGGTGGAGTAAAATTGTTGCCAAAAAAACTAGTAGTAGGATTAGATACTAGCACTATAGATATGGCTACATCAATTAGTAAGAATTTTAAAGCAATGTCAGAAGTTAGTAATATTACAGCATTTAATACAGATTCATTTAGTTCCTGGCGTAGTGCGTTTCGAGAATGTTGTAAACTAGCTGTTACTAACAATGAAGAATCTTTATCTAGATTAGAGAGATGGTGTATTTTAAATAATGCTGCAGCTTATGGGTTTCATGCTTACATAGGAGCATTAGCAGGCAGAAATTATGGAGAAAAAAATGCCTCCGATAAAGAGGCACTTTCTTTAATTAATAACTTCGAATGGTTACATAGTCAATTTACGATTCAATCAGAGATGCTGTCAACGGAAAAATCTTAGTAATAGCTTCAGCACACGCCTTTGCAACTTCTTGATGTTCCTTTTGTGTTCCGTTAGCACTACGTAACTCAATAAAATGTATCCAGCTACGTAAGGTCCCATTCATGTATAATTTACTTTCAATAAAACCTTCTGGTAACACAGCTCTAGCTTGTTCCTTAGCAATACCTGCAGCAATTGCATCATCGTATGCCCTACGTGCAGTCTCAATAACTCGATTTTGAATTTGCTCCCACTGATAAGCAATAAATCTATGTTGATCATTAGCAGGATCTAATTCTATGCTATTTTGCCTGTTCTTTTCATCTTGTAATCGAGCTTCGCGTGTTACAAAATTTAAGTCTTTAGTTGGATCTGCATAGCGTTGACTAAATTCTTGAAAACTAAAACTTCGATGACGTAAAATCTGTCTAGCAATATCTCTAGTAGTGGTAATTTCTATACAAGCTGATACCATTTCTAAAGGGCTCCAGTGTGCATGTTTAATCAAATATCTGATTAATTTTTCCGAAGTCTCTGTATTGAATTGATTCGATGGATTACTTACTCTTGCGCAGAATGCAATTAATTCCTGCGCATCATAAATTCCTTGATTCTGATATTCAGTAGTAGGTGCAGAATAAGATACTAAATTTACTTTCATAATTTACGTTTTTTTAAGAATTTACTTGTGCCATCTTCTACATGTTTCTTTAAAAGAACCATGTCTAATTTAAAATCAATATTATCAATTTTAGGTTCGTATGTACTGCACAGGTCAGACAAGGATTTTTCAAAGGCAACCCAACCTTCTTTCTTGGTCTGTGCAGATATTTTTATTTCCCAAGTTTTGCCATCTTTAAAGTTCACTAAAACAGAATGTAGATACCTAATAGGCATCACATTCAGCTGAATATCGCTGAATATTTCTGGCCAATGTGCAATGACTTCCTTGGGAAGGATTCTTCCCGATTTAGCCACTATAAAGACTATGCTTTCTTTTTAATAGGAACTAAGTCTTCAGCCATACGTCGATATTGTGCTGCTTGTTTTGCTAACTTATCTGCCTGACTGCGATAAAATTTAGCAGCAACATCGGGACTAGCATTAGGTCCTGGTTCCACTATTTCAGATTCGTCTGAATTTATACTTGCTGATGTTGTCCTGGTAACATCGTTTTGCACTAGCTTGTTAGCAGCTTCTGCAACACTTGGTTCACCGAGATCGCGTGTTCTTGGTACATCTTTTACAGCAGGTTTAATAGACAAATCATCAATAGCTATACCTCGTTGTTCTGCAATAATCTGATTTAATTCAGATAGTAGAACAGCCGCACCTGGTGCAGGAATCATCTCTACATCACTAGTTGAAATTTTAATAAACTTACCTAATCGATGCAACGCATGCAGCATATTATAACCATCTGGTGTTTGCACACGATCCATTGCTTCTGCAAATTCGTATGCTTCCTGTCCAGCAGCACTTTCAACTGCTCCGATTAGTGCAGTGTGGTAGCTGTCAGTTAACCCTTCTGTTGGGATAACCAAAGCTGAGTATGCATCACCAGGCAGTGTTCTATAAGCAACAACCACACGCTTTCCAGTAGATTTAATACGACCTACGTGTTTTAAGTTAGCCATGGAATTTTCCTTATTATTGGGCTGGTGTTTGTGCAGCGGCAGATTGTTTTGCTACTGAATCTAAGAATGATTCTAATTTGGTATAAGTTTGTCCAACAGCCATCATTTCGTTTGGTTTAAAGGCACCTCTTGAACTGGCGATATCGATGATAGTTTTCATCGCATTCAAATCATTAATAGTTAGCTCATTTGAAGCAGGTTGTGCAGGTGCAGCAGGTTGCTCATTTGTTGGATTTTCTGTTTGTACAGAGTCGGTCATGTTTGTTCTCCTTGTAATTAGTAGTTAATCGCTGTAGGCAATCGACATATTAATTATCTTATATTGATATAAGGACAGGCAATTGTGAAGAAACTAAGTTCTTTTTCGGATTCAAAACCGACTTTTGTTGTGTATACAATGACGTTATTATTATCTAATGATAAGTGTCGTCCAATGTAGTATCTGTTGTTTAAGTTTTCATAGATCCAGTTATTCAACTGGTCCATATATAAAGGGGAAGATCTTTCCAATATAATGTATTTGAAATGCGGAGCGCCAAATGAGACTCTCCGCAAATCAAAATAATTAAGTGGATTTGGCTTTCCGTGTTTAAGTGCCATTATGCAAATTCTTCGTGTTTTGAATAGTATGCATATTCACCAAAGGGCGGAACAATTTTATCGTTGCCATGAATAATAAACAAGGTATCGCAGTATAGTTCGTCACCCCAGCTACCCCAGGGATAACCGTCTGTAAACATGATAAATTTCTTAGGAGTAATATTGTGCTCTTTCATGTAATCCCAGTTTACATCAAACTCAGTACCGCCACCGCCCATTGCTTCGTAATTATCGAATTCATCTGCATTGTAGCTGTTAAAATCTGCAACATTGTAAACTTGTGTATCAAAGCACCATAGTTTTAAATTAAAATCTCTATATTCTTGCATGATACCTTTGATTTCGCTAATAAAATCTCTAGCTTGTTCGTCGCCAATAGATCCAGACATGTCTAGTCCAACGCAGATATCGATTGTTTCTTGAAACTGTTGTCCTGGTAATACGGCATTCATATGCCAACCTTTACGATTAGGACGCATGAAGGTATAATCATTTTTAATAGTACTTTGAATTTGTTGACGAATCAATTGACGCCAATTCATCTTCGGTTCAGTCATGTCTTTGATCATACGTGCTACGCTAGCAGGAACATTGCCTGCACCTGCAGCCTGTGCTGCCTGCATTGTGGCATCACGTATTTCGTCGCGTATTTGTTTAAGTTCTTCTTTAGTGTATGAAGGACGTTTTTGATCGCCGTTTTCACCCCAATCGATATGTTCGTCGATTAATTGTCCAAGCGCATCAAGTTGTTGGTTTTCCATATCCTCGAATATATCGTCGTATACTTGCTCTGCACCCCAGCCATAATACTTAGGATTATGAAACATCTTAATTTCTGGAATAGTATCGCCGATCTTATCTCGAACTAATTGACCGTTGACGCAATAATCTGCAGCAACGTTAAAGATTTTTGGATCACGACCTTCTCTACGACTCATATGATCAAAAATATTGTGCATAATTTCATGCGCAATAACAAACTCAATTTGCTTAGTTGTAAGTTTTTCAAAAAATGGACGACTAAAATAAATTGCTCGACCGTCTGTTGCAGCGGTACTAAGCCAGTCGCTGCCTTCTACGATTTTTAAACGAGTAGCCATGTTACCAAAGAACGGATGACGTAGTAATAGTCCTACGCGAGCTACGATAATTTTATCAATAATTGGATCTGCATGAGCCATAATTTTTCCTAAGTAACAATATGTATATAGTATAACACCGCCCGGGGGCGGTGTCAATTTGCTTATAATCTAAATTACTTCTCAGTTGCCTGTGCAATATACTTGCCAAATTTAGCATGGAAGTCATCGAAGCATTTGATCTCATCTGGATCTAATGGCAGCTTGTAAGTGCTTAGAGCAAGTTTTGTGCCCATAATAACAAGTTCGGTTTCGAAGTTATCCATAATAAACTGGAAGAAATTATTTACTTGGTCGTTCCAGTTTTTAGCACCTTTGTCGCAGGCTTCTTTAAGTTCGTAGCACAGAGATACAGTTAATGAATACATTGCTGAAATTTCTTTATTGTCCATTTTCTTAACTTTACCGTTAAGAATATCTGTTGGATCGGGCATTTTACTAGCATGTTTACGATGTGCCATAAACTTAATAGCAAGACCTTCGCCGATAGAACCTGATGTAAGATCAGTTAATGTACTCTCGTCGGTGTCGTCATCAATAAGAAGTTCACTTACAAAACTCCAAGTACGCGGTGTTGCAAACGCACGGCTGTTAGATTTAGGATCAAAATCATAAAGATCTTTTTTGCTAAAAGTAAGATAGCCAACAACGTCTTTATGGATTTTGTTAAGTACCGCCCACTCTTGCCAATCTTCCCAATCAACCTGCATTTCTAAATGCAAGAAACGATTTGCTAATGGTGCTGGCATACGATAGCTTACACCTTTGTCAGTTTCACGATTGCCTGCAGCAACCATTACAACATTGTCAGGTAACTCATATGTGCCAACACGACGATTAAGTACTAATTGATATGCAGCAGCTTGTACACTAGGTGCTGCAGCATTCATTTCGTCCATGAACAAAATAATCTGTTTATGTTTTTTTGCTTCCTCTTTACTAGGAAGTTCGCTAGGAGGAGCCCAACGCATAGTGCCGTCGTTGCTATCAAAATATGGAATACCTTTAATATCAGTAGGTTCCCACAAACTTAAACGAACATCGATAACATGGGCTTCTAGTTCTTCGCCTAGTTGCTTGATGATATCGGATTTACCAATACCTGGAGGACCCCATAAGAAAACTGGACGCTTGCTTTTAAATGATTTGCGCAAAGATTTTTTTGCACTCTTAGGGCCGACTAGGCGACTATAAACTTCACTCATTTTTTTTCCTTGAAAACGTTAATAAAGTGTAGTTAAAATATTTTTTAACAGTCCTTATTATATGATAAAACGAAAGAACTGTCAAACAGTTTTTTAATTACTTTGTTCTTTTTCGCGCTCGTTAATAGCTTTGACAAGACCGTATTTTCTAATGTCGTCCGAAAACAACATTAATTCAAAACTTTTCTTTTCTGAAAATACAGTTATACTATGATTAGTAAGATAATAAGGGCAATCAATATATCTTTCTAAGAATATAATAGTTTGAGGACTTAATTCAATCGGTTCGGTAAAAGGTATTTCATAAGACTGTAGTTCTAACGTATCTGATAAAAATTCAAGACCTTCGTCGGAAAGTCTAAATGCTGTTGGTTTATTAACACGATTAGATTGCCACCATTTTCTCCCATACATACTAACATTTGCTTCATCTGTGCTTTTACCCCATTGACAAAGAAATATTTTTGTATAGGCAGTCCGTGATATCATTTTACAACAGTACCGGATGTTAATTTAATAACTTGGAAGTCATCTGTATTAAATGTTTGATTTAACTTTTTTGCAAGATTACGAGCATGACCTGGATTACTAAAACTTACTTTTTTATATTTTGGTCCAGGGTAGCTAGTAATACTGTTAAATGATTTTAAGTTAAAAGGAGCACCCTTGTAAAAGACAGCCCAAATCGCTTCGGCTTCTAATACTTGTTCTGCTTTATATGTTTTTTTATTAGTGTATTCTAACAACACTTTGGGTTTTGGCCGGGACATATACGTCTCCAATAAGTACGTATATATTTATCCTCTATTTACTAGGCCCGAACCCACCTCCATCTAAGTTAACAGTTATAACTTCTTCTGTTTGACTGTTTTTTAATACAGTATAAATTTCTTCCCAGTTTCTATTACAATTATCTAACACATCTGTTAGTGCTAATACAAGTAATCTAGCCTGCTGGATTCCTATCTTAATTTCTTTAGCTTGACTTAATTCAGCACTTTTTACCTGTTGTATAAACTGTTGTATAGGACTTGTGTTAATCGATGTTGTCATTAGATATTTCCGTTTTTTTCATTTCTGATTTATCTTTGAAAGGTCCTTTATACGGATTTCTTTCTAAGGTTATTAGTTTTGGACAAAATCCTTTAACCCAACCTTTGTTAAATTTAATTGCATAATATCCTGCACAATATAAGCTCTTTGATTGTTTACTTTTTGTAAACAATGGAAGTTTACGTTTTACATCATATATAGGATTATATGGAATACTTGATGTTGGATATCCGTAGCATTCGTTAGGTTCTGTTGTAGTAACCTTAATCTTATCATTTGTTAAGAAGAAATCACTTCCGAATTGTTTTGTTAATTGATCTTTACGATCAAAAATTATTTCTCCATTGCTGTTACTTAATAAAAATTTATTATTTTCTTTTTTATGTAATGTTGCTACTTTTGTACCATCTTTTTCAACAATCCAAAATTTTCCTTCGATAATAGGTTTTGCATGTATCTCTGTCATACTGTATTCCTTTTAGTTGTTTGGATCGTGCGCAATTCCACGCCAATGTTTTATTTTTATTTCATCTGTTTCCGGCCCATCATCTCCCCAAACCGGAATCCATCTTGATCCTGTCCACCGCGCCGTTGTAGGGTAGGTATTTGGCCATTCGTTCTTTTTACCTGTATCTACATCATAGATACCTTCGTACACTGGATTGACTTTCTTTGGAAACCAGTTGGTCATTTCGTAAGTGCAATCATCTGAGTTGCGATATCGTTCCCACTTACCATCTTTTAACGATCCTGCAACATAGAAACCAAAGTCTGAACTCTTGCCAGTAGTATCACCGCCCCAGTTATCTATATCTACTCCATCATAACTTGCTCTATTAATAATTTCGCTACCATCGATGTCTTCAATATGCAAGGTTAATTTTGTAATGTCAAACGGTGCTGTAAGTTCAATCTCGCCTTCGAAGAATGTACCTTTCTCATTGCTATTTCCGATAAACACTACAGTTCCTGCAGGTTGATCGTCGATAAAAGCTTCGTCACTGTATTCTAATTCAGGACTGTCGTCGAAGCCGTTGCAATCGTCGAGACTTTTCTGAAGTACTTCGTCTCCGTTTTCATCTTCGATTTGCAAAGTTCCACTATTACGCTCGACACCATTAGTGTGTGCTATGTTGTCGCACTCATACCAAGCACCTGGAGGAAATGGCCACATATCTTCGGGAATGTCATGTTCTTCGGCATATTCACTAAGCCAGGCAAAGTCACTAAGATCTAGTCTACGCTGTTTAAAGTAATCGTAAATTTTACGATCTACTGTGCCCATTGCAGTTTCTCCACCGTAACCCCATAATGAAATTTTATAAGTTCGAGGAGTGAATTTAAGTATTTCGATTAGTTTATCTTTTTCTTCTTTAGTTGCCATTATTTTATTTCCTTTCCTGGATACTTAGCTTGAAACGGCTCAGCATAATGTTGTATATTTTCTGCAATCTTTTTCATATCCCATGCATTACAGAATTTAAGCATACGAATTCCCACTTGCGATACATCTTTAGGAACCGAATGCGTATTAACGGTTTCGTTAATAATGCTACGTATTTCATCAGGTTGATATGATAAGTCAATTAGTCGACGATTGCGTTCGTAATCGTCCATTACTCGATGTTCGACACCGTTGTGATCTACCCAACGCTGTAGCATAAGATTATTCCAATTGTATCCTTTTGATGTACGATCCTCAAATGCTTCAGTTAGCCCTACTTTATTTTTAGAACCTTTAGTTCTTACACCAGGATATGCGCTGAATACATTATCAGTAGTATCTCCTCGCATACATTTTTCAAACAATAACCATTGAGGATTTGGAGGATCTTTTTCTTTATCTGTTTTTTTATCTTTAACAGGCTTGCCTTTAACATCGAAGTATCCTTCGTGTGTTGTTAAGACTTCGCTAATGCCGTTATATTGTTTTACATTAGGTGCAATTAGTTGAGCAAAATCGCTATCTGAACTAATAATTACATGATCATCATTGGGATGATTTTGTATAAATCCTGCAATTAAGTCATCTGCTTCAAGTTGCGGATTTTGCATTACTGTACAATTTGTTTTTTCGCTAATAAAGTTTTTAAATTCGTCAAATGCTTCCCAGAACAATTTATCTTCTTCTTGTTCTTTAGAAGTCATTGCATCTCGTGTTTCTTGCCTGTTTCGCTTATACGGCTCGTAGAAGCTCTTACGCCAGCTGCGTCCTTCTAAACAGAAAACAACATGATCTCCTTGGAAATCCTGCCATGCTTTTTTAATACTATTAAATGTAATGTGAAAGGCCATGCCGAGTTTAATATCAGCATCGCCTTGGATAGCGTGTCTAGCACGAAAGAATGTATTGGCTGTATCAACCAAAATATAAGTCATAAGTAGTATTCCATGTCAGCTGCGAAAATAAAACGATATTCACTAGAATCAGTAATACCAGGTCTATGCCATAGTTTACCTGGATATACGTTCCAAGTCAATTGATTTGGTTTAAGAAAGAAAATATCATTTTTAACAGGCCAATCTAGGCAAAACTCTGTACCAGTTAAATCTGGATTGGATACATCTGTTGGTATGTGTACATACCAAATTCCGCTTATAGTGGAAGTAGTTCCGCTATTGTCGCTAACATGATGATTGTGCCAAAGATTGTCTCGATCCTCGGGATGATCTGCACTGGTCATAAAAACCCAGCTCATTATATTTTTAATTCGAACTTCTCTATCTAAGAACATAAAACAGCTATAGATAAAACTTTGACGCATTTTTAACCATATTGGTTCTGGTCTAGCAAACAAGTTTTCTTTAGTTTGAAATTTGGGACTGTTTTGAAAGTAGTTACCAGAATCGATTATTGATCGAGAGATAGCTTTTATTTGTTCGTTATCATTGTTGTTTATTAGAGAACTAAAGTTATATTGATCAATATAGTCACTTGAGTCTACAATTTTATGCATTAAGAAATCTCGGATTGATTTTTATTAATTCTGTTTACATTAATATATCCGGAAGCTCTGCTAACATCTTGATTTTCTTCTGCCAACA